CACCGAATTTGAAAGAAAGGTTTTAGAGAATGAAATACTGATTACAAAATTTGAGATAGATACATATATGACCCGAATCAAATTTGACATAGATAGAAAACTTCAACAGATGAAAAACGAAAGTGATATCTATGCTCAAAATCTTAAGCACCAAAATGAGTTAAAAACACAAAAGATAAAAACTGATAACGATAAAACTAGGTTTAATGCTGAATTAGTATTAAGAGCTATACCTGTTATCTTAACAGTGGTTAAACTTTATATATAGGAGACAACATGAACGATGTACTAGCGCGAGTACTTGACAACAACACACCTAAGTTCAATAAGAATGTAACAGAAGGAGCTGCTAAGAAAATACTTAAAACAGCACCAGAGTATCTTGATGAGATAATAACTACTTCTGTTAATAACATGCAACACACAGGTTTAGAATACCATGGTTGGCGTAAACTAACACCTAAAGAAGAGTTCGATAAACTCTTTACTTCTCCTGATAAGAAAACGTTATATGATTTAGCAGTAAGTGATCTCTACATGATAGAGTTGCGTTTCGTATATAGAGGAACGCCTATACCTAGATTTGTGTATTTACCATATGCTGATAGAGGTAACTTAATCAAAATATCAGATACTATTTATAACATAGTACCTATATTATCAGATACAGTTATCTCTCCTAGTAATAAAGAAATCTTTGTAAGGTTACTTAAGGATAAGTTAACGTTCAGTAGATACCAGAGAAACTTTATCATAGACGGAGAGAAAAGAGACGGACAAGTTATCTATAGTAACACATATAGACTAGCCGGTAGAAAGATACAAGATAATTTAGGTTTAGCATATCCTGCTGTTAGTTTATATCTATTAGGCATGTATGGGTTCAAAAAGAGTTTAGAGAAATATGCTAATGTCAAGAATGTTAAAGTGACTCTAGATAATGTAGATCATTACAGAGACATGTACCATGTTTATGAAAGTACTAAACTTAAACCTAGAAATAGTAAAGAGACGTATTATGTAGGTCATGATTTAAAGATACTTATTCCTAAAGATGAAGTAAACGAAAGCAATAAATCATTTTTAGATAACTTCATATTTGGTATCATATATACTTTTGATGTAATGCCTGATATTGTTAATGACTTCATAACACTGTTAGATAACCATGATGTTAAAGACGAAGTAATCTATTGGCGTATTGTATTAGGTAAAGTTATATTCAGAAATGGATATAGTATTGACAAGATTATGTCTGAAATGACTAATCATTTTGGTACATTACAAAACTATATGGATAACTTGATTATTCGTAAGTTAAAAGAGATAGGTGTAGATGTTAAAACCGTATTTGATTTAATGGCAGTCATATTGAGTAGATTCAATACTTGGTTAATCAACAGTAAAGAGTATAATAGTGATATTAGCAATAGATATGTGGATATTCTTTACTATATCCTATATGATATCATTTATGGTATTAATAAATCATTATTTGATATCAATAAGAAATTCAATAAGAAAGTTCTTAGTGAAAAAGAAATAGTATCTGTATTCGCTAATAGTTTAACTGCTAAAAGAATATATGGCATAGTAAAGAGTTCCGCTATGAACTTGACTATGAATATGGCTGATACACCTACTGACATTATGTACCCTAAAATCACAAGTATCTTTAAAGATCGAATGGTCTATTCTATCTAGTAATAGGTAGAAATGTATTTATTTAATTGCGGGAACCCCTGTTAAAAGTTATAGATACCACTTACAGCTGGAAACAGACTGTAATACTACACCCAGTAATGGAAGTGTGTAGCATGGTAATCCGTACGGAAGTATCCGTAGGAATACTGAGGTAAAAACTCTATAACCTGGGCGGAACCGACGCAGCGAAGCACCTTAAACAGCGAGAGCTATCCTATATGGAGTGTGTGAGTTCAACGACTATCCCTTATGGGAGTAGGGCCTAAGCAGGTGGGTGAGAATCCCTTAAATCGAAACAGTAAACATCCTACTAGTTCAAATATATGAACTAGGGATGAAGATATAGTCTCAACGGACAATAGTCCCTTCTACAGAAATACTGTAGTCGTTAACTGTAATGGTTAAGCAGTCTGTGAAATACAGACGGGTATGTAGTAGCGATACATACTGAAGATTTTGCAATCGCAAGGCGACGGTGTAAAAGTTGGTCGAAAGAGCCAATTTCCAGAATCAACTAGAACTTTAAGAGGACATGACTTATGGTTAGGTTCATTATTGTTCTTAAGTAAAACAGCTCCATCACCTAGATTTAGAGCTAACCTGTTTATGGATTATGATTTACATACAGGTAAATTAAAAATCGATGATAAAATGAAAGATACCATTAAACTACTAGATAGTATGTTACTTGGTAAAGCAAAAGAAAACAAAAAGATACTAGATTCAGAACATGTTGTAACATTAGACAGTATCGAATAAGGAGAAACAATGAGCATAGCAGTTGCTAAAAGCATTAAGACTAATTTACCTAATGAGTATTTAGTCTTAGCCATTAAGGATAATAGATTTATCCTTATTACAAAAGAAGAACACGAGGATAGTACATCTATTACGAATAGTGTTGTACTTAATAGTATAGCATCATATGAAGGTTTACTCAAAATCAATAAGTTAGAGTTTAAGTTAAGACAAGAAATACTTATTGATATTGAAGTAACTATGTATAAAAATAAATGTACTATTACTGCTAACACTAATGAAGGTAAAATAGTTTTAGATGTAAAGTTAAAACAAGTAGAGAAATATAAAGGTAAGTTAATTACTATACCTGTAATAGTGGAATAAATAATGAGGAGTAAACAATGGTTAAGTTAAAAGATTTAAGTGCTGAGTATCTAGAAGAACGCATCAATTACAAAGGTAATGATAACTTGATAGCACGTATCGAAGAAGGTGAGTATTTTAAACCTGACATATTAAGTGTTAAAGTAGGTGATGTCGAAATATCACATAGTGCGAATGATAATGTATTCGTAAACAGTATCAAGCATATTTTAGAATATTCTAAAAAATTAGATGTAGATGAGTATTTAGAAATATTGAGAATAGTATATGGTATCTTTAACGAAGTGTTAGAAGATGAAATAACATTTCTAGATAAAGAAGATAGAGAACAAATTAATATGTTGTATCCTAATATTAGTTACATTGGTAAAGTATTGTCTACCATCAAAGAGAATGCTGCTACTAATAATGACAAATGTCTTATGGGTACTATAAATACCGGAACTATAGATGCCACAAAAACGATATTAGAAAAACTCAATTATAGTTATGAAGTAAACGACGAGAACGGATTGTTAATCTACTTTTCAAAATAATATAGACATATATTATTAAAATAGAGTACACTATGTACTTGCGCAAATACATAAACAGAAGGAAGCAACATGAGTAACAACTATGGTTATGGCCAACAACCACAGTATCAACCTAATGTACAACCAGTACAACAAGGTTATCCACAACAACCAGTATATCAGCAACCAGTACAACAGCCGATGTACCAACAACCGGTATACCAACCAACACAACAAGATATCGCTATGCAACAGCGTCAAATCCTACAACAACGACAACAAGCACTACAACAGCAACGCATGCAACAACAGCAAGTGTATGGACAACAACCATATGGTCAGCCTATGCAACAACCATATCAACCACAACCACAAGGGTTTCAACCTGCACCTACATACGGTATGCAGCAAGCACCACAACAACATAAAGCTAGCACATACAGTAGTCGTTATAGTGTTGATAATGATGCTTATGACACCGATGTTACTCCTAAACAACAAGAGGAAGTAGTTGTTCCTGTAGAAACTATTGAAAAAGAGACTATTAAGTCGATACCATATCCTGGACATGAACACAAATTCATTACAGATGATAGTGTAGAAACAGTAATAGATACTGATGACAGACATTTTAAATACTCTTTTAAGGTAAGCAACATGAAGAACCCTCCTCGTATACAAACAAATAAAGTAACATCCATACCTGTTGTAACTGACGTGATAGAAGGAAATAAAAAATTCCATCTTTCAAGTGTAGTTAGAAAACTTAAGTTAGAATCGTACGAAACTAACAATGCAATTACATATACTAAAACAGTAGCTGCTCGTGACGTTATTACAAGTAAAGAAATAGATGACAATGTTTATGCTGATTTAGTAAGAAGCACTTACCGTAAACAAGACTTAGAATCATTAGCTAAGCGTTTAGGTAGACTTATCGAAGAAGAAGAAATTAAGAAAGATGGTATGTTTCGTAGTGATGACATTGACGATAAACATATCTCTATCTTAACTAACCATGAGTTAAAACATAATCTATATTGTCGTATAGATGAGTTCTTAACAGATAAGTTTAACTACTATATAGTGGCTGCTACTGGGTTAAAGCTAAACATAGATAGTTATATGGAAGACTTTGATATTCTTGTCAATAACTATATTCCTAAAACTTATCCATTAAGATCCGAAGATCTTATTTTAGCATGTAATAAGTTCCACGATATCTTAATGCTGGACATTAAGAATAAGTTACCTAAAGTAGAAGAAGATACTAAAGTAGCTAAGACTATTAGACTTCCTGAAAATGTTATCATTGCTTATAGTAAGAGTAAAATCATTAACTATAAGTTAGAAACTATGGAAGACAACAGTATGGCTGTTAATGAAGTATCACATACTGCTATGTATCGAGCATTACTAGATGTTGTCGGTGGAAGAGATGTAACTCAACCATTACAGTATATGGTATTGTGTACAGATACAGATACTTATTATGTATACTATAACCCAGATAGTGACAAGTTTGTAATCGTAAAACTATAGTAGCTAATAAGCTACTATAGTCATTAATTTTTTTTTTTTAGTTTTTCTATGCATATAACAAAATTAAGGACACGAAATGAAAATGAAGTTATTTGACTTATCTAGAGAAGATGAGAATTTAGAACCAAAGTTATCTTTAGAAGATATCGATAGTAAGGATTTAATCGATATTGCATTAGAAAATATTAACGATGAATCTAATACTGAAAAACTTATGTCTAAATTAGATATGTATGCTGTTACTCCTATGTATCGTTATGCTAATACTGTTATGACTAACATCATGCTAGATAACATTATTACATATATGAAAACAGTTAATGGTATCATAGGATTAAATCACATTATTTATAAAGAAGTACAAGGTAAACTTGAAGATAGTGGAGCTCCTAAATTACCTGCTCCAGCAAAATAAATACTGCTATAACTACTAAGACTATAGTCTTAGTAGTTATATATCTTATACTTTATACTTTAAAATCATCTTCTGTATTATCTGTCTCTTCTTCACCATCATCCTCATTATTATCTACATCACCACCACCGTTATCTTCTTCCATATTATCAACATTATCATCTTCAGTTGGTTCTTCGGCATCACCAACATTATTATTTTCATCTTCTTCATCTATCTTTTCTATTTTATCATCAGTCTTATCAACTATTTTGTTATTGTCTTTTAAGAATGGAATAATCGCATTACTCAATGCTTTGATATATTCGTTATATTCTGATAATAAATCTAACTCTGGTTTACCATCTTCATTAAGTGTTAAGAACTCATTAATCTCTGACATATAACCATTATCAGCAGCCCATTTCTTAACTAGCATAGTTTTAATAATTTTCTTAACATCATCAAGTTTAGTAGATAGTTCACCTGCAAACTCTTCAGGTAACGCATCTTCTGAAATAATGAGATCTAAATAATCGTCTAAAGGATCTACAAATTTCTCAAACGCTGCTTTCATATCTTCATTTTCTTGGATAGACGGTCTAGGTAATGTGACAGTAATGTTTTTGATATATTGATTTGTCACATATGTTATTAGTACATCTTTCTTTTTAAGTTCTTTAAGTAACTCTTTATTATCAGGGTCTACACCTTTAATAATGTATCTTTCAATACTAGAACTATTACTTTCAATTATCTTAGCTAATTTACTTCTAATCACACTATCATTATGTAGCATCTTAGTAACATGTGAAGTAATAAACGGAACTAACTTATCTTGTAACTGCATAACACGTTTAGCTAAGAGTATATTATTGGCCAATACTGTAGTCGCAAATTCAGGGTCATAACCTGATTTAACTATTTCAGGAGTTAATCCGAAAGACATAATAATATGTTCTTCAATAGTTTCATCTAGGTCAGTATCTGGTACTATCTTATTCGTTCCTTCATCAGATACGCTAATATCCATATCCGGTATACCAGGACCTTTAAAGTTAAACTTAAACCCTACTTTGTGTGCCCAGTCTACTAAATCATCTATTTTAGTAACACCTAATGGTAACTGTGTCTGCCTTGTTTTCATAGCTTCAGATATAATGTGTTCCATAGTCTTAGCTGGATCTATATCATTTTCACTAAGTGTAGCAGTTACTTCAGTTGTTGTTACTGAATTTTTAATATTAGCCATAAGTCTAGCAAATAAAAGAATAGCTCTAATACTGAATAACACAGATACTTTTTCTAATAATGATTTACCTGTACCATTATCTCTATAGTCAAAAGCATAATATATCATATTCTCAGAACTAATATAAAGCAATCTTGTTTTCTGTGCTCTTAATGCTCTATATAACATAACCCTATAGATATCGCCTGTAGCATTGATATCTACTAAATCACCATATTTACCAGCAGCTAATGCTTTATTAATTTTTTCATTAAGTACAGCACCATAAATATCTTCCATATCTTTTAAAGTGGGATCTTTTCTAGTAATGCCATTTAAAGCATCTTTAGCTTTTTTAATAATATTGAGTTTATTATCTTTACTCTTAGCCATGTTATCTATTTCATCAGCGATAGCTGGTGCTTTAGTATCCATAGTTACAGGAGTACCTTTTTCATCTAGTAAAATAAAATAACCTACATGTTTAGTCGGGTCACCTGTTACATAAACAGGAATAACTGCTTCAGTTGGTAATTTCATTACTAAAGGTTTACCTATACTATCTCTAAGATTATCCTCTAATGTATTAACTCTTACAAAAGGTGTTTCTTCATAATCGTCATTTTTCTTAAACAACTTATCTAAGATATCACTAGTTTCATCTTTTTTCTCTTCAATACTAACGAATAACTTTTCCTTAGCTTTAAGTATTGTTAGATCATCAGTAATATCTACTAATAAATCTTCACTGCTACCAGTTAATTCTATGTTGTTATAGTCCTCTAAAGAAACAGTAACATCACTATCTTTAACATATACTGCTTTTTCATTATTCGCAATAATAGTATCTATATAATCTTCTACAGATACTTCGCCATTACTTTCTTTTTCTGTAGGATTAATAATTGCATCTAAACTAGCTTCCGGTATGATAGTTTCGATATACGCACCTTTAGTAAATAATGCTTCTCTTACTATAGTTCCTAGTTTACTTGTTAAGTCATAATTAGTTTTGATATATGTTTTAATAGTTTCCATAATGACTGCATTAATTTCACTAGGCATCTTAATATCTGGTTTTTGATAAATAAGATTAGTTGTTAGCATATCATTAGGTGCAAGAATACTACTCACAAGAATTTGCATAGAAAGCTCTACATCCGGAAATAATTGAGCAATATCTTCGTTATTTTTTAATTTTTCTTTAATACTATCAGAAATAGCAGGCATACTACTATATGATTCCCCAATATTTTTGCCTTTTTTAGTATTGTTTAATTTACTTAAAAGGACAGCAGCTTGAGGGTGTTCATTTACTATCTTAGGTATATTTATTTTTTTACTCATATTGTGCCTTTATATTATGTTCAATATATTACCTTCTCTTTAATATTTCTGTTTAAAAAGCTCATTTCTTTGAAGAAACAACAGAAGGGTATGTTATGAATGTAAATGATACATATATAAAAAATACCATTAAACTAGCTAAGAGTATCGTTATTAAATTAGACGATATAGCTATAGCTATAAACAATGGATTACTATTTAACGGTTTTACTATTCCTGCAGATAAACATTTGTGGAAATATTATTTAAATTTAGCTGGATTACCGCATGAAACCAATACACAAAATATAGAAGTATATTCTTTAGAAACTACACAATATGTAGTACTAACAAATACTATAGCTACGGATTATCCTGTTACATATAAATCATTAGTAACTGACAACGATGCTTATAAAAATCTTTTATTAAAATACCCTAATGACGAATCGTATATCAAAGGTATGTTGTATCCTGTAGATATTGATGCTGCTATAAATGCTACTAATGGAACTATATTAAATTATAATAAATTTTACGTAGAAGAACAAGAGTATAGTTTAATAAGAGAGTTAGAGACCCATATACAAAACTTTTTATTAAGATGGCATATTAAAGATTATACCATAACAGATGAACTTTACCTTAGCGGTATGTTAGGTGTGTTATATGGTAGTTTAGTTAATAAGATTTTAAATATAAGAATTAATAAATCTTTAACTAATGAAGCACACAGTTATCATATGGAACAATACTTTAGAAGTCATTTAGATATATGGGATGATATTCAAGTATTGAATAACCAATCGAAAATATGGCTATACAATAACGTACGATACTTAATGAAGCATGTTGGTAAAGAAGAAACTTTAAATATTATCGTAGATAAATTATTTAGTGGTAATCAACTTGGTATAGGTGAAATTATTTTAGATAAATCTGATTTAACTCTAAATACTGATAACTATAACGATTTTAGCAAACCAGTATTTGATCAAGCAGAAGTTAGATTAATTAGTAAAGCACTCAATAGTTATTATAACAATGATGATAACTTAAACAGAAGCATCAGTTCTGTAGTAACTTCTGAAATGACTAATGATTCTACTATAGATACTGATATTGTTAAAAATAGCATAGACTACTATATTAATATCGTAGAGAAAGAATTAAGTAATCCTAACCTGAATAAACAAGATACCAAATTACTAGACATTAATAGTTTTAATATATTTAAAATAGACAACGATGTATTGGTACAGGTGCTATTTGATAATTTTGTTTATTACGGTTATACAACAGATAATGTTAGTGTTGTTCCGTATAGGGACCCCAATACTAATATATATTACAATTTAACACCTAAAACTGCAGTACATATGTTATTTAAATTAATGATGGATATGTTTGATATTAATAAGAAAATACAGACATATACATATTTTTCATTATTGGACGATACAGTAACATACGAAGAATTAAACAGAAATACTTTATCTCCTGATGATAATGAGTATATATTAAATACATTATTAGATCTTATTCCTAAATACCCAGAAAATATCGAACACGTATCTGTGTTTAAAGACTATATTAACAATGTAGTAAAATATTATATATCTAACAATGTAATTACTAGTAATATAAATAACACTACGTTAATCACTACTGTAAAGACCGTAAACGAAATAATTCTTAAAAGAGGAACAATCACCTTAACAGAAGATAACGTAGCGTATACTCCAACAGAATTACTTTTACAAAACAATATAGATATAGATACTACAGGTAGCTACGATCATTATTTAGCTATCGTGGAATTACTTAAAACATTTACTGGGATAGACATAGATAGATTTGGTATCTTAGACAGATATATTCAAAGTTTTATTAACATAGTTAATAAATTAACTAGTTATACTACACAAATAACCAAAAATGTAGAAGATGATGACCCTATAACTACACAATATAACCATTTGAATATTAATAATACTAAAGTTGGTATAATTAAAGTACTAGAAGCAGAAATAGATCATGCTTTAGAACCTAATTTTGCTTGGACTAAAAGTACTGCTAATGACTTTACAGATGGTCCAGTAGCATTTGACACTGGTCCTGGTTATAGTATAACTAGAGGAAATTGTTTTGATGCTATTAGTTATAGTGAAGATACATATAAAGATATTAATGCTGTTATGTTTGAACCTACGGTAACTGTAGAAATACTTTGTGACATTATTGATTACTATAGACCAAAAATGGAAATAGATGATTTGAATAAAAACAATGTATTATATGTTAATGAGTTAGGAGATACTACTGACGCAACATCTAAAGAGACAGGTGACGGTATTACATATAACGATGACCCTACATATGAAGAAATTAATGCAGTTCCTACAGCACCTACTGTAACTGTTGAAATAGGAGAATAATTATGAGTAAAAGAAAAGCAACTGAAAAGTTAATACTGGAGTATATCGATAAGATTGCTCCAGGCGGTGAAAATAAGAAACTTTATCAAGATTTATTCAAAAGAATGAATGATAAAGAGTTTGAAGAATTTATGCTAAAGTTAAAGAATAAAAAACTAACACTATCAGTAGTTGTACCTAATACTGGAAAAACTAATTTAAATGTAGAAAGAAACTTTAAAATAGGTAAAGAATTAGGATATAACTTTTTCCAGAAACTATTAGTCTCTGGCGATAGAAATTTACCTGATTACAAAACACCTATTGAGTTCTGTGTATTGAGTTTACCAGTTAGAAGAGCTGCACAGTTATTGACTAAGAAGATTAGTATACCTATTGACGATAAGTCAATAGATTTAACCACAGGACAAGTTACTGGTAAAAGTAAAGGTAGTAAATTAACTATGCCTGAAATACAAGTACTTGCAGGTATGGGATTTAAAGAATCACTAGATGAACTTATGAAGATAAGAGGTGGTGACTTAGGTGCCAAGAGTGCGTTATCGACACTACTCATGAGACAAGGTACTGCTTCGCAAGAAGTAATTAATCAATACTCTACCGGAGTAGTTTCTACAAAAACATTTTCAACATATTTGAAAGCACAACATATAAAAAATAACCTATAGTAACTAGTAGCTTATAAGCTACTAGTTACATATTATGCTCTTCTTTAAATTTAATAACATCTTCAATAGTTAATTTATCAATATCAGAATAAAGTTTCTCTAAAGATTCTTTACCGTAGAAATCAATATACCATTTAGTATATTTAATATAACCTTTACGACTATATTTATCTATAATGTGTTCGTATACTCTTAATGGGTCATTATTGTACTGTAATGAACGATAGAGTATTAAATCTAACCTGGGCTCATCTTTATCAGCAGTATTTAAGACTACGGATAATGTGTTGGTTAAGCCACAATTTAATCTACTTCTGTGTTCAGATATAGCAGTATATAACTCAACTATTTCTTTAGTGCTTAGATCCATTAAGAAAAAATCTTTATCTGCATTATTCTTTACCCATTCTGCTGATAGAGTATGATGGTGTTCTCTTGATTCATGGCATTTTAAATCATGTATATAAGCAGCCATTATCATAAGTTTTTCATTTACTACTAAATTAAAATGTTTTTTAACACGGTACATCTTGCGTAGCACCGCATCACAATGTTCTAAACCATGCGCATCATCATTTATCATAAGTTCTTTTTTAAAGTGTTCTCTTACTAATTTCTGATATTGTTCAATCATTTAGAAGTCCAGTAAGATATATGCTTTAGTTACTGATTTAAAGCCTAAATATTTTACTTTATACATATCAGTAGTACCTTGGTATACTGTATATACTGGTACAGTAACATCTTGACCAAATATATCTGCAATATTTCCTAAGTCTAAAAGACCCACAGGTAATCTTCTATTATCTGCTAAACGATATGTACCTGCATCGTCTACATAATAAACACCTTTTCTACCACCCATAGTAGGTGCTACTCCATTTAATAAAACACCCATATGTGTAGATGTTAAATTTTTGTTTGTAGTAGGTAATTTAAAAGTAGGTTTTGGATTAACTGTACCTGGCCAGATACCGTCTTTAACAACATCACCACCACCAATTACGTAACCAATCAAATCAAATTGTTGATTAGAATTAGGGTCGCTTAAATCACTGGTGCCTAACATAGTAGTATCCGGCACGACAATAATATCTTCATATTTTGCATCATAATAAAGTCTAACTATGTTTTTAGTAATAGATGATTTCGTTTCACAAATATACGTATATCTATCATCCATATCAGGATCAACTAATGTATTGATGATGTCAGTATCACTTGCTTTAGCATCTACTGTAGTTGCGTTAACAGTATAATCATTCACTATTCTATCGTCTACCATAACAAATGGTATACCACTTGATATATGTATAGTTATTGCTCTTTTATTATCAATATTTTTATCTGACTCATCTTTTCCAAGATAAGCCATTCTTACACTTTGTGCGTCTTCCATAATCATTCCTTATGTTAATTATTTGTTACTTTAGTTAATACCTTATTAGATACTAAGAATGGAATAACAAATTCTTTCATCAAAGTAATCCAGTCTTCCAATAAACCATCATTAGCCAATAATGGAACCATATGAATAACTACTGTTTCTTCCATAGCACGTAATTTTAATAATACAGTAGTCAATACTCTGTTAATGATTACTCTTTGTGAAACAGGATTAAGATTCATAACATTTTGTATCTCTGGTATAGAAAGAAATGCTTGTGCTTCATCAGGAGCTTCAGCAGCTTCTAGGTGTAACTTAATAAGTTCTACTAAGTTAGGGTCATTTGGTTGTGGCGGCATGTTAAACATGCTGAATGCAGTTTTATCAATCATTATTTTCTCCGATTTTTTTGTTTTGAAAGTTTAGCTAATTTAGCTTTACGTTTATCACGTTTTGGTTTATCTGTTTTATTTTGTTGTTTAGGTTTAGGTGATTCTGTGGACATAGTAGCTTTTGCTACATTTCTTAATTCATCTTCACCCATACCATTAAGTCGTTCTAACATTTTAATACTGTGGTATTCATCAGGAGTCTTAATAGTTTTACCTGCATAGAACACATCAAATGTTATTAGTGTAGTAAGACATTGTTTACTATCTTTTTCTTTACCAAATGCTCTAGGTAAAAATGTTAGTTCATCAGATTCTAATTTACCAGGAATAGGAATATAGTATCCCTCAATATGGTAACCATCATTATCATCTTCTACTAGTCTTATTTTACTAATCAAACCTGTACACATATTAGTATCGACAGTAGCGTATCTTTTATAGAACTCTTGGTCTATATTTTCATCTACTGGTTTAGGTGTTTCTATTTCTGTACCCATGCGTACATCGACACCTTTCTTAAGTGTCTCCATATCAACTTTAAATAAATCCAATAAACACTCTAAAGAGTATACTGTACCAGTAACAATAGGCTCATCTAATTTCATAAGATAAACCCAGTTACCAGATTCTAATAACTCTTCTTGTTTCTTTTTTAACATCTCTTCTGTTTCATATATTTCGACATCTTGTTGTTCAGCCATTTTCTATTCCTATCATATTTATTTTTATATAATCACAAATACATTTACTGTGTTTAACATCATATATTGCAACTACTTTATATGGCTGTAGCCATATCGTAAATCCTGCTGAAATAGCAGGAGTATGCGGAAACCTATAAACTCTAGTGGGTAACCATGCAAATTTTTCTTCTACTATTTCTATTCGCATTATTTTGTCTTTAATTTACTTTTATCATACCAGTAAGGAACATACATTCCTTTTCTCATTTTTAATAAGTCCATGGTAGATAAGAATGGTTTAATCTTTTTATTATATTGGTCAACAGCCCACCATCCTCTAGTATCTAAAAGAATGTCCCAATCATAACCCATATCTTTTAAATCTTTATATAGTTCTTCAGGTGTACATAATAAATCTTCATTTTTTAAATTATGATGGAATTTATGCATTTGTAAAAGTTCAGAAAGAATATTAACTGCTCTTCTTAATTTATAAGATTCTGATAATTTAGTTCTAACAGTAGTTCTTCCTAACTTAACATCAGGAACTAACACTAAAGCATAACTTCTATCATTACCCTCTAAACCAAATCTGCCATTTGTTTTAATGTGGTGAAATTCTGTTAAGTAATCAATAATTCCTTCAGTTTGCGAAACTACTATTTCTAGTGTATAACCAGATGGACCTGATTTACTTCTAAGTTGTGTCATTCTTACAATATTTAAATCTGTTTCTAGGGTATCATTACTATCTTTAGGGTACTCTGCTAACTTAGTAGTAGGATTCTTGAGCACTGAAGCAGTATGAGCAAACCAAGCATTGTTTAATAAGTAAAAGAACTTACCACTAACACCCTTAATAGTATCTCCTGCTTTTAAGTGTTGTAATTTTTTAGATGGTTGTTGGTACTTAGCAGGACCAGTAGCCATATCTATCTTTTCACCAATTTGTGCTGTTAATAAGAAATATGTATTTGAACCATTACTTACTCTAGGTAACGCTGAAAGTACTTTAGTTTTAAATAAACCTTGTTTCATAAATAGAGTATTACTATCATCGATATTTTTATCTACCATATCAACAGTAGACTCTGGTTCAAATTCTGATAAACTATCTATCTCTACAAATGTAGGTAAGATGATTTCTAACGGACCACCGGTATATGGGTCTTTAAAAGCAGTTAACTTTACTCTAATACTTTTATCTTTCTCTTTTTCTTCAGCATAAGCTAAGATATCATCAAACCATTTATCAGCATACTCTAAAGATTTATCTGTAAGGGTCCAACATGCTTCTGGTCCAGTGATAGGATTTTTAGGAATATATTCAAATCTATTAGCTAATGCTTCTAGTCTATCGATAGATATATTAACTTCAGTGTCGTATGTAGACATAGCTGTTTCTGCTGTAGCAAATATTCTATTAGCTGCTGATAACATAGAGTAGTGTAGTGTAGTTGATTTAAAGTTATTACCGCCACCTACTATACCTGTGTTCTGTCCTAGACCACCATTAAGAATACTTTCTCCTTTAGCTCCAGTAATGTATGTTCCTGTAGGTACATCAAATAATGCACCAATATTGATTAGTATCTTAGGTGTAACTCTTTTCTTTACATTAAAACGTAATGACATTATAATTCCTTCTTGTTATTATCTTCTACTTAATACTTGTTATAGAAATAATTATTTTTTTAGATTAAATAACTTTTTAAATGTATTTAGTATTATATGAGGATCTCCAAAGAGGGGAACCGTGGGGGAGGGGTGTTTTGATGCCTATATACTTCCTATATTATAGGAAGTATATATCCGTTATATAGTAGCATATAGCTATAATAGAAGCATTTATTAATAATATTTATATATAGATAGAGTATATAGCTATGATAGCATGCTATCTTTATTTAATTATTATTAAATAGAATAGAAGTATAGTAGCTACATGTATCTATATATTAGTTTTATTATTTTATATTAAAATATATAGTTACTATAGCTATATACATATTGAATGATTACATATACAATTACAGTAGTAAGGGAATAACATGAACATTAATAAACATAGATTGAGTAACTTAAACAAAGTACCTAACTTAACATACAGAGCATCTGTACTTAGTAATGAAGGAATAGGTGATGTATTTAAAAGCATTAGTGATTTCTTTAGTAGTAAGATAGAATCATTTGTTAACATATTTAGAAGTAATGGTGATGAATTAAAGAATATGAACTTTAATGGTAAACAACTATTTAAACTAAGTAAAGATATTAACGAGATAGAAAAGAAATACTCTTTTAGTACAATTAGACCTATTGAAGTAAGTACTATTATGGGGTTAAAAGTTAACCTATTAGACTTGACTGGTAGTGTTAATAAAGGTGTTGATATTATTAACGAGAATCTACTTAAGAGTCTAGATGAATTAGATAGTGTTGTTAGTAAGATGCTAGCTGATGAAGAGTTCAGAAAGAGTGTTAGAAAGAGTTACGATTTTGATTACGTAATGAGAGCACAAATTGCTTTAGGGCAAATAGTAGAAGATGTTATCGATAGTAAAAGCACTAAAGAAGTATTTACTGTTGGTGAATTAATTCCTAATGTGAATAGTTTAAATGTTGTTAATAAACAACTGATAGATGTTAACAAAAAGATTAATGAAAAGACACTTAAAAAAGTAGAAGAAGAGATAGATAAGATTACTGAAAAAGTAGAAGCATTATATGAAGCTATGAGTGATAAAGATATCGATAAAGCTAGTAAACAAAGTTTATTAGTATTAAGTAATGGGTTAGAACAAGTAGCTAAATTGATTACTAACAGCATTAGTGTTTATTACATTCTAATGAAAGAAAATGACACTATGGTAAATACGGTTAAAAACATTAAACAATTTGCTAGAAATTAAATAGTGACTAGAGTAGGTAACCCTACTTTAGTTAACTAACTATTGAGTTTTTTAGATATGATTGAAATAACTTAAGGATTTTTAAAATGATTATTAACAGTCAACGTACTATGTATGGGATTAATTTACAAATGGATATGTTATTAGGTAAACCACATAAATCGTTAGTGAACACTACCTTGAATGAGAAATTCCAAATATTACCTTTAAAAGATATTCCCGAGGGAACATACCCTAAACTAAACTATATCGTAGTAGGTATAGGCGGTAATGATATTATAGATGATAGCGCTTATAAGTTTAGTAAACACAGAAGTATAGATGCTGCTTTGTTTAAACATGTTCCTTTTGTAATAAGAACATTAGACAATGATTTATTACCAGAAGATAGAATCAAATACAGATTAAGAAGATTAGAGATAATTAACGGAATAGAGTATGTTGTTTATTATGCAAAAGCATTTACAGGATATACTTGTAGAGATGGATTATTTGAAATTAGTAGCAGGTCTGATGTACATACATTAGAATTTTTAAATACTAATAGTAGTGAATTCTTAAATCCTATACCTAGATTAGTAGAAGATTATTTGGATATAGATAATAGAACATATACTGCTAAAACAGTTAAGGTAGAATTTAGTTTAGATCAAGATGAACTAAAAGATATGAATGACGCTATGCTGATAAAATATGGTGAAGTATACCCATTAACAGAAATTGGTATTTGTAGTGGTATAGAAGATACTGTAGATGAATATCCTGAAGTTAATAACTGTGTGATTAATTACTTTGTAGAAGTAAATATAGATACTACTATGTATCTATTAACTAATGACAATATTTTAAGAAGTATCGAGATAGGTAGTCTCGAATTAACTATTAAGTAAAACTATGGATACTATTAATATTTTATCCATAGACCCAGGAACCAATATGGGGGTTACAGTATATACTGTAACTGTTCCTGATTTAGTCATAGTTAACATAACTACAAGAGTAATTGATTTAAGTAAATTCACTATAGATGATCCTTTTAGTAAAAATCTTCTATTACGGATACAGATTATACAGAATTACATTAGAGAAATAATGTATGAGTTTAATCCACATATCTTAGCTATGGAAGCAGCTTTTGTTAATAGTAGATTTCCTAAAAGTGTAATGTATCTATCGCAGTATATAGCAGCTATAGAATTAACTGTTACTGAATGTAATCCCTTTATAAGAATTTTTAACTATCCTCCTAAGAAAGTTAAAAAGATAATAGGTGCTACTGGTAAAGGTGATAAAGATGCTGTTGCTAATGCGATAAATAGAATACCTGAAATAACACAGTATATTAACCCATTATTAGTTAGTGAACATGAAGCCGATAGTATTGCTATTGGTTATTTAACTATTTTAGAATTAAGAGAAAACCCGGTATTATTATTAATGTTATAGTATAGTAGACTAGTGTCTACTATACTGTATAATTAGTTTTTTGATATTCGAATATATTGTGAACACTATAAGGATAATAACGATGCTAAAAAAGATAAAAATGCTTTTATTCGGAAAGAAATTAGCTAAACCTAAAAACTATATTGAAAAAATAGATTATTTATTATTAAATAAACTAGATTATTTTACAGAAGACACTATGAGACTAACATTAAGTACCCTAGAAGACGATATTTATAAATATGTGAGATATCTATCGTTATTAGTTAAAAGTGACTTCATCAACAGCTATGTTAATGTTAAGAATGTTAATAACAACACATTAAAAGAGATAAGTGTTGCTAGATGGTTTAGTAATAATGGGACTATAGAAAATACTGATGAAGTATATCAAGAGTGGTTAAGACACTCTAAAGAGTTATTAAAAATATATTATGTCATATCAAAAGATATGAGTAACCACACAACATATGGTAATGCTATAAAAATACAACCATATATTATTAATATAGAACGTATAGTAGATATACTTCTAAGCTTAGAAATTAAGTAGTTAACATAACTACTACTGATAAAAGGATCAGTATGTCAGAAAATAAAATCAAGATACAGAAAAGTGTATCAAACACAGAGTCGGGTATATTAGCTAAACTATGGCGTAATATACTGGAAGAAACAGGCATGGTTAACTCTTTAGATTACATGGTAAAAAGATATGTAAATGAGAGTAATAGTATTAAATCAGGTAAACGTAAAACTAAGAGCAGTTTGATTAACGATATAACTGCTCCAGCTATGACGTTTAAAACGTTTATGGATTTATTACTTAACTTTGTGAAAGTAAGAAAAGTTGAGTTAGTTGTTAAATTACATTACGCTAACGGCGACACGAGCGTGCACAGTGTCGCCGTCGCAGGAAATACTGTAGGTGAAGAAAGAGAAGAAGGAAAAGAAGATGTTAAATAATCAAGAGTTAGTAAGTAACGCTATAAATAGCACAGAGAAACATTTAATCGGATTAAATGACGGCCAGATAAATACGTTGTTAGAATTCTTTATAGATTTATCTAGCTTATATACCCATACGTTTTTTAGTAGATCAGCGAGAGATAAAATAGATATGTTCATTACTAAATTAGATTCTGATGTTGTTATGGATTATTTAAATACTTTTAGCTATAATATGGTAATGATAGGTGGAGCTAATAGAGTTACACAATTAGCAGAAGATATTATTGCTATTGATGATTTACATGTTGAGTCATTGGCTGTTCCTGAAGAAGTTAAGCAATTATTAAAACACAAACTACATCTTAGTAGTATACACTACATATATCTTTATTTATTACGGAACAATATTCTAACTATAATTAGTATGCTAAAAGAGTTTGCAGGAGATACTGATGAGTAAATATGTAGACCATAAAGATGGTGTTGAATATATTAATATTTCTCCATATGGAATGACTGAATTAGGTAGAGTATTATCGCCAGGATATATAAGACCATTTGAAACTATTGTAGGTAAAGTTAGTAATATGCGTAATGCTATGGATTTCTTAACAAGAGTAGATTATCCAAAATCATTTTTAGGTAAAACTAAAATGACTTCTAAAGATATTGAAAAGATATCTAGATTAAAGAAAATCTACATACCAAATTATTGGGCAGCTGTTGCATATTTTCTGATTGAAAAAGTAATACAAGATGAGATGCTTATTGCTGAATTAAAGAAATTACCAGTAAGTACACCTTTCCGTAGTTTTAAAATGGTAAAACATGAAAGACATGGTATAGTTAACTTTCTAGCAGAAGAAAATCATGAGCTTGATAAGTATCTACGTATATTAAAGACTATTCATTTTAAAGTATTTAACAATGAGCTACGATATAATGATGCTGATTTAGATATTATTAAGAAAATAGTTAACTCTTTTAAAGTAGATAAAACTAAAGATATACTTTATGGTATCGATAAAGAATATCAGCTAGAAGCAGATTTATAACATAGTAGTAGAGCAAGTGCTCTACTACTATATCTATTTTTTTTTTAATATTTTCTAGCTAAACTAATAGCTGGTTCTGGTAAACTCTCTCTTTGATTACTATCGTGTCTTTTAACATTGTTAGCAACATCTACATCTATTGGTTCACTACCTTTTAGTAATTCTTTATTTTGTTTAACTAAAACATCTAAAGATTTCATCATACGTGTTTGTACTTCTAAAGATTGTTTTAATGTTGCATCCATACTAGCTAATTGTTTATTAGCTACTTTAGCTAAATCAGCACTAGCAGTCATAGGTTTAACTAAACTATTTGATTTTTGTTTAGCTATTATCTCTTTCTGCATAGTGATAGAAGAACTACTCACATTTTTATTAGTGCTGATTAACCCTTTATCTTTAGCAGCAGTGACTGTTAATGGTTTATTAGTTTTAGGGTCTATTATCTTAGTAGGTTTAGATTTGAGTATCTCTTTTTGGAACTCTTCATTTCTACTATATTTACGTACACCTGAAACTAATCCCCAACCACTACCACCATGAGTAACTCCATCAATTAGTTGTGCTGCGTAATTAGGATCTTTTTTAGCATTGTTAATATCTAATTGAATACCGGCTGGTTCCATATGCCATTTTTCACCACCGACAGGTCTAGTGAATTTGTATTTACCTAATAACCCTAATTGTTCTAATTCGTCTAATTGTTTTCCGTTGATATCTACTGCTAAACCAAATTCATGTGTAGAATGACCAGGTCTAGCTGCTCTACTTCCATATTTCTTTCTGAGTTTAATTTGGTCTGCTGTAGAACGATACCCTGAATTAAGGTGTATCTTTTTACCTGTTAACTCATAATACTCATTAGCCATAGCTTTGAGTTTGTCTAACATAACAGGATTTAACCCATCTATTCTAACATTACTTGGTTTAGTAATATTATTCTCACCGCCTATAGGCGTGGTTTCTTCACCACCTCTAACAATAATCTTTTTAGCGCTAGGACTATAGTTATTATTGTTACTAGGACTAAAACCTCCACTAGGTTTATCCTCACCATCTCCTAATACTTTATTAACACTATTGATTTTCATATTAGCTTTATATAAAGCATTGTTTACAGCTTGACCATAATCACTTTTTCTAGCTGTATTAACAAAACTACTTAAATAGTTATTACTAACAGAGTTATCACTAGTATCTATTTTAGTTATTCTATCCGTATTACTAATGTATTTATTTTCTACTTCAGCAGCAGTATCTGGTTTAATAGGTTTACCATCAACATCTACAGGAATATCGTCATCTGAGAATATATCGAATCCTAAGATTTGATTACTTGCAGCTGTTTTAAAATCAGTACCATTTTTAACCATATCATAACCAATCATACCAGCATCATATGCTAGTAATCCCCATCCAGCAATCGGTACAAATCTTGAAGCAATTTTAGCTAATAATTTAGCTCCTGCTTTTAAACCTACTTTTTTAATAATTCGTTTTTTAAGTACTCTTAAGAATGATTTTAGTTTACCTGGTTTTACTTTTTTCTTAGGGTCTATTTTAGGTTTTACTTTTTTCTTAATACCAGCTACAGCTTGCGCTCCTCTACCAATAGCTTTACCTGTCTTATAAACACCCTTAGTTGTTTTATAGCCAACATAACCTGCAGCACCATATGCTAATGTTTTACCCGCACTAGTACCACTACTATCAGTTGTTCCGTCACTATCATTACCCCAAGTTAATGGATTATACCATTTTTGTTCTCCGTCAGACATCCAATCAGGTAGTAGGTTTTTAAGTCCTTCTTTAAGGTAATTTGTTATTGTGGATATTTTATCATAGACACCTTTCATAACATCCCATATACCACCAAGAACACCACCTATAGTTTTGATGCCATCTACAGCACCTCCTACAAAATCTTTAACATCTTCCATAGTAATACCCATACTTTTCATAGCTACTAACATAGCTGTAAATAACATGCTACCTGAAAGACCTTTATGTTCTTTAACAAAGTTAAGTAATTTTCCTTTAGCCTTTTTATTTCCTTTAGGTATAAAACTTTTTAATCTATCTTTCCAATTACCATCTCTATCGCCATCACCATCTTTATCGAATTTATTTTTCTTTTTAGTTTTTAATCCTAAACGCTCTAATGTAGCAGCAACTGCTTCAGTAACTACTTTAGTAGTTTTAGTAACTGTTTCTTTAGTTTTCTTAGCAGCATCAACAGTACTCTTCTTAGCGTATCTAGTACTATTTTTCATTAGGTCTCTATCTATAGCTCTAGTTTTGCTGAATATATCACTATCTTCTTCATTACCCCAGTAATCATATCCTGTAAATTGTTTTAAAACAGAACCACCTACAGTACCTATTCCTTTAGCTCCATATTTAGCACTTTTACCTAAAAGATTAAATGCTTTACTTTTATGTTTCCAACCAAAACTTAATGCTTTACCAGGAACTTTAATTGCGGCTCCCATAATTTTTCTATCTAAAGCTCTAGTCTTTTTAAGTAATGCTTTGATATTTAGTCTAGGTCTATAACCAAAGGCTCTAACATATTTATTAAAGTCGGTCATTTTACCAGATAAGAAAGCTTCACTTTTTAGGAACTCTTCTCTTAGTTGTTTCTCTGTTTCAAGGTCTAATGTTTTTAAATTAGGATTGAATCTATCTTTAACATATTGTTTAACATTCTCAGCATATGTTTTCTTTTTCTCTTCATATCTATTTTTGATTGTATTAACAATAGTATTATCGTCTTCAGCTTCAAATCCTAATGCTTCTTTATACTCTTTAAAGGTTTGTACAGTGCCTTCTTGGTATGCTTCACTTGTTAAGAAGTCTTCTTTTAAAGCTTCTTCTTCATCCGGAGTTAATTTTCTATTTTGTTTAGTTTGAGTATTTTTATACTCTTCTCTTTTCTTATTAAAAGATTCTTTATAGTTATTCGCTTTATCTTTAAAATACTCTGGATTAAGCTTACCTGCTTCTTCTTTTAACCTTTTATTTTTTTCTTTAATAGTGCTGTAGTGTCCTTTAATACTATCTTTTAAAGTACCGCCTATATCTTGTTCTTTATAACCACTTACTTTTTCTTGTTTAAGAGAATATAAATTTTCATCTATTTTTGCTTTCTTAAGACTCTCTAAATAAAGTTTATTAAGTCCTTTTGTGTTACCAGTATATGTGCCAGTTAGTTTGTCAAAGTCAACTATTCCACTTTTAGCTAAACTACTACCATTACCACTAGCGATAATGTTTCTAACATGTTCATCTAGTTTAGGTAAAGATTCTTTAAATGCTTTTAAGCTACTTATAAAGCTGTCTAATATGTATGAATCTTTTCTACTGTTTACTAATAGTTTCTTAAGTGCTGTTTTTACTTTACCTCTATATTTCTTAGGAATACTATCTAAGAATCCTGATTCTTCCATGTAAGCAGGAACTAAAGGTTTACCATTAATTACATAACTACTTAAGGCTTCTCTGAGTACTTGTACATCTTCTTTAGAGTTTACTTTATAGTTACCGTATCTAACAAATAACCCTATAATGTTATCTAAAGCATTAGCTGATGTATGTTCTAAAGTTCTTGTTACTTCTTTCTTAAAATTAGTAACACTATTTTTCTTCTTAATAAACTTATCTCTAGTAAAGTCATATGTTAATTCGTTATCGGAAGGCTTAGTTCCTGTTCTAAAAGATTTAATCTCTCCATAGATTTTAGATAAAAGTCCAGGTATTACTTTAGTTAAACTATTATAAGCTCTTCCATCGAATAATTTAACTTCGTCTAAGTCATCTTTATCAACAGTAATGCCTTCATTAACACCACCTGTTTTTAAGATATCACTAGTGAAAAATAAAGCATCTTGTGCTCTTCGTTTTAAAATATTACTACTGCCTAAATCTCTAGCAGTATTATTAAGAGCTACAGATGGGTCTACCATAGCATTCTTAAATTTGTAAATTAAATCTTTACCTCTTTTACTGTTAGATATTTTTCTACCAATAGTACTACCAGCAATTGAATTAAGTCCGTCTGCTAATAAACCGCCTGCTAGATTAGCTTCGCTCATACCTGGCATAGCCATATCGTCCATCATAGCTTTTTGTTCAGCTAGACTACTAACACCTTCTAAACCACCTATTAGTTTCTCTCTAAGATTACTACCAATAATTTTAATTCTGTCTTTACCAGAATCTAACACACTACCTTTCTTAAATAATACATCAGCAATATCAGTAGTTGCTTTTTGTCGTAATGTTTGTTTAATGCCCTCAGTAGATTTAATCTTAACAATATCCGGTAATGCAGTATTCTTAACTATACCTTCTAATTGTTTACTAACTACATCTGCTAAATTTTTAGTTACATCAAGTTGTTGTTTGCTTACAAATAGTGATTTATATTGTAACTCTAAACTCTTTCTAAAGTAACTATTAGTAATTTGTTTATTAAAACTAGATATTTCTGTTAACCTAGCCGCTATTAAGTTACTAGCTTCTAATTCTGTTTTAAATCTATTACGTTCAACTGTGTCTTTAAAAATAGTTTCTATAGAGCTTAACGATTCTTTACTTAAAGTACTATTGATGTTATCTGTTATTCGTCTATTTTCTATCTCTTCTTTACTAGGACCACTAGAACTACCTGAATCTGATTCTCCTAATATACTATGTAATTTATTAAATATCTTATCAGATACTTCATTTTTAGGAGCTATCTTTTGTAATAGACTAAGTGTAGGTTTAGCTGTTTTCTTAACTTCTTTTAAAGTATTTTTGTATTCATCTTTAATACTACCAGCTAAATCTTTAATAGTATCTACTTCAACGCTTAACTCTTTAGGTATAGCTGAAGTAGCTATTTTTTCTACATTCTCTAACGGAGCATCGGTATATGTTTCTGTAAAACCTTTAGCTCCATCTTTGAGTGTTTTAACTACTGCTTCTCTTCCTTTAGGAAGATTTTCTGTATCAATTTCATTATTGTCGTCCATTCCGAGGATATCGTCAAAGTCATCGTCAAAATCTATGTCTAAATCTTCTTTATCTGCCACGGTGAACTCCTTTCAAAATATATAACTTATTCATTTGTATGAAAGCTATATTAATATAGTATTTAGATTATTTCAAGGAAAACCAATGATACCGTTTAATATAGATATTCTTATATTAGATAAAAGAATATTAAGACAGTTAGGACAAGTTACTAACTTAGCCATAATGGAATCTAGTACTAAAAACTTTACAGAAGATGGATTATTTTCAACAACTATATTTGGTCCTGTGGGTAGTGAAGAACGTAATGTTACTTTTGGGTATATAGATTTAAAATACCCTATACTACATCCGTTAGTGTATCAATTGCTAGGAACACTTAAAACTTTATATAAAGACATAATGAACGGTAAGCGTTATGCTAAATGGGATAGTGGAGAGAAAGATTTAGTAGAGACAACTAGAGAAGAAGGAAGAACTGGATACCAGTTTATGATGGAACATGTACATAAGATTAAGTTTTATGATAATGATTCTGATGAAAGAGCTTTTAAAATTAAATTAATCAAGAAGTATACTGATGATACTATGATGTTAGATCACTGGTTAGTGTTACCGGCTGGATTGAGGGATTACACTGTAGACGATGATGGTACGCCTAAAGAAGACGAGATAAATGATTTATACCGTAAACTAATAGCTACAGTAAACAGCTTAAATAGTATAACTGTTACTAAAGATACTATTGATTTAATAGACCCTATCCGTGTTAAAATACAAAATATTACTTTAGAGATATATGAATATATTAAAGTCTTATTAGATGGTAAAAGTAAATTCATACAAGGTAAATGGACTAAAAGAGCTATTACCTACGGTACCAGAAATGTTATTACTTCTGTACCTTCTAGTATTGATGATATTGAGAATGAAGATAAACCAGGATTTAACGATACTATTATTGGGTTATACCAATATATAGCAGCAATTAGTCCTATTATCAAATATCACTTACACACTAAATTCATAAATAAAATTATAAATGCAGAAACAACAATAGCTACTGTGGTTGATCCTAAAACTATGCAAACTATAAACGCAACAATAGATGCTAGTAAAAGAGATGAATGGTTGAGTTATGAAGGTTTAGATGGAATAATCAATAAGTTAGCACAAGAGGTAATTAGAACCGAACCTGTTATGTTAGACAAATACTATATGTTATTAATTTATGATGATGGTAAAACAGTAATGCCTGTATTTAATACAGAAACATTACCGGATAATTATAATAAGAAGTATTTAAGACCTATTACCTATGCTGAATTATTTTATATTAGCATTTATGATATAAGAAAAAAATACCCAGCTTATTTAACAAGATATCCTGTTGTTGATTTAGGTGGTATCTATCCTACTAAACTATATTTAAAAACAACTGTTAATGGTAGGAATGTTAAATTCATTATGAATGGTGTCGAAAGTACTATGGTAGAATATCCTGTATTAACAGAGAAATTTTATAATTCTTTATCACCTCACCTCAGTAAGCTCGATGGATTAGTTGGAGATTAAATTTTGTGCTTTATTGAAATTAAATCAAGAAGTACATTATGTTAGGTTATAAATTTATAAATATTGCAAATAAAATACACAATAATAAATATAAATATTTCATTAATAATGATAAAAATTTAGATCATTATAAAGAAAAAATAGATATATTATGTCCAGTACACGGTATGTTTAAACAAATTGCTAAAACACACCTTAATAAAGGATGTTTAAAATGCTATATGTTATTAAAAAAAGAAATATTTATTAAAAAAGCTAAAAATAAACACAAGAATAAGTATGATTACAATAATATTAACTATACTGGTTCTAAAAATAAAGTAATAATTACTTGTCCTATACATGGAGATTTTAAAGTTAAGCCCAATAACCATATTGCAAATAAAACTGGTTGTCCTATATGCAAACTATCTAAAGGTGAATTAAAAATAGCTAAACTACTTAATGATTTAAATATATCTTTTAAACGAGAGTATAATATTCCTGATAGCAATACTAAATTTAGATATGATTTCTATTTACCTGATCTTAACATACTCATAGAGTATGATGGTAGACAACATTTTGAACCAGTGACTGCGTGGGGCGGAGAAAAAGAATTATTAAATATTCAAAAACGCGATAAAACAAAAAATAAGATAGCTAAAGAAAAAGGATATAAGCTTATACGTATTAAGTATACGGAAATTAATAATATTAAAAAATATTTGTTATTCAGAATATCAAGATATTTTAAATATTGTGTTAATAATAAGTGGTATCGTAATTTCTTAGAATTGTGTAAAGGTGAACATTTACCAGGTAATATTAAACCAAAAGATGTTAAGCAATATTTGATTTATAAATAACATGTGATCTTTCATACAGTAATGTATGTCAATATCTATCTAATTGCGGGAAACCCCTTAGAGCTCTATAGTACTACTTACAGCTAGAAATAGACTGTAATACTCCGGCCGTAATAGTGGTAAGGAGCATAGTAAAAACCTATAGAGATTGGGCAACCGACGCAGCGAAGTATCTAACCTGTAACTACAGTATGGTATGTGTTCAACGACTATCCCTTGGCTCACCAACAATAAATAATAGAGCAACAGGAGTAGGGCCTAAGCAGGTGGGTGAGAATCCCTTAAATCGAAATGGTAGACACCCTAGCTATGTATATAGTGGGTGAAGATATAGTCTGGTCTCTAGTGAAAGCTAGAGCAGTGGTAAGACCACGGATGTGTAGTAGCGATACATATCGAACATTACGTCGATGGCGACACTGTTTCGCTCAACGTACTATTGACTGAGGAGTCTATAAAAGAAATCGATAATTACATTAACAGTAAAGAATTCTATATTACTCCTAATGGTGAGTTAGCACATAGTGTTAGCGTTGACCCTGTTAATTACGTTTTAAAATATCTAACTGCTTAGGAAATACAATGTTACAAGACCACGATACGCCAAATGATGAAAATATTGATTATGGTGAATCAGTTTATGAGGATTTTGATTATAACGATTTAAGATCGTTAAAAAGATTAAAAAAATCAGACAAGAAACAAAAAGAGTTTATCTTTACTGCTAAGTTAGGTGAAGAAGTAAAAAATGGTATCCGCTATTGGGGTAAACAAAGAGTAGTTAACTATATACATAGAGCTACTTTTATTTGTCCCGAATGCGGTAATACATGGGAAGCTTCTATTAAACGTATACTTGAAGGAAAAACCCTTAATTGTGGTTGTGTTAAGAATAGATAGATAACAACAGGTTATAACCTGTTGTTATCTTATTTCTTTGTTTCAATATTCATTGATTAACGCATGTGAGAAGGAATACCAATGCAAAAATATACACAATTTTATTTAGATGTGGGTACTAGAAAGATAGCAGATTTTGTAGACCCAAAAGTATTATCAGATAATGAACTTGAATTCCCTATGGATTCAATGTTATTCTGGAATAACATACAAGAAATAATAACAGCTCCTAGTAGAGAATACGGTTATTTAAAAAATCTTAAATTACCTGTTGTAGTTACACCTACAGATTATGAAATAGAAACTATAGGTAAGTTTAAAAAACGTACAGATATTAATGTAAACAGACTAATACAAAAGTTTAAGAGTGATGCTAAGGGATTTAAGTTTCTTAAACCTAATACTAAAAACATAAGTGTTAGTAATAAGAAATTACTCATATTTAATTATGGTGTTATTAATCCTATACATAAATATAGTCAACATCCAATGAATAATTACTACAAATGGTATAATGCTTTTGGTACTGTTTGTAAAACATTACGTAGTGATATGACTGGTTCTAATAAAAATAAATTTCTCTTAATTAAAATTCCCTTTGTCATTCCTGAAAGAAAGATATTTGAAAAATATGCTGCTAAGTTAGATAGAAGAGGTTTAGAGTACTTTAATACTAATTCACATTTAGACTTATTAGATATTTGGAGACTATTAACTCCAGAACTAAGAGAAACAAGTTTGCTTAACCAAATACCAGAAGAAGAGATGAATGATGTAACACTGTTGTTTAGCTTAAACAGTAAAGTTGTTATCGTTAATCTAGGTATCTTAATGAGTATAGTAAAAGACTACGATATTAAATCTAAGTTAACCAAATATAATGCATTTACTGTAAGAAAGTTATTTTATCTTTTTTTAACAAAAGTAATCGCGACTATACCAAAACATTTAGACGAAATAATCAATACTAAAGAAAATACATTACCAGTTGATAATATAACTGATTTAACAGATTTAGTAGATGACCCAGTAGATGACAAAAATATAGAAGAAAGTATCGATGAAGAAGTAGTAGAAAATTTAAATACAAATGAGTTAGAAGATACTTTAGAAGACAACATAGATATAGTGGCTAAAGACAATAAAGAAAAACTCAAACATAAAGTTAATAAATTAAAAGAAGAAAAACTTATTAGCAAAAAACAAATAGAAAAGATTGAAACAGTATTAGAGAATCAAAGTAAAAAAATATTAAAATTACCTAATGGTAAAAAGGGTACCTTAATAGAACTTACTAAATATAGTAAAGAAGATTTTACGGTAGATACTAGTCTTAACACTATTCCACAAGATAGCATTGTAAAAGATAAAGATCAACTAGTAGATACTGTAGGTATTATAGAGAAGAAATACATTAATCAAGTTATGCATAAAGATATTCTTAATGTAATTACTGGTATTGAGGGTAATAACTTTATAGTAGAAGATATTGATATAACAGAAAATACTAATATTATGGGTAGTACATTAGAATACACTATAAGTATTTTAGGTTTAGATGGTAAACCACATAAACTTAATTTTACATTACCTAAAGTAGAAGAAGATGGTACATTTGTTTTAAGTAAAAATAAGTATTATTTAAGAAAGCAAAAGAGTGATTTACCTATTAGAAAGATATCTAATACTGAGGTAGCATTAACAAGTTATTATGGTAAATTATTTATTACTAAAGCTAACTTTAAAAAAGATGATGTTGGATTCTGGATTAAAAAACAGTTACTAAAACAATATCAAGAAGAGAATACTAATTTAAAAGATTTAGTGTTTATACCAGTTAAAGTAACCGATGTTAAATTACCTAAATTATATGGTAAGATTATTCGTTACACTAAATCTTTTACTAAAGGTAAGTATGAATTCAATTTTGACTATCCTAACAGATATAAAATCTTAAAATTGAAGAATGTTACTGATTTAAAAGATGTAGAAAATAACGATATGGTTATTATTGGTAAAAATGGTAAAAATGCTATTCTGATGGATCAAGATGATAAATTATGGTTACATAAAGATAATAGTTATGTAGAATTACCTTCATTATTCGAGTTACTAGAATTAGGTACGAGTACTATGCCTATAGAACATGCTAGTATGAAAATCTATAGTAAAACATTCCCTATTGTAGCTATCTTAGGTTACTATTATGGTTTAGAAAAACTATTGAAAGTTACTAAAGCCGAATATGTAAAAGAAGAAGTTAATAAGAGAGTACCTGTTAATAATGATGAATATGTTATAAAGTTTAGCGACTATAAATTAATCATTAAGAAAGATGGTGGTGTTAACGACCTATTGTTTAGCGGGTATCTTAGTATACAAAAATATATTAAACAAATGTCTCTTAAACACATGAACAATAAGAACACATATCTAGCATTGTTTAACATGATGGAATTACCAGTTAGTTATATTAACGAGATTAAAATATTGCTAAACATGTATATAGACCCTATTACTAAAACATTATTAGAGGAGTTAAAAGAACCTACATTGTTTACTAAGTTATTATTAAGAGCAGTAGAGTTGTTGACAGATGATAACTATGTAAACCCTAATGATATACGTAATACAGTAATTAAAGGTTATGAGCGTATCTCAGGTATGTTATATAACGAATTAGTTAAAAGCGTTAGAGATTACGAAAACAGAAGTGTATTTGGTAAAGCTAAACTCAATATGAAACCATATAGTATTATTGCTAAACTAAATGAAGATAGTACTACGGTATTGGTAGATGACCTAAATCCTATGGCTGAACTTAAACAACATGATGATGTCGGTAACTTAGGATTTGGTGGTAGAAGTAAAGTAACTATGAATAGAGATACCAGAGTACTGCATCCTAGTGAAATAGGTATTGTTTCAGAAGCTACTAGGGATAGTAGTGATGTTGGTATTTCTATGTTCTTAACAGCTAACCCTAAAATAGAATCAGTTAGAGGTATAGTTGGTCAATACGATAGTAAAAAAGACAGCCAAGCACGAACCATGTCAGCAGTAGCATTATTATCTCCGGCAGCTAATAAAGATGACCCCAAAAGGTCCAACTTTGCCAATATTATGGCGTCCCATGTTATTCCTATTGATGGTGCTAAAGTATCACCTGTAAGAACAGGATATGAAGCAGTTGTTCCATTTCGTATGTCTGATAAATATATTGTGCATGCCAAAGAAGATGGTAAAGTCTTAGAAGTAACTAAAAGTTATTTAAAAGTACAATATAAAACTGAAACTGTTAAATATCCTATTAAGAAATGGACTACTAAAGAAGAATCTGGAGCTACTTATTCTCACAAGTTAATCACTAGTCTTAAGAAAGGTAATAAGTTTAAGAAATTTGATACACTTCTTTACGATCCAGCTTTCTTCGAGGAAGATATTTTTCAACCAGGTAGGTCAGTTTATAAAACTTCTGTCAATATCAATGTTGCATTAATGGAAGACCCTAATACATTTGAGGATTCATCTTCTATTAGTAAAAAGACTTCTAAACTTTTAACTACTACAGTAACTAAAGTAAAATCTATTGTAGTTAATAATACTGATATCGTGTTGGATATGGTTAAAGAAGGTGATAAGTTAGAACCTAATACTGTATTGTTCAGCATAAGTGATGCTAGTGTTTATAAACTAAAAGGTTTAGACAAAGAAACTTTGGAAGCACTTAAACGTTTAAAGCAAGCTAGTCCTAAATCTAAATATAAAGGTATTGTGAATAAGATTGAAATCTATTACAATAGTCCTTTTGAAGAGCTAAGTGATGAGTTACAAGAACTAGCTAAACAAAGCGATAAAGAATTACAGCGTAATTTAGGTAAAAAAGATATAACTGGACAAGTTACTTCTGGTTATTCTATACAAGGTAAACCTTTATTAGAAGGACAAGTAGAGATTAAGATTTATATAGATACCAAAGAATCTATGGGTGTAGCTGATAAGTTAATATTTGCTAACCAATTAAAAAGTACTGTAAGTGAAGTGTATGATTATACTATGTCCGCAGAAGATGGTACTGAAATAGATGCGTTATTTGGATTTAAATCTATTTCTGCAAGGATTGTTAACTCGCCGTATATTATAGGTACTACTAGTAAAGTACTTGAAGTATTGTCTGAAAAGGCAGTTGAAACTTACTTCGGTAAGGAATAATAGAGATATTAATTGAATTAATATCTCTAGAGATACTACATTATTAAGGAAAAAATATGTTTGATGCAAAAGCAATACAAGAAATTAGTCGCGACGAGCGAGTAAATTTAAATTATGGAATTTTAGAAGAGATGGCTACATTAGCTAAAAGAGTTATTGTAAAAGTAACTACTGATAAAGATGATATCCTTTATCCTGCTTCTGAAGAAAATAGCGAAGTAATTGATACACTAATTACTACTAAACTTAAAAATAAACTTTTATAAGGATAACTAATGATTAACGAAGCATTAAAAACAATAGCTATTGAATTAGCTAATAAAAATAAAGTACTAGCACCTAAAGCTAATAGTGTATTGGTTGTAGACAATCAAGATGAAGTAGTTATTAAACTAAGTTCACTAATCGCTAATGAGGTTTCTACTTATCGTAATTTACTTATTCCGTTTATTAAGGATTACAGAAGTAAAGTAGAAGAAATTGTTAACCAAAGATTAAGCAATATTAACATTAACGATATCGAAGTCGAAACTATTGAGGTGCCATTAATTTTAAAAGAGTATGTTAAGCGTGATATTATTGGTGCTAGTGATTCACAAGTAATCCTACCTATTTCTAGTATCAGTATACCTACACCAAGTGTTGAAGATATTAAGAGATATTTACATTCTGAATCACCTATCATTAACGATTACATTAATGAATTACTTAACGAATTCACAGATGAAGAACTACTTAATGTATGGGAAAAGTATTTAGGAAATATCTCTAAAAGTAACGACAATTTAACTATGGTACGCATTTATGCACCTATCAATGTTAATGAAGTTATGTTAACATATTTATTAACAGACAAACTTATGGATAATATTCCAGAAGGAATTGTTGCTAGTGCTGAAACATACAATAAAGTTATGGGTTTACTTAAAGATAAACTACGTAATGATTTAACGTATATTTATAAACAAATGCTAAACGCATTGGATACTAAACGTTTAGTTGCTAAAGTAGATGGTAAAACTGTATACGTACATAAAGAAGTATATGGCGAATTCTTAAAAGAGTTTCCTGTTGAAGTACTATTTGGTTTGGCTATCGATAAAGATGCTAAATTAGTTAATAAACACTATCTGTATGATATTAAAACTAGTGCTGATGTTTATGCTGCTAATTGGAAGCAATACGTTAAAATGAAAAAACTAGCTGTTGATGAAATAGGTATTTACAGAATGGCTTATACTGTAGCTATAGGAGATGCACTTAAAGAAGCTCCTTCTGAAATTAACGAATACTTAGTTAATGATAATGTTGGTCAACTTGAAAACATTATTAGAGATGAAGTACGTAATGAGCCACTTTATGAACTTAAAGATACTGTAGCTATGTCAAGAGAGTTAATCTCTGAATATATTTTTGATAATGAAAACTTTGAGAAGTTCTTAGAAAATATGACAGATTACAGTAAAACTAACCCTGAACTCAATTCTAAAGAAGTAGCATCATTAGCTGTATTAGATATGGTTATCGATTATCTTACTATGCAGGTAACTACAAAATAAGGATATCCTATGGATATATTAGATCCTAAAAAACTCAAAAGAGACGCGAACAAAATAAAACAAGCAATGACTACTATAGGTGACACTATAGTAGTTAATAAAAACTTACGAGTAATTTACCCAGAATCTTATGAAAGTAAAAAATTAGCTATCTTGGGTAATCCTGTTAGGATAGTTAATATTTATGCCGTACTAGATGATGATGGTAACTATGCTGTAAGTAACTTACCTATCTTTATGGAATTGACTCCTAGCAATATTAAATTTATCGAAGTTAATGGTGTTGTTAATAAAGTTTTAGAATTTCCAGAAGGAACTAATTTTACCAACAATAACAAAATGGTAGTTAATAACAAATTCTTGTTTGATTTATTTAACGAATTTTATATTAACGGTAAGATTCCGTGGTTTATGGAATATGACGATATTATCGATATCTTTAAACAAACTGATAAATATGCTAATAGTAATTTAGGAGACAACCCTATAGTAACAGAAATACTCGCAAGTATTGTTGCCAAGAATCCTAATGACAAAAGTAAATTATATCGTGAGTTACTTAAAGATAAAAAAGTACTTAAAGAAGTACATCCTGAATATGTCGGGTTACTTAACTTATTTTATACTTTTGATAATACTGTTAGTAAACTTACTGGTAGTTATTACAGTAAAGGTGTCATTAGTGCTATCGTGAATAAAGAAAAAGATACTACAAAAATCGAAGAGATACTTCGTGCATAGGATAAAATATGGGAAATAAAATAGTTTTTTCAACTGTTAAGTCTACAACAGATAATAGAACTTTAGAGAAAGATGACAAAGGTTATTACTTTGTAACATTAGGTGCTCTTAATGTTATTAACTCTGCTGGTGAGTTCTATACTGCTGATGATGTAAGAAATATGTTTACAGATAATAATTCTACTCTTATGAGAAGATTAAAGACTGGAGCATTAAGAGGTGAAGTTGGTCATCCTAAGTTTGTACCTGGTATGACTAGAGACCAATTTTTAGCTAGAAATTTAAAAATCTATGAAGAAAATGTATGTGTACATATTAGAGAATTAGTTCTAGAAGAATCCAATATAGATAGCGGTGTTCCTGGTAAAGGTAATGTTATTCTTGTTAAGGGATGGGTTAAACCATCAGGACCTAAAGGAGATTTCTTACAAAAAGCTTTAGATAATCCTGAAGAAAACGTAGCTTTCTCGGTTAGATGTTTAACAAAGAATACATTTGTTAATGGTATCGTTATAAAGAAAATAGTGCAACTTATCACATATGATTATGTTAACGAACCAGGTATTAAATACGCTACTAAGTGGAAAGAGTTAAGTATTGAATCTATGGACTCTATTGTTATGGATTTAGACGATATTGCTGACGGTGATGAAGTAGATGAATGTTTTGCTTGTAGTCTTGAATCTAATACAGAAAGAGAAATGGTTAAAGAACTTATCATTAACTGTAATGATAATAATAGCGACGTAATCGAACAATGGTAACTATACTAGGAATTCCTAGTATAGTTATACTATAATTCTTTTTTCATTGATTATACTAGGAGACAACATGTCAATTATAGATTTTACAAAAAGTAACTTATTTGGTACAAACATAAACAAAGGAAGTGACGAAAGTAAAGCTAAGCTAAATGATATCAAAATTATAGATAAAGATTGGGTCAAAGTTAGGTTCATGGTAACTGATAACGATCTAGACGAAGTAGATAAAATAAATAGATATTATAGTAGTGCTAACTTTAAGTTCACAGATAGCTCACTGGGTGGTAATATTGCCATAAATAATAGACCACAATATACTAGATACGCGGATATACGTATTCCTGGTAGAAGATTAGGGTTACCTCCTGTTACAGTTGAAGATACAACAGGTAACTACGGTATGGGTAGATACTATTCTGAATCGCTAGATGATAATAAACAAATAGTATATATGGAATTTGGAATAGCTAAATTTAACTCATTATTTGATTTCTTTACTAGAGCAGTAGATTATCAAGATAGTGTTTTAGCTAATACTGGTAGAAAACCATATATGTATAACATAGGTAAATTCTTAGGTGCCGGAATTATGTTAGCTGCTTTTCCACTAATAACAGTTACTATCTGGACTATTAAAACTATAGCAGGATTAGTAGCTGGACATGGTGCTTTTAATTATTATTATTTAGATCCGACTATGCATAACTATTGGGCTACAGTAAACACAATAACAACACATATGGCTACTGAATTAGGGTTACTTATTCCTGAATTCACAAATGATAATACTGTAGCTAACAAGATAGGTGTTAATGTACAAATAAATCAAGATGATTTAAATAACTTAAAAGAGATGATGCCTGGCATTATTACGGATAATAATTATATTGACGTATTTGCCATAGCTACTAAAGCTCAAGCATTGGCTAATAAACAAGCACTATATGATAAAAAGATATATGACCAAAAAACAGATTTAGATTTTGCTGGATATATTAAAACTAAATATACTGTAAGCGAAGATAAAGCTAGTGGTTCTGGTATCGGTGATAGCATTAATAGTACTTTTATGTTTAGCAAATATATAGATAAAGTTGTTACTAAAAACAAATACTATAGTGAACCAGCACAAGATACTGTAACTACTACACAAGATGATATTAGTGGTAAACCAGATCCAGTTGTTGTTGATTTAAAAGAAATAGGTAAACAACCAGATGGTACTTACCCTATGACTAGTAAAGATAAAGAAAAAGTAAGTAAATTAAAAAGTTATGTAGATGCTTTTGATTCTGCTGTAAGAGATGGTGGTGCTTATGCTGCTTTTGAAGTAGAATATACTGGTAGTGTTACCGAATCGTTTTCTAATAGTGTAGGTGAAATAGATACTGGTAGTACATTAAAATCTTTAAGTAAAAAATCAAAAGATGTTAAATTTAATTTAGCTGGCGGTAACATTGTAGGGGAAGCAGCACAAGCTATAGCTTCTGGTGTTAAAGATTTAATTATGGGTGGATTAGATTCAGTTACTTATGGAGCGAGTAATGTATTACAAACGTTATTAGGTGGCGGATATATAGATGTCCCTAAGCGTTGGGAAGATAGCAGTGTTAGTTTACCGCAAGTAACATATAAAATGAAACTTATTTCTCCTTATGGTAATACTATTAGTCAAATGACTAATATTTATATTCCATTAGCGATGTTGTTAGCAGGATCTTTACCATTAGCTACCGGTAAAGCATCTTATACATCACCATATCTTTGTAGTTTATTTTCTAAAGGTGTACAGAAGATTAAATTAGGAATGATAACTAATTTAACCATTACAAGAGGTACTTCCAATTTAGGATTTAATAATGACAGAAAAGCACTAGCTATAGATGTATCATTTACCGTAACCGACTTCAGCAACATTATGTCGGCACCTGTTAATACATCTATATTTGACGAAATATTCAATGTCCCGTTATATGATGATACTCCGTTAGGTAATTATATTTCAGTTATAGCTGCTCGTTCATTACTGGATTCCAAATATGCCCTTCCTAGAGTTAAATTAAAGCTCTCTAGAGCACTTATGTCATACGAGCAAGCCATTTCACCATCCTCATGGGGATTGAGGACAGGAAACGCTTTAAATGGCGTTTTAGGTGGATTCGTGTCACAAGCATCAATTCTGAACAAATAATATATAACATAGTAACTAGCTAATGCTAGTTACTATGTTATGCGAATGCACTCATTACTGATATGCTTTGTGTTCTATCTAATTGTACGGTAACAGTTCCATCTGAAGGAGTTGTTCCATAATTATCTAATAATGCTGTTTGTGAAGTACTACATACTTTATCGTTACCGTTAAGTTTAAAGTAGTTAACATTACCTAATTCATCTCTATCCCAAGTAGGGTCTATGGTGTCTAAACTAGTTAAAATAACATCATTAGTTTCTGTAGCATTAGCAGTCTTAGATTCATCTCTATCTATTCCCTTTAAAATACTACTAAATTTAGTTTTTGTAATAGCAGTAGCTTTTGCCCCACCTACATCTGCTCGTAATTCTTGTATTACACCTAAATTACCTATAACGCTTTTATTATTGCTATCGCCGAGTATACTAGTTACTGCTTGTAATGCTGATGTGCTTTGTGTGGGGTCAATACCAATAACCGATACTAACACATTATGTAAAGCATTATCTAAATCACAAGCAATATTTTCTAATAAAGATTTAATATATGATAAATCAAATAAACTACTAGTATTTAAGTTAAGACTATTTTTACTCTTACATAAAGTTAGCGCATCATTAAGTATGCTTTTTGCTTTAAGTGTACTCCCACCTTGTTGTGTTAATTTTAATAGGTTAGACTTTGTGGCAGAAACTACTTTACTAGGGTCAGTATAACTATTAATATCTTTAAAGGAAGTTTTAAGTGTATCTGATATAGCGCTATCTACTTTTGGTTCGTTAAAAGCATTTAATATATCTTCTTTAGCAGAGTAATCTTTTAGTCCAACAATAACATCTGTTACTGGATTACCGTATTGGTCACAATTGTGATTAACTTTCTTTAAACTTCTATTATTGCTGCTTTTACTATATGTTGATCTATACTTACTAGGTGCTTTAGTATTACAATCTGTACTAGGAGTAAATAAACCTATTAGTTTATCACCTATGCTTGGTTCAGGTACTTTAATATCTGAAAAAATACTATTGTCTACATTACTAATATCATTAGTATTTATAGCATTTGCAGTACCTAGTGTTTTTAAATCATTTGTTATTTTTGGTGCTAATGCCTCTACTCTTACAGAACCATCTTTATTAGTAACTATCTTCTTAGTTGTGTCTGTATTAACTGTACCTTCTTCTGATACCCTGCTTAAATCCAAACTTGTTAATGTAGATATGGTGCCTACATCTATAGCGCTCTCAACGATAGCCATGATATCTCCTTATATTTTTTAATATCAATTAAGATATCAGAAATAGTGATTCTTAAAAAAATTTAAACATATATTATTTAAGTAGACCATAGACACCTGCTTGATACAAATGAACTGTTACTGGTGTTTCGACGTATTCTTAAATAACCTTTATCCCAAATGGTTACTCCTGTTAAGACTGCGGGTGTCTTATGGTCAGCATACATGAAATCGAAGGTGTGCTAATGCATTAGTATATGAGGTGTACCTATATGGTATTAACATTATAAAAAAAGAACAAGGAAACAACAATGGCAATCGATGCTGGAAAATTTGAAGTAAGTAAAACAGAAGGAATCGCTACTGTAAAGTATAACGATGAAAATGCATTCTACGAAGGTACAGAACTTTCTAAGAAAGTAATTAAAGAAGTGTTCGACCATGCACATTCTTATATTGAAGAAGCTACTAAAGCTGCTGCAGAACAATCTACTAAAATCATGTCTGAAGATAAAGACATCGATAAAGTAGTTGTAGAATACCCATATGGTGTATCTAAACGCGGACAAGTGAATGTTGTTGCTAAACGCTCACAAACATTTAAATCGCCTGCTGATGGCACTGAAGTAACTAAGTCTACTCTTGGTGTAACAGTTAAAGATCCGCTTACTAAAGTTAGTAAGTCTAAGATTCAAGACCTTACTAAAGAGATGACTGCTACACTACTTTCGTAGGCGTAGGTAAGTTAATTTAACTTTTAGTGCTGCATGCGCTTCAGGATATGTCTGTAAAATACTGCGTCACGGGATGCGTTGTATTGTTGGAGATATCCTAGTCCCGTTTACGACCTTATACATATAAGTTTTGTCGTGTTCCTTTAGTAGATTCAAGCGAATCGAGTGAACAAATCTCATAGGCGACTATGAGCAGCTGCCCTTGATTTTATGGGTAAGCGGGGTTGGCGTAGCGAGTCAATCTGAATACACTATATTGATACCGTGCATATTCTTGCTTGTAGATCTCGCTGTAGTATGTCTGGTATTCGAAAACCGAATTATTATCATAACCTAGACAGCACAGGATAGGTGCGCTAACCAATATCTAGGTTATATATTTAGTAGTCAGGACAGCACAGGATAGGTGCGCTAACCAATGTCCTGACTACAATCTATGCTCTAGATGAAAATCGGATAGACTGAGTGAATTCATAGTGTATCACTGTAGAATACATTATGATTGTAACGAGGTATTTAGTTGGTTCAACTCCAACCTAGAGCACATACCTAACCTAACATAGTATTAACACAATAGCTGAGTGTTATTGCTATATCCATATCCTAAAATAATAGTAACTATACTACCTAGTCTTATAAGACTAGGTAGTATATATTATCTATTTTTTTTTTACTTAAGCTTGTTCGTTATACCCTGAATTGCTGGCTGCAACATTTGGGTCAATTTCTGACTGAGGTGTCACCATGCCATTTAATTGATTATATCGACTAAAGGATGAATTTTTGAATTTTAAAGATTTTTTAAATATTGCTAATAAGATGTATAATAATAAATATAAATACATACAACCATCAACAGACAGAGTATATAAGAATAAGGATATAACAATAATATGCCCGATGCACGGCGAATATAAAAAACGAGTCAATAGACATTTAGCAGGGAGTGCGTGTAATGAATGCAGAATTAATAATGACCGAGTGACTACAAATCAATTCATAAAGAAAGCCGAACAAATACACGGCGATAAATATGATTATTCTTTATCCGAATACGTGCTTAGTAGAATACCATTAAAGATAATTTGTAAAAAGCACGGAGTTTTTGAACAAACACCTAACGATCATTTAAGTGGTCGCGGATGTATTATATGCGGAAGAATATCGGTCGCCGATACGAAAAGAACTACGAAAGAAGAATTCGTACAGAAATCTAGAAAAGCTCACGGAGATAAATATAGTTATAGTAAAACTAAATACATAAATATGCGAACAAAAATAACTATAACATGTCCAGTTCATGGTGATTTTGAACAAATACCAAGTGAACATTTAACAAGTAGTGGTTGTTATAAATGTAGTGTTATGAAAAGAACATTCACTACTGAACAATTTATAGAGAAAGCTAAAAATGTACACGGTAATAAATATAAGTATGACAATGTAAAATATATGGGAAGCAATACTCCAATACGTATAACCTGTCCGGTACATGGCGACTTCGAACAATTACCAAGAATACATTTATCAAACATCGGCTGTATGCGATGTTATAGAGATAACGAACGATATATAAATATGAAAAAATTTATTACTGCCTCTAAAAAAGTACATGGCAGTATGTACGATTATAGTAAAGTTAATTATATTAATAGCAAAATACCAGTTACTATCATTTGTCCGATACACGGAGAATTCAAACAAACACCAAATAGTCATATTCGCGGAAACTGTTTAAAATGCGCTATAATTAAAAATACCTTATCTACGGATCAGTTTATAGAGAAAGCCAGAAAAATACACGGAAATAAATACGACTACAATAAAACAATGTATACATTGAGTAAAAATATAGTAGTTATAACTTGTCCTAAACATGGCGACTTTGAACAAACAGCTACTAGCCATCTAACTGGAAATGGTTGTTCGCAATGTAGTATTTCTAAAGGAGAAGAAAAAATATTAAAATATCTAAAAAAACACAACATATCGCATATTCGTGAATATAAAATACCTGGTTATAACTATAGATATGATTTCTATTTACCAGAACTCAATATACTTATAGAGTATGACGGTATCCAACATTTCAAACCAAGATCATTTTTTGGCGGTAAGGACGAATTTAAAAAAACAAGAAAAAGAGATAAAGAAAAAAATACATTAGCTACATTTAATAATATACATTTAATACGCATACCATACATTAAATACAATATACTAGAAGAATATCTTGAAAAACAAATTAAACGTTTTTATAAATTTAATGTTAAGGGGACATATTATAAAACTTTTCTTGATATGTGTAGAGATCTTAATTTACCAGGTAATACTACAATACATAATTATAAAAAATTTATATAGTTACACTATATCCACTAGGATATAGTGTAACTTATGCTTAATGTTCATTATAGCCAACATTTTCACTGGCTGCAACATTTGGGTCAATTTCTGACTGAGGTGTCACCATGCCGACATCCGGAAGAGTGTTAATAACAGTTAAGTTCTGTAGGATAGTATCTGCCATATTCATAACAGCTTCATTATTCATAGTGATACCAGCCCATTCGATACTTAGTTCAGGAGCTTCACCGGCACTATGAATATCACGTTTACCAGTTCTTTCACCATTTGATTTAGGGAAGAAGTTAGTAGTTAACCAAGCATCAACAACAATTTTCTGTGTAACGTCTGGTTCGATAAACAATACTGTACCAGTATAGAAGTCAGCAGTATACATACCACCAATATCTTCGATGTTTTCCATAAAGTTAGCTACTAAAGGTTTCTTAGTATCAGGATCCATCATACCATATCTAATAAGATAATCTAGGAATTTGATAATAGCTTTACCAGCTTTCTCTTTATATGTAGTACTGACTGTAGAGCGTGCTCTTTTTACATCAGTAATCTCTTCTTGCATCTCACCAGCACCACCAATAGCGTGTTCATCAGTCTCAACTGTAAGACCAGAAGTTAAACCAGTAATAGTTAATGGGTGTAGCTCGATAAGTGCTTTATATGTATCAATCCATTTTTGTGGTTCAGGCATGTAGTTAAGAAACTTAGGTGCTCTTAATACCACAGGAATGATATTACGTTGTACGTAAGCTTGGTTAGAGATCCATTCTTCAACGTTTTTACCATCAGGACCAACTCTACCAATCTTAGCAAAGTATCCGTTTTGTCCGCCATAACGTAAGTTAAGGGCTGGTGAATGACCAGCATAGACTTCTTCTTTGTTTAAAATAGCATCAGCAATTGTAGCCATTTGAATTCCTTTATATAATATTTTTTGTTAAACAGTATACCCATTGGGTATACCTTATTTATTAGATTCTACAGAATCTAATAGTGTGTTGTGTGTTGTTACTGTTCTAAATCTGACATTCTATAAACAGCAGTTTCATAAACCATAACACTTCTCATGTTATTTGCGTATAATTTATTTATAAGCTTCCAACTATAACCACGTTCTTTATCTGCTTCTGTAAATACTACTTCTGGAACTACAACAATTCTACCATCAAAGATATTTTTAGTTGCTTTATTAACATATGCTACGATAGCATCTGATAATTGTGCTTCAGTAAGGTCTGTTGCTCCAGTAAAGTTTCTCCAAGCATTATCAGCAATCTTAGTAACAGTACATACCGCAATAACTGTAAACCAGCTATTAAGTACTGATGTATCATCATCATATACTGTTTGGATAGCAGGGAAATGGTATTGTCTTCTATCATATGGTTGTGCCCATACAATTCCGTCATTCCATAGTGTTGGTTTAATACCAGCAGGAATAAATGATGGTTCAATATCTACCAATTCAGTAATAATGTTACCTGGCGCTCTATCGAATGCATATACACCATTCCATTTACCATTACCTGCACCCATAAACTTAGCTGATTTAATAGCAATTGAATATAGTAACGGAATTCTATCTCTCGTAGTATTATCTGCAAGCAGACCGGTACCAGCAACAACAATACCTCTAGCGACACTTGTTCCGAAGTAATCAGATTCAGGTGTTAATTTTAATCTGTTTTTAAGTGCTACCGCAATAGCTCTTTCATCAGAAAGTGGTAAGAATGATTCTCCGAGAGAAGCATCATGCGTAGATAATGCTACAGCAGTATCTTTACGTACAGCGATAAAGTTACAAATTTCTTCTTTAGTGTTTAAAGGGAATCCAGAATCATACATTACTGATTCAACGTTGATTGCATTATCCATAACTTCACTATCTGTGTCTAGATACTTAGCTAGTTCTCTTTCAACAAGAGTATTGAACATATCACTAGTTAAACTACCATCAGAACCACCTTTAAGGAATACTGGTGTAGTTAATGACATAGTAATCTCTTGTTGTTCAGGAGTTGTATTAGGAGTATCATCACTTCTAACAAATGTAAAGAAGTTAACACCTTTTGTAGATTTACCAGTTAAGAAGTTAAAGATATATCTTTCTTCAGCAGTAAGGTCAGCATCTGCTGTTAAGAAATCAAACCATGAAGAAGTAGCAGCATCATTACCGTCATTCCATACTTCAGGATCATTAGTAATATGAGGTGCTTCTTTTTCGATTAGCATTGTTAAAACTCTATCTAAATAATTCGTATAAACATATAATTTTTCATAATCCTCATATTCTAACGGAAGAAGTGGATCTGTTTCATTATACCAGTTTTGTAAGAAAACTGTTTCTAAATCAAATCTAGCTTTAGTAAGAGGATTAATTGCGCCTTCTTTAAATGTGAACTGTACATTTGGTTCGCCATAAAGTGATGGTTTAACAACATACTTACTATCAGTATCTTCTCTTTCAACAAGTGCTAATTTATAAGGTAATGATTTAGTAGCTTCGATAATATCTCTTTGTACTTCATCATCAGACATACTACCAATAGCGATACCTATATTATTATAAAACTCGCCTTTATATTTTGCTTTTAAATCAACAATTGGATACATAATAGATCTGTTTCCATCAGCATCAGACATAGTTCCTGATTTAGTTCTAGCAGCACCGATAGTCATACCGTTACGAATAAATGCTTCACCTACTTCAGTGCCTACTTGTACTTCTTCGATAATCTTATATTTATATCCAGGAATAGTAGGATTGTCTGCATCTACAGCATAATCATTTGTAGCAGGATCAATAACATACGAACCATCACTATTTCTTAAATAGTTAGGGACATCTGTAGCTAATACATCTAAGTAGATAGTTATATTAGATTCAGGGTTAGCGTCATCAGGAATCACACGTTGTAACATAATAGTATTTGCTGCACCAGCAAAACCAGTAATAAATCTAGTTGAATGGTTGTAATATTTGCTATCTTTATCAAATGTTTCTGTTCCATACATCAATAACATTGGAGCGCCAACGTTAGGCGTAGGAATTGTTGTACCTTTTCTAGCATAGAAGTATGCTTTAGGTAAATGTTGCGGAATCTCAATAGGCTCAGGAGTAACTACTCTTGTAGATAAATCATGAACACCAAGATTAATAACTTGTGGACTTGCGTTTACGAATAAACTCATATTATTTTCCTTTAGGTTTTATTTAAACATATTGCTATTGCTAGCACGCTATGTTAAGCGTTTTTTTTTACTCATACGTATAAGGATATGTAATATATCAATTAATATTACAAAAATTATACGTACATGTGTTTATAGGCTTCCTCGCCATTATTAACAGCGCCATATGTGTTACTTATAAGTAATATATCGCCATTATTTAATTTTATACTACTATCGTTAGCATGTAGATTATTGGTACCAGGGTCAATTAGTATAAAGTCTTGTTTAACTTTACTAAACAGAATAACAGCATCATCTTCAGTATTGTCTGGTTTATCTCTGCGATAAATAATGGTATCTCCATTAGATAATTTATCTGCTCTTAAAGAATGATCTCTAAATGATTCAGGAATAGATATACCTTGTGACCAAGTATTAGAACTAATATTATAAATATACGTGGTAGTATAACTGCCTCTACCAGGAACCACTAATAGTCTACCATTTCCAATGTCTACTAATGCAGCATTAATTAATGGATTATTTACAAAATCATCACTTTCTATACTATAACGTATAGTATTATTTATAACATCATAAAATCCTATGCTACTAGCATTATCTGGGTTAAGAAAAGCAATTGTTGTTTTATCTAAAGACACTACAGCATTATTATATCCTAACGGAACACTATTAATCCTTTTAATTGTATGTTTTAATATAAAACTACCTTCAAATGGATTATAGTCATATACCGCAAACATAGCAACATCATCAGTATTGTCATAATTATCTGTTAAAAAAATATTACCTTCTAACATTTTTCCATACCATGATTCAGTAGTATCATATAGTGATATTCCTGGAACATAGCTACGGTTAACACTAATGTTATCTTCTCCGTCATCTTTATTATAGATATATTCATATATACCATAATAAGTTCCTTCATCTACATAAGGAGCATATATTCTGTTATCAAATGTTTCGTATAAACTAGAATAAGGAATTATTTTATAAAATGGTTCAGATTTTCTAGGTATGATTTTATTTTCATATACTTTATCATTATCTATGAATTGTGTTCTGGTGCTATAATCGTTAGTATTCATATAGTATCTAACAATTTCATTTTTCTCATTAATTCTAACATAAAGTTCTATTACATATTCTCTATCCGGTAAAAGAAGATTTTTAGGTATAGTAACAATAGATACTTCACTACTAAATGTCTGTGTGTACAACACTGTGTCGCCATACATTGGTTTTAAATTAATCTTAGTAATACCAATAGGTAATGTAGGATCTATCTTACTAAAACGCAATACTAAATCAGTATATGGTTCTACATATTTTAAATTAGTAGTTATTTCAAAATTAGTACTTAGTATATCTTTATATGTAGATCCTATTTTAGATTCGATACCAGTAGCAGTTAAATGTATAGCCTCTACATATATTCCTGCTAAATTATCATAATCTAATAATGCTTTACTAACTGTTAATGAAGTCAAATTAGTTTCATCGTATAAGCTAACAAAAATAACTTCTTTATTAGCATTACGTATAATCCAATGTGTAGCAAAATGACTTTCAGCAGTTAACTTAGCTTCTCCGGTGCTAGCTATTAGATTAGTTTCATCTCCGCCAATATTCACAATAGGTGTAGCTATCTTAACTTCAGTATGTAATAATACACTTGTACTGTTATTATGATTACGCACAGGAATAGGTTCTGTCCAAGGTAAAACTGTTCCATCACTAAGTGTTCTTTGCGCTTGTGCGTAATACGTAACACTTGCTGGTATCGTTATATTGCTATACCATAGTGTTAACCATATTGTACTGTCTGTTATCTCCTCTAGAATATTAGTCATATCAATATCAGTAGCTATTCGCCAACTAGTACTTGTATGTTCTAATCCATCTATAGGATCCCATGGTCTAATTTTTAAACTAACCATATGTTCTCCTTAATAATTTCATCAACGAAATACTATTATCTGAATATACAGAGAAGGAGAACACATGTATAGAACAATAGCAATTATTGCTGGAGTACTACTTATAGTAGGTTCTATTTGGTACAAGATCAATAGTCTCAATAACCAAATAGAGGAATTACAGGTTAAATTAGAAAAATGCAGTAACCTGCACGATAAAACAAAACTTAAGTTAGCTCTTAAGGAATCTGAAATAAGAGGGTTACAGATAGCGATAGATAACAGAAATAAAGAGATAAACGATCTCCATAAAAAATATCTTAAAGTGCAATCTGAATTTAATGCTTGGAAAAAGAAACCTAAAGAAGTTAAATACAAATACATCTATAAAACAGTCGGTAAGTATGTTGATATGAAAAAACTACAAGATGGGTTGTGTAAAGATGGATTAGAACTTAATAAAGCAATATCGGAGATGAAATATGAAGATCTATAAATATTTGTTAATAACCTTTACTACATTACTTCTTATCGGGTGTTCTGATAAAAATCCTGAAGTAGAACACGATGTAGTTGTGGTTACAAAAATTAAGAAAGTTTACATTGAAACAGGATGTAAAGTACCTAAAATTAAATGTGACTTTAAGGGTGAAGGATTTGAGCCTACTATTAAGCTACTAGAATGTACGTCTTTACAAAAACATGTATTAGATAGTTTAAGAGAACAATCAGATAAAAATACCACAAGAGTAGAAGAAGAAATAATTAAACAATAAGTTATAGTAGAAGCCTTGGCTTCTACTATAACTACTTATTTTTTTAAATATATGTATGGTACATCATCACATTTTATAAGAAAATCATTTAGTTTAATAGTCTTATAGTCAACAAATTCATTTGGGACATAGTAACACTCCATCATTTTCTTATTGTATATAACTTTATAGAATCCTGTAGGTATGGTAATATTATTATTTAATTTTTTATAGCTACTAGTGTAATCTACTAAATTAATAACATTTACTTTCTCGTATAATCTAGCTAAATATCTTTCTCTTTCTTCTACTTTATACCATGAATACCTATTTACACTAGGTAACATAGGGACGCTATTTACACTTAGATAATATGTTAATTTAGACAGTATTTTATCATAGTCAAAATTTGCATCATTAGCTAAATGTCCTTTATGGTAGCCTTGTTTGTAATAATCAAAATTATGTTGTCTATACTCTTTAGGTATTGGACGATATACTCTCCAGTACCTACTTGAAACATAATTCTTTTTATCTATAAGATTACCATAAATAGTATAATCCACTTCTAAAGGTCCTCTATATCTATAGCTATAACAACTATTATATATTCGCATACGATAAAGATCATCACATTGTAAATTATTATATGTCTTTTTAAGATCTATACTTGCACCTTGTAGTGATATAAATAAAAATAATAAAAAATATATTTTACGCACTATTTATCCTTATGTAATAACTTATTCATTGTTTCTGTTATTTTTGTAGTATCCACGATAATATGTATAGGTATTTTTTTATCTTTTGCTTTATTATTTACCGCGTATTCTAAAGCTTTTTTGTAATTAGTCTCATCAACTTCAATACATCTTCTTCTATAATTACCATTCATATTTCTTCTATAAGTTATGTAGAATTTACCTTCATGCTCTTTTAATTCGATACCCTTATATCCCGTAGTTGATTCTGGGTCATCGGTAACTAAATAACTTGCCCATGCAAATTTTAAAGCATCTTCTAAAATACCTTTATTACCAAAACCCTTTCTGAGTTTAAATAATCTAGTTGTTTGTTTTTTTAAATTATGACTGTAATATCTAATAGATACGCCATTAGATACCTTTTTTAACCTAGCAGGCAACTCTTTATTTATACCATAAAAATCATATGTATCTTTTAAATTCACTCTTATTCTCCTGTTAACTGTAACTAACTTAATAGTTCACTTAAATAAGTTGTTTATTATATGAGATAGAATCGATATTCTGTAACTAACGCAATTCATATATTCTAAATATTTACGACTTATTATGCACATGCATCGTATTATAATCTTTTACATTTTATATACGGATTCTGTCTAAGTTAGTTACAGTTTAATTTACAATAAAAAAAACACGTCGAGCTGGACGATAAACGGAGCAACTAATTCACGATTAGTTACAACATCTTTGCCTGTGTTGTTGTTGGTACGTGTTCTCCTTCGAGTTTTTTTTTTGATGACCTCCTTAAGAGTTCATGGATGGAGTGATGACCCATCCTTTTTATCGATAGTGTATCGCGCTACACTATCGTATGCTGACCAAATTTCCTTCTTTGGACACATATTATAACTAGTATACCTTAGGGTATGCTGGTTATATTTTTGACCGCACTTACTATTTTGAGGAGAATAAATATGATAATAAAAAAATTAATACTTTCTGGTTATAAAAGAATGTTTTTAAACAATATAGAAAAGATAGAGTATACTCCTGAAATGCCTATTCAGATATTATTAGGTGGTAACGGTAGTGGTAAGTCTTCATTATTAAGAGAGCTAACTCCGTTACCGGCAGACCTTAAAAAAGACTATAAAGAAGACGGATACAAACAAATAGAGATTACAAATAACAATAAAGAATATTTAATTACTTCAGGTGTCGTTGGTAAAGGGAAACATAGTTTTAGAGTTAATGGAGAGGAACTTAATCAGGCAGGTATACGTAAGATACAACTACAGTTAGTAGAAGAACATTTCGGTTTAACACCACAGATACACGAAATACTTTTAGGTAATGTTTTATTTACTAACATGTCTGTTAACGATAGGAAGAAATGGTTAAGTATGATTTCTAACATAGACTATAGTTACAGCATCAATGTTTTTAATAAACTTAAATCAAGACATAGAGATATATTGGGTGCTATAAAAATAACACAAAATAAGCAACTACAAGAAGATATTCGGTTACTATCAACTGATGATCGAGTTAAGTTAAAAGAAGATGTAAAAGCTCTTAAAATGATGCTCACACACATACTTAATATTAAAAATAATAACATAGAGAAATTACCAGAGATAGATATTGTTACGCTTAATAAAACATATATATCAAAAGCTAAAAATATATTAAAAGAGTTAGAAGCTTTAGAAAATAAAGATTTAAATCACCTAGAAACAATAGTGTTTAAAACTGAAGCTAATATTAAGGCACTGGAAGAGAAAATAAACTCTCTTAATAAACAAATAATAGAGATAAAAAAGATATCCACTACTGGTGTTACCAATACAGAATTAATAGAGTTAACAAAACAAAGAGATGAAATAAAGAAGAAAATAGTGGAATTAGAACAAATCAATACATATGGGTTTGATTTAAGAGAAATACAAAGCATAGCTAATAACTTCAATTATCTCTATAGTGAATTTATTAGTATGTTAAGTAACCTTACTGATTACGAGGATATATATTACAGTACGGACGAAGAAGAAAAGTTAACACTTAAAGTAAACAAGCTAAAAGAAAATGTAGATGGTCTGCATAATTTACTTATTAAATTAAAAAATGATAAGCTCCATATGGAAGAACATCTTAAACAGGATAAAGTAACTTGTGACAAGTGCGGCAATAGTTGGTACCTTAACTACAATAAACAAGACCATATTAATATTGTTAGAAAAATAGAAGAAGTAAGTACTAAGTATGAGTTACTTAAAAAACAATATGAAGAAGAGATAGTTATTTTAAATAGGTTATTAGAAAAGAAATCCGTTATCAAATCGTTAAGACTTTATATATCTAATAATAAATCATTATTAAATGTTTTTAAAGTAATAATTAATGGTTTAGATATACAAAAAGATGTTTCGCAAATAATCAGTAATGCCAATGAGGTAAATTTAGTACTTAATAGATTAAAGGATTATAATAGATATCTCGATAAGTATAACGAGTTAAATAACAAGTTAACTATTATTAATTCAAATAACGAATTAAAGAAACAATATAGTGAAAAGTCATTGGATGCATTAGAAAATGATTTAAGTAAAGCTATCCATGAAAAATATTCTTTAGAGAATAAACTTATTAAGTATAAAAAACAACTAAATTCGTTACAAGAATTACAAACAGTTTATAAAAAATTAGTTAGTATTAGTAAATACCATAGTAAAGAATTAAAGATTAGCATAGAAGAATTAAGAAATGAGAAACTTAATGAATTAATAGAATTTCTTAATTTTGAAATATCTACTATAGAGAAGAAACTAAGAGATAGTGATATTGTGGAGGATAGAATAAAGATTATTAATAAAGAATTAGAACAGTATAAAGAGAAAGAGAAAATACTAAAACTTATGGTTAAAGAACTTAGTCCTACAGAAGGACTTATAGCTAAAAGCATCAATAGTTTTCTTAATGTTTTTATAAGCGAGATTAATAATATCATTAACAGCATTTGGAGTTATGACATGACCTTATTACCTTGTGTTGTTAGTGAAGGTAATGATTTAGATTACAAATTTCCAGTATTAGTAAATAACGATGAGACTATTGCTGATGTAAGTCTTGGTAGTAGCTCTATGAAAGAGATAATAGATTTAGCATTTAAAATAGTATTCATGAAGTATCTAGGGATTATAGGTGCTCCATTAATACTAGATGAATTTGGTAAAACGATGGACCCTGTACATAGAATAAATGCTTATGAGGCTATCGATAAATCATTAAGTAATATATTTGAACAAATATTTATCATATCACATTTTGAAAGTATGTATGGTAGATTTGCTAATGCTGACGTATCTGTATTATCTACAGAGAATCTTATCCTAGATAAAAAGATAGAGTATAATAAAGTACTTAAGATTAATAACTAGTATGAGCTATAGCTCATACTAGTTACAATTTGTTTTGATGTAATCTTCTAATTTAGTAATTACTATTTCTCTATCATCTAGTAACTCTTTTGTTTCTTTATAAAGTGTTCTATATGATTTATTTACAGTTGCTCTATTTTCTAATAAATTAGTATATAGCTTATCATCTTCTTTAGAGACGAGTTTAACTGCAGAAGCTAAAACTACTTCTATTTGTGATTCAACTCCTAGGATATCATATACATCTTGCTTAATAACCTCTTTAAGTGTGTCTAGGTTCTTAATAACAGGTAGTGAACCCAAATGTATAGCTAAGATTTTATCTTGATATCTAACCCCTTCTACTTTAGGTATAGAAGTAATTCTATTAGCAGGAACATAATAATAGTTACCTGCTTCAGACAATAAGACAACTATTGGTATATTGTTGTCTACATCGTATTTATAATCTTCTTCAGTCAAACCACTAGCAACATAAATACCTGCTAAGGGATCTTCTTCGCTATTTACTAAATCACTAAGACTTCTTACAGAGGTAACTGTATATTCTAAATCTTCTTTTAAAAGAGTATCAAATGGTTCTTTAAAACTAAAATTTCCTTTAGTGTTTATAGGTGGTATAAGTATTTCTAACATAATATATCCTTATTATTAATTTGGTGGTGAAGTAGGTCTACCTAAGTTACCAGTATGTTGATGTGTGTTATCTATAGCGATACCATCATGTTTAATAGTGCCTCCATTAATATCAACTGTACTTGTATTCAATGTTCTGCTTGTAGCAGTTAACGTACTGCTAGTAGTACTGTGTTTACTAGTAGTACTGTTAATAGTATCATTTTCACTATTAAGAGTGTAATTTTTAGTATTAATGGTAAAGTTCTCGCTATTACTAACTATATTAGGTGCATTCATTTCAATATCTTTGTTAATAGTTATCGTTAACTTATCATTAGCACTATCTAACTCTATTTGATTATCTTTACCGTCTATAATAGTGAAAATACCATTCTTAGTGTCAATATCAATATCATAAGTAGTTAACTCACCATCACTAGCATCAGTATGTAATCTTATTCTTTTATTAATGGTATCTATAGTAAAGTAATAAACAGCATTAATATCTCCTGCTATACTTCTTTTATTAGAGAATACATAAGTAGCTTTTTCTAATTTACGTTTATCTAACTCATTGTACATATTAGTCCAGAGATAGATATCGCTATTAGCGTATCTCCAAAGTATAACTGTTTCACCTTTACAAAGATTAGGCGCTGTTAATCTATTGGGTTCCATTAAATTAAACCATTTAGCTCTAACGGTATAACCTTTTTGTTTAATAGTTTTTTCTATCTTATTATCATTGTCAATATTTTCATTTTCTTCTAAAACACTATCTGTTAAATTTCCTGTTATGTCAGTAATGTCTTCTATAGGTACTACATTTAAAAAAGGATTATCTTCCACATAATCCTCAGCAACGTAACCTAACGAATAAATACGTAATAGGCTTTTATCCATTATATTCTCCTTCACATTCAATTAACTGAAACTTAGGAGAAATATATGAGTAAAGAATATAATAAAACAGATATAGGGTTAATTAAGCCATTAGATGCTCTTAAAGGCTATAACTTAGCTAAGGGTAGGTATTACGTCAATACTAAAGGTGAAGTCTTTTTAAAGAAGAGTAATGGTACATATCATAAAATGAAACCATTCATTACTAGAGATGGTTATGTAGAGTATGTACTCTTAACTAACGATAATAAAAAGAAACATGTACAAGCACAAAGATTAGTAGCTTTATCATTCATAGCTAATAAAAAGAATAAACCACATGTTAACCATAAAGATGGTAATAGACAAAATAATAACGTTACTAACTTAGAATGGAATACTATTAGCGAAAATGCTAAACACTCATACGATAAATTAAATAAAAAACCTTGGAATAAAAAATAGATATAGATAGATAAGCTAATATGCTTATCTATCTATTTATCTGTAATATCTTTCTTATGTTTCCACTTCTTAGCATTCTTAGCAAACAATGCTCTCTTTCTAGTTTTAGGATTCTTACTCTTTAATCCTAATTCAATACATTCATCAGTTACACCATCAAACCCTTTACGCTTACACCATTGTGTAAACTTACCTTCATTCTTTTCATCTATATGTATCTCTTCATTACCTATAGCTAACCAATCTTTTACAGTATTATACATGATATTATTCCTATTATTATATTTGATATTTAATAGCTTAATATATAAATAAAAATTATAACCTATTCTATTTTAATGATTATTTATTTATATATAGGATTATTTCACCCCTCTAACTACAACACAGTGTAGTGATTCTGCTTCTATCGTATCCCTTCTTCTCTCTCCTGCTCTCTCTTCCCTCCTATCCCCAGGAATCCTGTCCTGGTCATCAGTCGGTTGAGTATCACTGCACTTGCGAGTAGCTGTTCATAATGAACGAGGTAACGAACCCATACTATATAGATTATCTCTATACATATCAAATTGGAATAGGTTCTCTTGCTGTCTTTTAAACTATGGGATTTATACCATGCTAAGATACTACTATTCATATAATAACATTTAATTAATTATTATTTATATTTCTAATTCTTTATAAACATATATTATTAAAATAGATGTAATACTAAACTACTACTTATCTATAACAATAAAAAACAGGAGTAAACAATGGGTACTAAAATAGAAATATTTGTAAATGAAGGTAATAGTCAGGTTACTGTAATAACTGAAACAGATGTAGTTAACGGTAATGATGTAAAAGAGGTAGTAGTTGATGATAGTGGCGTTAATAAACTTAAGATTGAATTAGATAATGCCTTAAGCACTATAGAGAACTTAGTTACTAAGATAGACGATTATCAAGATACACTTGAAACGCTATTAGAAGAGCATGAAAAGACTTTAGCTCTTAAAGATATACACATTAGAGCTTTAGAGAAAAAGATAGAAGCATTGACTAGCGAAGAAGATATTGACGATGTTGAAGTGGTTGAAGAAGTTACTGAAACTAAAGTAACTAAAAAGAGAATGAAGTTTGAAAAGATAGGCGAATATTCTCGTAAGCCTAAAATAGAGTTAAGCAATGAAGAGTTAGAAAAAGCATATCGAGACCATTTGAGAGGTGTTAACTTAGCGGAGATAGCTAGAACATATGGTGTGAATAGAGTAACTATAAGCAAAATGATTGCTAAGTATGCTCTTATGAACCATAAATCTTGTAATCTATATAGTATAGAAGATACTAACATAACATTATCACGTATTGCTAAATGGGTGAATATGATAGATAATGGTAAAAAATACAGAGAGATAGTAGAAGAAGACGGAGAATATAGTGCAGCACATATCAATAACTATGTTTACGTGTATGGCGACTATATAAAAGAACTTATGGAAAAAGGAGAATTATAATGAGAGGATTACCAGGGATTGTAATGAGTGTAGCTGTATCAATTGCGTGGCTAGCTACATATATACCTTTTGTAACATATGTCGGTGCCGCTGCAGTAACTATGTCTATCGCATGGTATCTAGTTAAATTAACCAAATAAGGATAAGTTATGGTTATTAAAAGAAACCAATACGGGTATCCTGTAGTTAAACTACAGGAAGCAGCCAGAGAATTGGCTAATTATGATTTAGAAGTAGAACCTTCTAGAATAGAACGATTACAGAAAGAATGTAAACGTTATTTAAATAAAATCTTTAAAATACGAAAGGAAGAGTATGGCAAATAAATTAAGATTAATTGGGTGTGGTGGCGCTGGTTGTCACTTAGTGAGTGAAGTAGGTACTATGTTAGGTGCGTTAGGTGAAGGTTTTTGTAATGTTGAAAAACACTACTTGGATACATCTACTAACAACATCAGTGATGAAATGAGACAAGATGGTAAATTTTTCCATATCACTAGCAAAGATTTTACTAAAGACGAGTTAAGTGGTAGTGGTGCTGAAAGAAGAACAAATGCTAGTGATATAGTTGCTAGTGTAAAAGACTTCTTAGATAACAATGGTATCAAAGAGAAAGAGAATGGTGTTTTTAACATAGTTATTGCTTCTCTTAGTGGTGGTTCTGGTTCAATCATCATGCCTACTATTTTAAAGAATATGTTGTTAAGAGATATTCCTACTGTAGTAGTAGCTATCGGCGATAGCACTAATGGTCTATCTGCTATCAATACTTTAAACAGCATCGCTACGTTACACAATGTAGCTAAGCAGACTAGCAAACCTATTAGTATTATGTATGTTAACAATGAATCATTCATGCAAGGTAATACCAATGAAGCTATCGCTAATGCTAATAAGAGTATCTTCAATAGTCTTAGCGCGTTATCGTTATTCTTATCAGGCGAGAATGAATCAATTGACAACCAAGATATGATTAACATCATTGACCAAAGTAACTATAAGACTATCAAAATCAAGCCAGGTCTTTATAGTTTGAATATCTACAGTAAAGAAGTTATCCTTCCTGATAACTGTGTACCTACTGTAGCTAGAACATTAACTGTTAATGGAGTATCTCCGGATATTAACTTATCATTGTTACACCATAAAACAGGAACAATTCTTGCTGAAAATGCAATTAATATTTACAAAGAACATGTACCTATTCATTTAGTTACATTTGTAAACTTCTTCACACACGAAGAAACAAGACTTAAGAAATATACTGATAGTATTTATGATGCAATGCACGCTATTGAAGTAAATGAAGTTAGTGGTAGTTCAGAGTCTGAAACAACTGATGATGGTTTAGTATTTTAACAACAGCTGCAGGAGGTTATCTCCTGTGGTTGTATTGTTTTTTTACTTACCTCAATTGTATGAATATACGGGAGGAACAGTATGGTTAAAGACAAAGTATTCGTAATAGATGGCGAGATATCTCTGCACATTTTAAGTGGCATAATTAACAAATATAGCAATGATACTATGTTGGTTAATGAACGTATTTTGCCTAAATACTTATTACACACTATGTTAGTACATGAATTACAATATAGTTTTGGCAATATAGTAATAGGTCCCGGTAATAGTTTGTTATTAGCTAATATGGATTTAAATAGTTTTATAGTTAAATATAAAAATGAGTTAAGTAATATTAACTTATGGTTATTGGCTAGAGAGATTAATGGCAGTATTAACTTTGAGTTAAAACACAATCATTTTTCTACAAATAGTTTATGTATTGATGTACACATTATAGGTAAAAATATACATGTAAATGTATCTTTAGAAGGAACAGACCTTGGATGATAAAAAATATATTTTAGATATTGAATTTGAACTCAATTTTATGGAAAATATTATACGTAAGTATATGGGGTACACTGAAGGTAGTCTTTATGTGAAAGGATATAGATATCCTCCGGTTGAAAGAAAAATGTTAGATTATTATACTAGCAAGAATATGGTATCAAATGAACCTTTTCACCCGATTCATGCTGCTGAGATTATGCGTATATATGTATATTATCATATGTGTGAGATTTCAAATTATCCAGAGTTAATTCTAGATAACCCATTATTAGATAATGAGCACAAAGATAATATTGAATCTATTTATTATGGGTTAAATAGAACCAAACATATAGTAGATGATTATATTTGTGCGTACATACCTAATGTGAGTGCTGAAGATTATCAACATTTAATACGGTTTATGGATGCTATTATACTCAAGTATGATTATGTGTTTAATGGAAACATAGATAAATCATTAGATATAGATATAGATACAAATGAGTTTATTCTTATATTCAGAGATCCTATTATTAAAATAAGGTACGATGAAGCAATGAGAATTAAAGAGAATGAAAGAATAGTTAAAGAATTAATGGAAGAAGGAAAAGAAGATGGATACACCACCAATTAACAAAATGTTAAGTAGTTTGATAAATAGCAATAGTTATAATATTTCTCTGTATAAAATAGATGCTAATTCACTATTTCCGGTAGACCCATACATTGAGATTACTGGAAATAGTGAACCTGCGCCTAGATTAACAGTTAAATTGATTAACGCTATTTTAGAATCGTTTAGTCTATACGGGATTAAAAACCTTAAAGAGCTGAATAATTCTATTTCTGTTATGTTAAAACTGTCTAATGAAACAAAGATAAAGTTAGATATTATATTAGTAGAATATTATGTGCGTTTTTCTAAGTTAATGGATACACACCTATATGAATTTATGTCATTACATAAAACAAATACTTTAGAAGAACTTATCATGCATACTAAGTTCTCGTATGTTTCGAGTATTGATATACATTTGACTAACACTACTGATAAATATTCATTTGGTTACAATGTAATTATAGAAGTAGATGCTTATTGGAGAAAATAATGACTAAAAGAGAAAACGGTGAAATACGTAGTGATGTAAAAGTAGTTGACCTTAGTGAACTGAAGCCTTATATCGGTGCATTATTTCCTGGTACTAAACTAGAATTAGCTATTGTTAGGTTTTATGCTAGAGTGGTAGATAACAAAAGAAATGCTTTAAGAGATATAGTTAATTATATTTGCAATAAGATTTATGGTACACAAAATGTAGAGTATAGTTATAGTGATTTAACAGAGAGAGTAAATGAAGATACTTTTATAAATATCTTCTTTAGATTCTTTTTCAAATTAGAAACTATACTATTACAACAGGCACCTCCTAGTGTTGTTAATATCTACTATAAACAAGTAGTAGATTTAGATAACTTAGTTTTTAAATTCAGATATACATATGCAACAAGCAATACCAATAGAGCAAGTTGACCTATACTCTAAGTATAGTGAAGATTTAGCTAGGAATCTTATTGAAAATAATAGTGTACCTAAAAATATATTGATTTATCCCGTTAGTAAATACATACAAATGTTTAAAACAATAATAGCTAATCTAAATTTAGACATAGAGACAGAAGAGATGATGGTTAACTATTTTAAAGTATTGATGGAATACACTATTAGTAATTATTCAGATTACTTAGATACTCATTCTGATAAAGAAGATGTGGTCTCTATGATAGTGCAGAATCTGGATACCGAGATACTTAACAATAATGATTTTAATCCGGATATTATTTACAATATCTTATTTGGTAATGATGAAGAGCAAGACCCAGGAGTTACTAACTTAAGAGATTTGTTAAATATCATTCCTATAGAAATACTTGTAGAATTAGAGACCTTACTTAACTGGGGTAGATATGAAATGCGTCCATATAGATGGAATAATATGATTAATCATGAATCAATACATATACTTGTAACTGATCCAGATTATTATGATGAGGAGTATTAATGCCCGATAATAGCACCAATGTAATTTTGCCCAATATCGATTTGCTTAGACTGTTATTGTCTAGACTAAGTGAAAATTGTAATAGTATACAAGTAGCTGAGTTAGTAGAGGGAATATTGTCATATGCTAGAAATTTAGTTTACAACATATACGATGATGACGGAGCTACTAATGAGTTACGTAAGGCTATTATGAAATGTAAACCACAAAGTATGGATATTGAAGATATGGTCTATATGTGTGATGATATAGCTAAAAGGTATCTTACATACTTAACTACATCAGGAATACTTAATGACATTATTTATGTTGTAGAAATTACAGATACTAATGTTGTTATTAATACAGATAAGAAAATGGAGCACCTATCAGTAAGATAGGGTTCTATTTTTTTTTTTACTTCTTTGAAGAACTTAACATAAGGAAATACTATGGCTGATACCTTTAGCATTAATAAAGTATATAATTTTAACACACTAGCTCCGTCTATACTTGGTAATGATTACCAGACAATGAAAGTAAAGGCAATGATGTCTTCAAATGAAGCTATCAAATATAGAGATATCTATACTTTACATAATAATCTTTTACCGGTTATTACTGGATTACCACAGAATTTAGAAGATTGTGTATATATCCTATTCGAGAACAAAGATGGTGTAGAAATGGTTCTTGCTTTAGAGTACATTGATCCATTTACTGTAGTAGAAGTAGTTACTACCAATATACGCATTGAAATATTTGATACTAATACTGAAGATATATCTGTTTTACGTTCCCGCTTATTAGAACTAGGTTATAACGATTTTAAAATTAGTACCTTTTAATATACTTGTTACCAGTTGGTAACAAGTATAGTTTTTTGACCTCATTTAATTTAATAGACGAGGAGTAAACATGGAAAATAAAACACCTATGATATTTAAAAAAAATGATAATGAATATACGTTATTAACAAATACAGTAGCTACCTATATGAAACAAGCAGCAGCTTATGTTGCTAAAATGAATAATATATCAATTGAAGAAGCTACTAAACTTGTAAAACAAACTGTTAAAAAATCAGATATCAAGAATCCAGAAGTAAAATATTATACTAAAGATCATAACGGAGACACGTATCAAGAGACCAATAAACTTAGTAACTACGTAAAAGAAACTATTGAATCTGGTGAGATTATTGTTCCGTCATTTACAACATATGTACACCCTACTGTTAAGAAAAGTTTACACGCGGAATTCTTACAAGATAATATTAACAAACGTAAAGAAGACAAACACAAAGCTTTTGTATATAAACAAGAAAATAACCCAGATATGTTTTTGTACTATAATACATTACAGAAAACTAGAAAGATTTTTAATAACTCATTATCTGGAGCATATGCGGCTAAAGGAACTATACTTTATAATGCAAGTGCGCATTATACATTAACTAGTATGACTCGCTCAGTTACCAGTATCGGTAATGCTATTACTGAAACAATGGTAGCTAGCAATAAACACTTTAAAGATTTTGAAACTACAGTTAATTATATAACAACTGTTATTACTACATACGAAAAAGATAGATTCGTTAAAGTACTTAAAAAGTATAATCTTCATTTACCTACTCCTGAAGAAGTACATAAACGGTTATTATTAAGTACAAAGAAATACTGGGAATCTATAAAGTATGAGGGTAAGATATTAGACTATCTTAAAAAGTTATCTAAAGTAGAGTTAGCAGCAGTATTATATACTAACGATATGAATGCTATTAAAGATCATAATGATGAAATGATGAGAACATTTATAGGTACTCTTAGCAAACGATGTACTAGTGGTAGTGAAGACAATATTAGAGATATTAATAATTCACCTGAAGGAGTTATGAACTTAGTTTATCATATTTGTGCTCCTGATATTAAAGGTATGAATGTAGATTTTAAAAAGATGGCAGGTACAGAAACACTCAATATTTTAGCTAGTACAGCTAGAAATGTTACTAAAACACTTATAGCTTATAGTGACTTTATTAGAGCTTGTTTTATTACTAAGATTATGCCTCCTACTATAGCACATATTAAAGATATGTTTAGAGAAGCTATTGTATTATCAGATACAGATAGTACTTGTGGTGCTTATGATAAATGGATAGAATGGTACTTTGGTAAGATAGTATTTAACGATGAAGCAGTAGGAGTTAGTGCTGCCGTTATGACTATTACCACACAAGTTATTGATCATTATTTAAAAATGTTTACATCACACATGAACATACCTCCTGAAAATAGAGACCTTATTAAAATGAAAAATGAATATTTTTGGGATTTATTTACATCTACTAATGTTAGTAAACACTACTTTGCTAATGTTAGAATACAAGAGGGTTCTGTATTTGCTGTACCAGATTTAGAACTTAAAGGAGTACACCTCATTGCTTCTAAGGTTAATAAAGAGATTAGGGATATAGCTTATGGTATGATTGACTATATTCATACTACATTAAGTTCTGGTGGTAAAATCTCTCTAAATAAAATGGCTACATTAACAGCAGATACTGAGAGAAAGATTATAGAAGACATTAAGAATGGTAAGACTGATATATTTAAATTAGAGAAGTTAAAAGAAGAAAGTGCCTATAAGTTAGATAGAACTAAGTCACCTTATATACATCACTTATTATGGGAATATGTATTTAAAGATAAATATGGTGACCCTGGAGAACCTACGTATATGGTTGTCAATATACCCACTACTTTATCTTCTAGAAGAACAACACAAGAGTATCTTGATAAACTAGAAGATAGAGAGATAGCTGAACGCTTAAGAACATTTATGGACAAATATAAAAAAGACAGTATTGGTTCATTTAGAGTTCCTTTAAATATTGTAGCCGGAAAGAAACTACCTGAGGAGATATATCAAGCAGTTAACTTTTATAAAGTTGTTACATCTAATTTAAATATCATGTACCTAATTCTCGAATCTTGCGGGTTTTTTAGAAAACCAGATATGTTAGTATCTGAAATGGGTTATTGATTGAATTCAATAATTAAAGGATCCGTATGGATGCAGTATTAGATAATGGTACACAACAATTAGTTTATGAGCTACTTAAACTAGTTATGGGTCTAGTAGGTTTAGTCACTACTTATTATGTTAATAAATGGCTAAACACTAATGCTACGGCTAAGAAGTATGAGTTAGATAAAATCATTACTGAAAAAGCAGTAGAAGACGCAGTTGTTTATGCGGAAAAGAAAGGAATGGAATACGGATTAAAAGGTATTAAGAAAAAAGAATTATCTTTAAAATACCTTGATGATGTAAATCCTGAACTTATAAGTAAATATGGCGATAAATTAGATGTAATTATTGACCGTAAAGTAGCAGAAAGATTAGCTAAAATATAACTACTAGGACATTAGTCCTAGTAGTTATACTACATTGATTTTTTGTAGATATTAGAAAGAATATTTTTATACTCACTATACATAACTATGCCGCATGATTCTAATGTACGCAATAATGTTGGTAAATTAGTTGTTATCTCTTTAACATATTTACTAACAACATAAACGTCTTCTTTTTTACCAGTGTTTAGTTTAGTTTCCATAGAACTCTTTATTTTATTAAAAGAGTTATCTATAGTATCTAATACTACTGTTTCTTTTTTAAGAAAACTATTAAGTTCTTTAAGATTGTCAAGATGTTTAAGTAAGAATTTATTACTGTATTCAGTAGGGTAAATGCTCACTAACGTTTTATTATACGGTGCTACACTTATATCGTTTGTTATTGGGTTATATAAACGTATATTTTTATTATCATAGCCCAATACATATTTGTGTCCATTATTATCATCGATAATATTACTTAAATTCGCTAATATTTTAGCTAATCTCATATCGTTATCATAGTTAGTAGCTACTTTACTTTTAAAGTAATCTTTATACGGAACATAACTTATTTCATCTTTATTAAGTTCTTTAGCAATATGTTTAACATAACTATCCGTAGTTAAATAAATATCTTTTTTAACATCCATTAACTTAGTAAAGAAATAATTAAGCAATTCTAACTTATCTTGTTCACTTATACTAGAAAGAAATTCAGGCAATACTATTTCGATTTTATCAAAATCATAAAGTCGTTCAGTAGCTAACTTCTGTTTTAAATCAGAAGACATTTTTTCTACATCATTATTATTAGTAATGATTAATTTGTATATCTTCTTAATATATTTAACGACTTTCTTCCAGAACTTAGAAAAGAATTCTTTTATAGTTTTAATAATTTTATTTACAAATTCACTAATACCTTCTGTGGTAAGCTCTACATCTTCATTATATCCTAACTTAGACTTTGTTACCTCTAAAGTGTTTCTAACAGTATTAAGGTCATCTATGTTCTCTGTAGCTACCAATATATCTTCTAATGATTCACATGCAGTAGTTAATACTTTACTATCTTTTAAAATTGAATCTAAATCCTTATCTATCATATTGTGTTTCCTATCATAGATTTTACAAATCTAGCCATTTGGTCACCGTTATTAATAAATGCAACTTCACGCCATGTAGTATTTAAGTATTCTTGGTATTCTTCTTCAGCAGAACTATAGTTGTCTATAATATCCTTAATAACACCTAATTCATGTCCACCGTAGATATATCCTTTATCTAGTTTAACAATAGTGCTATTGTAGACATAAGATTTAACTGCTAAGATACATAGTTTACTAAATGCGTTATATGAACGAGGATTAATGTTTTCCATATTAGGAGAGTTCTCTACAACACATCTTAAAATACCATTAACTAAATGTATTGTTGGGTCTTCTATAAGTACTACGTTATCAGCAATTAATTCTAACCTACTAGTCTGTACTACTGTTTCAGTATTTAAGTTATTCATCATATTCATACTAGCACTCAATGCTCCAGGCATTTCATTATAGTTAGTACTTCTAGTATAGATTACATTACTTACTAACGACAATACACTAATAATGCTAGCACCATTAGTTTGTTCTTTAGGTACTTCAGCTATAAACTCTCTGTTACTTAAATAAGAAATACTACACATGTTTAAATCAACTCTTGTTTCAATACCACCAACAAGGTTACAATCTACCATAACTCTTGGTCTTATGACTGCTGATAATATTCTATCATCAAGACTTAACATACTGTTAAGTTGTTGATTCAATTCCTGAAAAGCTATAGTTAATACTTCAGGTGGTATACTAAATTTTATATCTACTAATGCTTTTTGTACTGCATTCATACTTACTCCTTATCTTTTACCTACAATAGATTCTATATAATCTAATTGCATCTGTAATTCTGTATCAATAACAACTTCATGTTGTAATTTGGATTCTAATGTTTTAGAACGTTCTATTTGTTTTATCTTCGCAGGTAATCTAGTTAATTTATCTTTATTTCTTTTTATACCTTTTTCACCAAGCACTAATAACGTATAGTATATGGTAGGTATTCTAGAAACAAACAAAACCCATTCTGATTGTTTAGTAAAGTAATCTTTTCTTATCTGTAAAGCTTGATACATATTATCATTTACTATAGTTGGTATAGTTTTATATAATTGTATTATGTCGATATTGGTATTCTTGACATCTTTAATAACTTTTTTAAGAATGTTATCTATTCCTTTACTATAGTCCAATACATGAAATGGATGATTAAATTTATTACTCTCTATTTTAAATCCTTGTAGTAAACTATTAAATCTATTATAGATAGCTAAATCTAACATGTTGTCTAGCATATTAGGTAATACGATTTGTGATATAAATACATTAGGGTTAATACCCATATCGTTATCAATACGCTGTATAGCCCAATATTTATATTGTAATAACATTAAGTTAATGTCTATAGTCATTACATGCAATACAGGAACAATATAATCATTATTATTAAAAGGTATGTTCATACTTAAGTCAGTATCTTCAGTATAGATTACTCTTACTGCTGGTATATCTATCCAGTTATCTTCAATATCATATGGATCTAAGCCACTATCGGTATATAACAATATCTCTTTACTATTATTTCCGAAGAATAAGTTATCATGTATTTTCCCGCTGTGTAGATTACTAACTATATCAAATTGTTTAGATAATAATTCTGATGAAGCTGTTACTATCTTGTAGTATTCATAATTATCTAGATACACATTAGGAGCTAATAGTGTGATGATTCTATTTAATATGTGTCTGTTATCTACAGCTCTATCTTTATTACGATAATATGTTTTTATAGTATCAAGTTCTTCTAAATATCTGCGTTTGATTAAGTCAAATCTACTATAGTGTTTAATAGGGAATTGTGTAGTATCGTTGTTGTTGGTAAATAGTTTAAACAAGTTTCCCCCTTTCTATAGTTAAAATTTCAATTAAGAGCATAGCTTATAGAGAATAGTATACTTTAAAAAACTTTTGAAGAGTATGTATATTAATGATATGTTATATCCAGTGTGCTTAGGTACACTGTATTATAGAGTTTGATGTCGTAACATTCTGACATCTATATATAACAGGTCGATAACATCTTAAATAAGTGTGTTTCAAAAATATTTGAACATATATTATTTAAGTAGACCAACACGGTCATCAATGTGTTGTCGACAATACATAAACAAAACACAAGGAGAATTCACATGGCAATTCATGACGAATCAACAAACACAACTCAGGCTGGTACTACACCAAATTTCGATACAACTGCAAATGCTAGAACAACATCACAATCTAGCACTGATAATACAGTAAACAAACCAATGGTTGGTTTCGGTGTAAACCCTATCTTTACAATGGCTGCAAATACAGGTTCTGAATATACTAACAAGATCGCTAATGGTCTTATCGAGGTATACAAATCTCTTCCTGAAACTGAGAGACCAAAAGTAAACATTCTTGATAAAGAAGTAATCACAGGTCTTGCTTACTCTACTATCGTTATCTCATTAAGAGCAAATGATATTGTAAACTACTACCTAGTTATGTTAGAGTCAACTGGACGTGAACCAATGACTGCTGCAGACATTATGGCAGAAGTAAATAGTAAACTTATGGCTACTAACCAAGTACCATTTATCTATACTCCAGATGACGCTATCGATGAAGTACTTCACGATAAAGCAAGAGAAGCATTACATGCAGAGTATAACTTAACTAAGTTCTCTTCTGTAGATGGTCTTGTTGTTCCTGATGTACAACATGATGATACACAAATGATCATTCGTATCGCTTCAATTGGTTTTAATGCATGTAGAAGTGAAAAAGCACTTATCGAAGGACAAGCTGAAGACCTTAACATTCGTGTTGCTAAAGCTCAGTCACCGAACATGCTTCTTAAGATTGAGTCAAACCTTCTTAAACAAACAACAAAAGATGAAGTAGATAAACCAGTTAGAGCTGATTGGCAAATTGAGTTAGCAGCTGTAGACACAACAAACAATGTTACATCTCTTAACTTACAAAATGCTAAAATCACTTTAACTAAGTCAGCTGGTTTCATCGATGCTATTCCTACAGCAATCAATGTACCAACAACTCCAGGTATGCCGCCAGTACAACAAATCAGACTACATCCACATGTAATTATCGATTCTGATGCAGTGTTCGCTACTACTCCTGGTTATGCGTTACTTGGACTTATCTCTTCATTAGTTATGACTAACAATGATATGTGGGTTGCTGCACTTATGCCTTCAGATTCTAAGAAAGGTGTACGTAACATCGGTGCTCTTAACCTAATCACTAACCTTGAGAACGCACAAAATGGTGTTGGTAGCATTCTTAATCTCACAGATAAAAACCTTACTAGAGATGAAGTATATGCTACAATTAAACAAATGTTTTCACTGGATCCAGTAGTATCTTTTGATATTGAATCATTTGGACCGCAAACACATTATACATCTATGTTCTCTATCGCTGCAGAACCACAAAACTCTAGAAGTAAACAAAATGCTGCTAGACAAATCGTTAAAGCTGCACATCATCTTACAGATGGTAACTTCCCTAAAGATTTCCCACTAGATCAAATCTTTGTATCTTCTGGTGTAACTATTCCTATGGGTAAATGGGCAGACAAAACAGGTGAAAGAGACATTCGTGATATCGATGCTGCATTTATTGCAACACAAACTTCTGATGTAGATCTTATTAATAAATGGGCTCTTTCTGGTCTTCCTAAAGAGAAAACAGGTATGGACCCATACATTACAAAAGTAGATATCATTTCTAAACTTATCCCTGATGCACGTATCACTGGTAAAGCTACTCGTGTTACATTTACTGCATTCTTTATCCAAACACTTATCGACGCAGCTATGCGTGCAGGTCTCGATGCAAGATATGAACCAGCAATCACATTTGCTGAAACTTCTAACCTTAGCATTCTTGATAACTACCTTGCTGGTGCTGGTGTTAACAATGTTGCTGGTTTCGCAAGAACTGCGACTGCACAAGGTCCATCTTGGACAACACCATACTCTCATGCAGGTTATGGTAGATACTAAACAGTAAATGCTGTAAGTAACTAACAACACTATACACTAGTAGACTATAGTCTACTAGTGTATATCTTAATTTTATTTAAAGGAAATATTATGAAAAAAGTATTTATGTTAATTGCTATGCTAGTAGCATTAGCGGGAACAATTAATGCTGGTGAGATTAAAACAGATAATGTCAATTATTTTACACACCATAAGTTACCAAGTTTAAATGGTGAGGGTGATGATATCAGATTATTTGGGAATTGGGATAGTCCATCTGCTGTTTTGTTTCTTTATTATAACAATGTTATTAACGAAGAAAATATAGATAGGGTTATAGAGAACCTCAAATCTAATGTTTGTCATGATGAAACTCTTAGAAAAACAGTTGAGTCTGGAGAGTCTATTAACTATTTATATATTAATACTGACTCAAAAGATATATACTATATGAAAATAGCTAACTGTATCGGTTATTAGTATAGAGCTTATAAGCTCTATACATCCTATTCTTTTTTCTATATTTTTTTAACCATATATTATTTAAATAGACCATGAAGCTTATAACTTCATAGGTCGTTGCAACGACTTGTCCTTATGGACTAATAACTATATGTAGGTGTACAACTACATATTAATAAGAAGGAGACGCCATGGCAATAGTCCAAACGTTTAAGTCATTAGACACTTACTTTATGACTACAACTGGCTCTAAAATCATCATCAACGATTTAGACCCATATAGTGTAGATGACTTAGATACTATCAACAATTCACTTATGACAGTGTATGACAGCGATGTCATATCTACTATCCCTAAATGTGATTGTGGTGAATTAGAAGGAAAATATCTATTAGGTAAAGAGTGTTTATCCTGTGGTACTAAAGTAACTGATCCATTAGAACAGTTAGATCCTATATTATGGATGCAAGCTATAGATAAAAACATGCGATTCATGAACCCACACTATTGGCTTATGTTACGTAACATTATATCTTCTAAAATAGATGGGTTGAGATGGTTATCTGATACCTCCTATAATCCTCCTGTAGAAATACCTCCGTTTCTTTATGAAATTAAAGACATGATAGGTGATCGTAACTATGCTAATCTTATAGCTAACTTAGGTAAGGTGTTATCTTACTTAAAACAAACTTCCAAGTTCCGTAGAACTGATAAAGAAAAAGAATTAGATTTTCTATTAACAGAATACGAAACTAATAGAGGTAATCTTTTTAATAATTATATGCCGATTGTTAATAAGAAACTTTTTGTTATGGAAGTAACTACTAAAGGTAAGTTCACTAACTTAACAGTAAGTGATATGATTGATTTAGTTATGGTGTGGGTAAAAGCTGCCAATAACCCAACTAACACACCTAGAAAGCTTTCTAACACTATGGGTAGTGTGCAGTCTAAATTAGCATCACTTTACGAAACTTATTACAATACATATATAGCTACTAAAGTAGGTATCTTTAGAAAGCATGTATTTAGTTTTAGAAGTCACTTTACTTTTAGAGGAGTAATTACTTCAATACCAGGTAAATGTGACTATGATGAAGTACATGTTCCTTGGACAATAGGTGTAACTGCTTTTAGACCACATATCTTAAATAAGTTAGTTAAACAAAGAGGTTATACTTATAAAAAAGCAAAAGCTTTAATGTATAAAGCAGTTAATATGTATGATCAAGATATAAGCGAAATACTTGATGAGCTAATAGAAGAAGCTCCTGGTAAAGGTATCGCTGTTATTATGCAAAGGAATCAACTGGGTTCCCTCGTGCAGTAATGTACGATGAGAAAAACCATGTGAATTGACGGGAAAGTTTATAAGTAACAGATACTAAGTTACATTAGAAATAGTGTAATGGTTTAGAGTAACTATCTAAAGAGTAAAAAATCTGTTATACGGACTAATCCGCAGCCAAGCACCTAAGTAACAAGCGCACATGTTATATGGTGAAGGTTCAGAGACTATCGAAAGCTGCGTTAACATAGTGATATGTTAGAAGAGTGACACAAATATAAAACTTTGTGGAGTTATAATAGTATGACTATATGACTTTCAAGCGAGTAGAGTACGACTTTAATTAGTTGGAAGCGCATGGATGCCTGTATATCTATATTATCTTTATTAACATAAGGATAATTATGACAAAACAATATTGTATATTATGATATTGGTGACAAATTTAAATCGATAAGACTTACCGAAACAAAGAGAATATTTGATAGGTTGGTTAAATATTATAATATTTCAGATTTGAAAGAAGTGCGCGATACAGATATAAATATCTGGAAATATCGTCAACATTAAAAGAATAATATAGATATCAGGTATATGATATAGTCCTAGTTGTTATAGGGAGTTAATTCTCCCTAACTAGTATACAAGGCAATGCTAGTGAATTAACAACTGCCCAGCCTTCTACAGGGTTCTATCCTTTATGTACACATAACGAAGTTTGATAAGAATGTAAAAAATTACACTATACAAATTCCGTTGCTCAGTGCAAAATTTATGAATGCTGATTTTGATGGAGATTTTCGTAAATATTAGATATCTAATGAATGTCTTGTTTATATAGATATCTAATAGAGAGTGTCTCCTAACGCTCCTAATAGCAGGAACCCTTAAAGATATATGATACCACTTACAGCTGGAAACAGACTGTAATACCTACGAGGTAATATTCTCAGTAGGCAAGGTAAAAACTCATATATATGTAACAATAGGGAATCGATGCAACGAAGTACCTAACCTGCATCTGCGGTATGGTATATGTTCAACGACTATCGAAATCTAACTCACATCATAGCAATGTGATAATCACATAGGTAATGTAATAACCCTATGGTCTACTTATGCAGATTAAAGAAAGTAGAGTAGCGCCAAGCGGTGAGGTATGTCCTCTTAAAGACGAAACGGAGTGATATGCGTATGCATATAAGATATAGTCTGAACGGACAATAGTCCCTTCTACAGAGATACTGTAGTCGTCTACTGAAAGGTAGAGATGTCGGTGCAATTCCGACTGCTAGGTAGTAGCGATACCTAGTGAACTATTTGGCACTTAATTTCACTATTATTGGTGATAATTATTTAGCGAAGAAACTAGAAGTGTTTAAACCACACTTTAACATTACTGACATAAACAAACCATTTAGTATAAGTGGTAATATGTCATTACTCTCATCAGTAACAAGTATTTTAAGTAATTACTTAGATACACCTGAAGAGAACCAAGATAGTGATCCTATTTATGAACAACTAACTAAGATTGCTATATAAGAATATGAAGGAGTAAACATGCAAGTAAACGTTATACCAGGAGGAGCAGATGCTTTTAACGCATTGATTTATAGACCTCCTGATGAACGGTTATTAGATTACTTCCATCAAAACATGCAGAGAGCTGTAGATACATTTAGTGGAGTTGCTGATAACTTTGTTAACACAGTAACTAATCTATATGACAGATACAACAACAGCGCATTGATTAACGCAACGAAAGCTTTGATACATGGTACAGGAATGCATGCAGGTCAAGATGTTATTTATCCGTTAGATGAAACACATATACCTGAAGCTAACCTTATGATGCAACACTACATTATGGCTAACCCTAATGTAAGAGAGTTGTATGATAAAAATATGTGTCATGGTTTTCAAGAGACATACATTGATTACGAACCTGATAATACCGGCAAAGAAAGATATGATTATCAACGAGTAATGGATGGCGTGTTGCAGTTTGAAGAAGATGGAAGTGGATATGTTGAACATTATAGTAATGAAGATTACTATGAGCCGTTAGACATATTAGACAAGTCAGCTATCCTAGAGACATGGAATGCTGTTAACAATTTAATCTATGACGACATAGATCCAACATCACCGGATGGTGAAGAGTTATAAGAGATAACACTAGTAGAGACATAAGTCTCTACTAGTATATTATTTTTTTTTTGATTTGAATGATAACATTTATAAGGATAAATAATGCTTAAAAAGAAAATAACTAAAGTTAATGAGAAGAGTAGAACTCTTCAGCACGCTATAGATAGAGAGAGGTTACTACATTACATTGGACGTGCTAACATAGCAGTAGTTCAAGATGACATAGATTTAACATATGTATGGGATGACGATATAACTCCTGAAGATGATAATGGAGGAACTGTACTATATGTTGAAAATGGTGGTTGGAGAGCAATATATGACGGACCAATAGACGTAAGATGGTTCGGAGCTAAAGGCGACGGTGTTACCAATGATACCGAGGCTATTCAAAAAGTAATAGACGCGACTTATGAAGAATTTAAAAGTATAGGTGATAGATTTTATAAAACTAATACAATTTTCATACCTAAAGGTGACTATGCTGTAAGTAATTTACTATTAAAAAGCGGACTAAATATGGATATGGATGGCGTATTTGTTCCATATAGTGATAGTGGTGATGTGGTTAGAATAGTTGGTAATACCATAACTATCGATAGATTACATTTATCCGCTGCAAAAAAATCTCTTTTTAACGGAAGATTATTTGCTGTAGATACAGGCATTTCAGAAGATTATGATATTATTAAAGAAGTATATTGGAAGAACCCACATTATGTTTGGATTGATTCACTATCTCTTATCGGAAGATATGGTAATGACATCACTGCTTTTGATATTGATTTAGTTAATACTGATGATGGTATGTCGTGGTGGAATATTAAAAATATACATATCCATGACTGTAAAAGGGCTATTTCTATTAATGTAGATAATGGCGCATATGTAACTAGTAATAAATTTAAAGGAATGATAAATAAAGCTTTCGAAAGTGTTACATTAGAAAATTTAGGTACTGGTGAAATAAGTAAAAATATTTTTGATTTACACATACAACCAGATACTCTTGCAGGAACACAAGGACTTAAATTAAGTGGTAATGGCGGATCTAATACATTTGAAGGAGTTATTTGGGATTGGAATTCTGCTTATGGATTTATGATATATGATTCACAGACTAAAGGAAATATATATAGTGATGGATTTTATTCACCATATTATAAGTCGCAAATAATGATTGCTAGTATAGCAGCTAAAGATAATGGTGATCAATATGAAACTCCTGAATATTTTAAAGCATTATATCATTGGGGTGACGATACTAGAAATGGCATAGGGTTCCAAGATAACTTAGTTGCTAACTTAACTGATTTTGGTGGATTCACTTCTACTCCAAGTAGCAGTACTGCATATAAAATGTTCACACAACCAACTGGAACTAACCACAGAGCAACATTTAGGTGGCCTGAAGAGAATGGTGACGGTGAGATAGTGTTTGAGTTAACGATACCACAAGCAAGAGTACATGCAATAGGTATTGGTTTTTTTCAAATGTCAAGAATAGCTAAAGACATTAAAATAGAATATAGTAATGATAATGGCAGTACCTGGGGTACTTTAGAAAATTATACTGATAATTTATCGCAAACATTTCTATGGCGAGCTAACGGCGGACAAGGTTATGATTTAAATAAAATAAGAATAACTTTTGCTAATGGTGTTGACGCTGATGATTTAACTAATTTAGATATTCCTGTAAGTAACTTATTAGCGGTAGGCAGTATAGCAGTATTTGGTGTTGGTAAAAGAAAAGCATTTAATGGAATTGCTCCATATAATGAGATAAATTTAGAACATTATGATATTGTATTCGGATATACTTCAGATGTTGATATCATTACTAAAAATACTATTGAGTTCCAAAGAGCTTTAGATAAAGGTAAAGCAGAAGATAGAATAGTTGTTATTCCTGATAAAACAATTTATATTAACGATACATTAGTTGTTGAATGTTCATTACTTGGAACTAGTAGAACCAATACGATAATTAAATATACCAACAACGGAACAGAAACTATATCTGAATATACATATAAACATTATAATACGGGTATTGATTTATTTACTTACGAACGACCAGATAAAGAAGTATTATTAATAAAAGGTGAAAACCTACATATAGCTTATTTGAATATTATAGGATATAACGATGTAGCTAATGATGATACTTTGAATTTATTTTATAACTTATGTTGTATTAGAACATTAAGTTATGACGACAATGGTACTAGGCATCATTTTAATAGAGGAAATATGCACGATATTAAAATTAGAGGTTTTCACACCGGAATGGAATTAGCCGGATGGGTAAATTCATTCAGAGATATACTTGTTACTAGCACTATAATTGGCGCAAATTTGTTTGAGTTTAATAATAATAATTTAGATATTAATTTTGAAAATATAAAACAACCTATACGTGCATATGGTTGTGATAGTAATGTAATCAGTAATCTCCTGGTAGAAGGATTTGTTACAATGTTCCCTAGTACATTTGATGCAATAACTGGTTTGACTTTTAATGGAGTTTATTCCGAGGGTATTGGATCAGAAGGATTTTTTAAATTTGGAACATTAATTCCGTTAGATTCATCAGTAGACAATAATTATCTAATTGATTATTATACTCAATGTGCGGACATACATATAAACGCTATTAATAACGTAATACCAAATATTACATATTTAATATTGGATAAAGTAGACGGAATTACTGCTGATTTACCAATAAGTAGTAGTGCCATAGGAATAAATGCTTATACAAAAACTGATAATAGTACTAATGTAGAAATAAACACTATGCGTAAACAAGGAAATGTTGTTCCTGTTATTAAGGAAGTAAATGATACTATAAATATTAATCCGAATCCGGTATTTGGAGCAGGATTATCAGCATATAGGGTGTATACAGGTAATTTAATAATTACTGATTGTGAAAAAGAAAATATTCCAAATATTAATTCTATATCTAATATAGCGAAATACACTAAGCAAGAAACAGATGAAGAACTTTATCTATTGAATTATTTTAATGCGGATGAGTTACCTGGTGATAAATATATGTGTCATATATGGATATATATTCCTAATAATGAATATATTGATTTATCTCCTGAAAGTAGTAATATTAGTTTAGATTTTAGTATTACTGATGCTGACCATAATACTAATTATTGTACTACTACCGCTAATAAGGTTTTAGATTTCGATAAATGGATTCTAGTTAGTCTAGAAACACATTTAGATAGTATTCCAACAATACAAAGAATTAGATTTACATTCGAGTACAATGATGAAGGATTTGATACGCAAACATTATATATTGGCGGTATATTTTATACTAATAGAGGATATAATATTAATGATATTATAGAACATAAATATACTAAAACTAAGAATGGCTTTATTAATAATGAAAATAATCTGGTTCTGACTAGAGATTTAACTAGCACATATCAAGTTGAGTTTCCAGTAGGGCTCCAAATCGTTAATCCTGATTATGACCCAACAATTCATCGTAGTGAAAAATATATGTATTTGACGAATACTGTAGATGGTTCACGTCCTGATGTTAATTTTAGTGATTATAAATATGTTTATCCTGTAGAATCACAATACAGCGAAACACTAGCTATAAGTGATGGAAAACTAACATTAACATATTATCCTACTAATAATGAAGTATTAAATTTTAATACGGTATTAGTAATCAATGACGACGGCACGACTACGGTTGTTCCTGTAACGATTACTGATAATATCGCTGATTTAAATACTAACGATTATGATGGATTAAGTGCTAAAGTACAATATATGTATTAATACATAACTAGTATAGCCTATAGGCTATACTAGTTACTAATTTGCTATCGAAAAATCTTTAGCATACAACATCTTTAATTTAATTAAAGGTTCTGTAGCTTTTTCTGTATCTACTATAAATGCTTCATAGTCATCTATTTTCTCTGGATTAAAACTGTTATTTGTTACTATAGCAGGAACTATTAGTCCTACGTCTAATAATGGATTGTTAATCAATTCAAAGTTAGCAGTATAATACTCTAACCACTCTAATCCATCATACATGACCATTACAGCTAAGTTGTCGTTAACCCATTTAACAGTTAAGTCTCTCTTTTCCATAGAGACTATTTTAACTACTACTTCTTTAGAAGTGATAGCTTGTATTCCAATCACTAATTTATCAGTCTCTTCTAAACTTAGTTCATAAGGATATATATTTAAATATATCGTTATATTTTTATTAGTACCGTCTAACTTATGTTGTGTCATTAACTCACTATAGTATTGTTTTAAAATACCCATTATGTTAGTAGGTGTAGCTAATGTTAACAAAGTTTTATTTCTTTCTTTATAAACAGCTTTGAAAATATTGTTATCTATATATTTAAACTTATCACTTTTCCTAGTAAAGTAACTACCGTCTTCTACTATACTAGTAGCTACTTCTTCATCTAGGAAATAAACTACAGGTAGTCTAGTATCAAATAAGGAATCAATATCTATAAATATATCCTGTGCGGTTTCTTTTAACTCTTTATCCATCTAAACCATCCATAAAATTACTTAAATCATCAGTTTTAGCATCAGCGCCCTCTTTTAATGCTTTTAACCGATTGTCTATTTTAATCATGTGTTCCTCTGCTAGTTCTACTAACATTATTCTTTCATATCTAGATAAATTTAAAAATTCATCTAAACTCAAACCAAAGAACTTATTTATATCTCTATCTAGATATATTCTTACTAAGGATTTATAAGAGTGTACATCATCTACTGACTCTTGTTCTCTATATAACACAGGACCTATAGCTTGGTCTGCTTCATCATGAAGATTACTTAAACCGAACTCTCTGTCATAGAGTACATCAAATAGTACTCTAGTTTCTGGACTAGTCAAGACTTGAGTTACATTCTCACGTACTGCAAGAATGTAATCAAGTTCATTTGTCCTGTGTAAAAATTCAATATCTAAGATATGCGGTTTTCTTGTGCTTTCATTATCCTGAGGACGCATAGGGAGAAAAAACTTTCAAGCACATTAATAGGAATCATTTGTTTAAAAGGACCTTTCTTATCTTCCTTAATTTGTGACTCTTTACACCCACTACAAGTATAGTCAGGAATACCGATAATACTAATATTGTTACTATTGATATAATCCTTAACTTCTTCTAAGAATTCTTTCAATAGTTTATTATCTGTACTTAAGACAGATAATGCATCATCAATATCATCAATGTATGAACCATCTTCTAACACAATCTTATCAACGTATACATTGTAAACACCTAAAACCATAGTAGCTGTTACGTTATCTATAATCATATTGCGTTCTTCATCATCAGTAGTATCTGTAAACATAGATTCACAACTCTTAATAACATTGTTTACCCACATTTCACCATTATCGATATACTCTGCCAATGTAGGTGATTTAAATACTACCTCAAGAACACTACCGCTAGTTGTAGTAAACTTCTTAGTACGTTGTTTATTAATACTCAATGTGTTTTGGTATTCTAACACATCATCAATAGTTACTGAGTTAGGATTACGAGAAGACATAATCTTCATATGTTCTTTACTAAGACCTTTTCTATTTACCCATAAAAGTTTTCTAAAATCAATTTTACCAGATATAACTTTGTCACATTTAGGTTTCTTAGTTTCAGGGTCTATTACAGTAGTGTTAGAGCATGTTCTAGTTAAGATATGTCCTTTAGGGTACATTGAGTATAGTAAAGCATTAACTAACGTATAGAGGTCTTGTACAGCTATATATTTACGTATATCTTCACCTGCAGGTAAGTCTAAGGTAGTATTCTGAATATGGTTAACTATAAAGTTAGTTATGATTCTATTAAACACTACTGAGTAGTTAGAGAAAATTAACGTATTAGTGTCTCTACCTAATTGAATTTGGTTATTAGTTAACATAATATCTAGGTTAATAAGTTCTACGTCTTTAATTGGTTTTAATGTTACCCAGAATCCTGAATGCCATAACGGTACTTGTGTTACTTCACCAACACCTAGTATAGATGCTATTCTAGCTATAGCAGCATCACCATTTAAAGCTTTACCTGCACTATTTACAGGCAATGGTCTTATCATTAGTTCTTTACTACCATAACTAACACTGTTAATAAATCCATCTTCTTTATTAAGTGGTTCTGCTAACATATCTTCAGTATTAGTATAGTCAGTACTATCTACATTTAGTTTAAGTACATGTGCATCACGTTCAGTGTATTTGTTATTGAACTCTTCTTTAGTTAACGAGTTAATCTTTTCAAGAGCATCTACTAATTTACTATATAGTGTACTAGGGAAAGGTAGATATTCTTCAGCCTCTTTAGGATCGATATCTTTCTCTTCTTCAATAGGATTAGTTTTATGTTCATCGTATTGATTAATTTCTTCCTCGGTAGATTCAGTTACTTCTTCAGTAACCTCTTCTACTTTTGTTTCTTCGTTATTTTGATTCTGTTCCATCAACAACTTCCTTTACTTCAGTTTGACCAGCAGCTATAGTTTCTTTAATTTGGTTTAAAAGATTATGGTCTAGATTTAATCTAGTAAACACATCCAAATATACATTGTTCGTAGTACTGATGATATTTTCATGGATAGTAATATATTGGTTAGCTATACTTAAGTATTTCATCTGTTCATCAATACCTTCTACTTTACCAGTAACAATATTACCTTGTTCATCACTATGTGCTTTAAAGATTTCGGCAGTTTCTTTAGCTAAATCACTAAGTGATAACATTAATCCTTCTAACATAGCTAATGCATCTGGGTCTTTTTGTAAACGTTCAATATTTTGCTTATTGATTTCAAGAATGAATGCTTGTTGTCTAATAATAGTTTCAGCAATATCATTTTTTAAATCTACAAGACTTTCCCAGTATAATGGTTCTTGTTCTTGATCTTCTCTGGTATCTACAGCTAATGTAGCTTCTTCTTGTACTTGTTCTTTACTCATAAAGTTTCCTTCTAGTTTAATATTTCAGTTAAAGAAGCTAACCTAAAAAAATAAGTAGTATAGATACACTATCCATTTAGGATAGTGCATCATCAGGGTTATACGTTCTTGTTTCTAAAATCGCGCTATGCATACTTGACATCGAGATATATAGTAAAATAGCACCTACTTGTAATACTAATAGACTAATACCATCTTTATAGTTATAAAGTTCTTCACCAGAACATTTTCTACAGATATTATTGTCTTTAGTTAAACAATATGCAGGTGATCTAAACTCTACTTCTTTACCTAAATACTTATCAGCATTCTCTTTAGTAAACAATACATTAGTCCCACCTATAATCATGTACCTACCATATAGTTTTTCTTTGTTGTTTTTAGCTACAACTATCTTTTTACCTATCTTAGTTTTACAATCAGTATCCATGATTTTAATACTATTTGTAGCTCTAAGAATAATCTTAGCAGCAACACCACCATTTTGTGTTTCAGCACCACGGTCATAGGAACCAGCTCTAGATGCATTATACATATTAGCTAATTGTTCAGGGTCCGTAGGCCACCCTTCTAATAATGAATTACTTACAAAGTTAGCTATACCTGATTTATCGAAAGCTGCTTCTGCTCCGTAATCTAAGAATAATTTAGACCTACTAACATTCTTAATCTTACCAGAAAGTACTTTACCGTAACTAGGGTCATCTTTAATCCAGTCATCATCGTACTCTTTCAGCTTAGCTTCTAAGTCAGCTACCTTAGTATAGTCTTTAAAAACATCATCACCGTATTTTTCTTTAAACTCTTTAATAAGTTTCTTCTTATACTCTTTAATACCTGGTGGAGGTAACATTGTCTTATAGGTAGCAGAAATAGTTACTAATTTACTAATATTCATTAAGAACATAGCATTATCGGCAAACTCAATATATTCAGGAATAGTTATTTTGTCTTGGCTAGATTTATCGTTAGTTAATAAATCTTTAATAATTGTTTCTATCTCTTTGACTTTTACTTCACCATTAATAAAAGGAATTTTTCCTTTAAAAGGATGGTAAGTTAATAAGTAGTTAGCTATAGCTATACCTACATTAGTTTTAACTTCTTTATCTATATTAGACATATCCTCATTCGTTAAAAGAACTTTGTCTTTAATAGTAAGCAATGGTCTATCTTTTAATGTTTCATCTATAGTAGCTACCTCACCATTGTTGAGTTTAACTACATATTTACCTTTAGTATATGTATAGTAATCATTTTCAACTACATCTTTACTAGGTAAACTTAAAACAGAATAATACCATTTAAGTTTATTAAGGTATCCATTACGGATACTATATTGGAAGTATTCTAAAACAGTCATGTTAGTTTCCTATTAATTTGTTTATATATTGTTTAACAGCTTTAGCTATAGTTTCAGTTGTTTTTAAATCATATTCTTCTAAAATAAAAGGTTCTACTGATTCTTTATACTCTTCTAGAAGTGAAAGATAGTCATCTGTGTACAATAAAAGATAACCTACTATGATAACTGCTAACTGTTTCTCAGTAAGTGTACCATTAAGATAATGGTTAATATTGTTCATGATGTCATTACTATAAAGTGTGATATTATCTTCTATCTCTTCGTTACCTGTATATATGCTATAAAGTTTGGTTTTCATAATGTATCGTGTTCCTGTAAGCAATATAGCTAATTTTTTCATTTGATTAATAATGTCTTCGCTATTTGCTTCTTTAATTATTTCTAATGTTTTAGAAAGCGTTTCTATAATAGCATTTAATTTACTAGGCTGTATATATTCTATTACCGAAGAATAAACATAGGGGTCAATAGTTGTTAGTGTACTAATTAACCCTATTAGTTTGTCATTGTCTTCTAATGTATCATCTTCCAATTGTTTTATTAATGGTTCTATCGTTAATACATCAATATCTTCTAATACATTAAATACATAAAGTGTTTTATAAAACTGTTCTAATGTTCCTTCTTTAGAAAGAGCTACTCCGTAATTGTTTTCTAACACTTCATTTACTTTATCTTTAGTATAAGAAACTATATATGCTTTTACTTCTGAATCATCTATATCATTATTTACTATTTCTGATAATATAAGTGTATCTGCAGGTATATTGTAATAAGAAAGTAATTCAAAAAGATTCTTATAAAATAAGTAAGTTTTATATCCAAATAATGTAACCAATAATCTCTCAAGTGCCTCATCTATTTCAAAAGGAAGATTCTCTTCATTTTCCATACTGTTATCCTTCATATTTGTAGTCATACAATAGCTATGTATATTTTTTATTAGACTCTTTTAACTGAAACAATAACCCAAGGAACTCTTATGACAAACGAAGATGATTTATTAAATTTATTAGAAAGTGATGACAAACCATTTGCTAATGAAGAAACAGCAGCTAGCAAGCCTGACACAGGCAAACAAGAATATAAAGGTAATAATACCTACCAAGGCGGGAATAAAAACAAAATCAATTTATGGGAAGATACTGAAATCGAACCTACTAAGTTAGATAGAAGTAAAATGAATCCTCTTGGTAAATATTTTACAATTGTATTCCATAAAGGTGATGACGCTATTCCACCTGAAATTGAAAAGAAATTTGTAGACATTAGTAAAATACTTATGGCTAAAGGTTTCATGCTTAGATACAATGGTGACCAAGAACCATTTATTAACCAAGTACTAGATATTGACTTAGCTAGAGTAGAAATGTATTTACCATGGAAAAGCTTCAATACTAGTATTACTCCTAAGATGAAAAGACCAAATGAAAAAGCATATCATGTTGCTGCGTATTACCATAAAGCATTTAAGAAACTACCTAACCCAGTAAGAGCTATTCTTGCTAGAGACGTACATGTTATCTTAGGTGAAAATGTAGATAATCCTATTAAACTAATGCTATGTTATTCTCCAGATGGTGCTGAGACTATTAAACAAATTGACTATAAGAAAACTGGAAATATTTCGTTTTCTATTAGTATTTGTGATGTATTAGGTATCCCTGTTTTTAACCTTAAAAATGAAGATGCTGTGAGTAGACTAGTTGAATTAGTGAAGACTTTCTAAGTCTTCATTAGTATTTAAATGAAATTTAATTTAACCTTAAAGGATTTAAATAATGGGTAAACGTAAAAACAGACAACCTAAAGAACAAGAAACAGTTGAAGTTCCTGAAGTAGCAGAAACTGAAGAACAAGAAGTACTTGAAGAATCTGAAGTAACAGAAACTGAAGATGTACAGGAAGTAATTCCTGCTGTAGAAGAATCTAGTTCTGAAGAACAAGAAATAACTGAAGCTCCTGAAGAAGATAAGTCAGAAGAAAAATCTGAACAAGATAAAGAAATCATTACTGGAGTAACTGAAGAAGCTGCTACTGTGGCTGCTATGCTTACTAAAGATGATATCGCTCAACTTCTTAAAGACCCATCATTAACTGTTGATGAGAAACTACAACGTATCGCTGAAAAGGGTGTTCCGGTATTTAAAAGTTTAGTTAGTAAACTTATTGGATACAGAGAAGCTATGTCTTCTACAGGAATTACTGATCCTAAGTTCGGCGCTAGTAAACAATATGATTTACTTATGACTCTTAAGTCTGCTCTTAGTGATCCAGACTACAATAGTTTTAAAGTTAAATTCGATATTATTAACTTAGCTGTTATGAATTATCAGGATGCATTTAGCACACCTGCACTTTGTAGATTTGATGCTTATTGGACTTGGAATAAGAAAGATATGCAAACACTACATAACTTAGCAATCGTTATCAATACACTTGCTGACCTAAGTAAACGTAAAGAGAATATTAAGAAAGTAAATCTTACTAAAGCTCTTGATAAAAATACTACATCATTAACAGATGGTGTTATTGCAAATATTCAAAAATATTACGCAGTATAATATAGATACATAGTATAGCTTATGGCTATACTATGTATATTTTGTATTTCGTAGAATTTATAAACACATATAATAAAGGTAGATTAAACATACGATAACAGGAGTAAGCAATGAGATTAGTACTAATTAGAAATATGAAAAACAAAGGTGCGATTAAGTCGTTAGTAAAAGAAGTAGTATTTGGTAATAGATATGCTATTGAAATAAACGGTATTTCTGTTCTTAGCAATAACTGGCCAACAAATCATGTTACAGTGATTACACCTACGAATGGTACATATGTTAGTAGTTATATACCTAAGACTAACTCAACAGTAGATATGTTGACTGAATTAATTCATAACAACAAATAACATTACAGTGTAGCTCTTCTGCACTTTAAATACTAAAGAGGGTTGTTACCTTATAACTAAATACATTAAAGTTTCACATACTGCTAGTCACAGAACTAGCAGTAATGTATATTGACCATTATGATGTAAATAGCTAATACATCATAACATAACAAGGAGTAAACAATGGAAATCACAGTAGAGAACGCAATCACAGTAGCAGAAGGTTTAAGACAACAAGGGTTAGTGTCTAACCACGACTTTTTAAGATTACAAAAGTATGTCAACAATGAACTTACTAGAGTAAGCAATATGGCATTAACAAACGCTAAGTTTGCTACTAGACAACTTATGCAAGTAAACAAAATCTTAAAAGTTATGGTATGGGATTGTGTTAAGCAGACACAAAGAAGAGAGCTACAAACAGAGTTTACACCATACGGTGAACCTGTAATCAAATATAAAGGATAAACGATGAGTGATAAAAAATATAAACATTTCACGACATATGACGAAGGACATTTTATAACTATGTCAAATGAAAAATCTTTTGAGGAACAAGAGAAAGAGTTTGAAAACACAAACAAAGAGCTATTAGCGGAGGTTTAACTATGGCAATACACGACAATACAGAAGAGGAAGTAGAAGTAGTCGAAATAATTACTGCTACAGAAGACACAACCGTCCTTGAAATGGAATATAACAAATTAATGTTCTATTTCTACAAAGCACATTATGAAGATACCGACCCTGAAACAGCACTAGTTAACTCTAATGCAGCTAAAGAGATTTTAGACAAACTAGTGAAAGAAGAACAATTTGATACATTCATTAACGAGTTCTTTGGAGGCATTGAAAACTTTCGTAAGGTTAACAGTGTACTTAACACACCTTACTTAGAACCTATGACTGTTATCTTTAAATACTGGGAAGAGCATCCATATGCTCCATTACCAGAAGAGGTAATCGAAGAGGCCGTAGCATACGCTAGAAAAATTAAAGAAGCAGGGTATGAAATGAACCCTGAAAAAGTAAAAGAACAACTACAACAAAAGGAAGAAACGATGCAAGAAAACAATACACAAAAAGATGAGCTTAAAGAAAGTATGGAAAAAACAAGAGAGCGTGTCAAAGACATTAAAGATCAAATCGATGAAGATTTAAAACAAAATGAAAACAAAACAAACAAAAAGGAAGAAACAATGAAAGAGAACAAAACAAACAACGAGACAAAAGAGACTGAAGCAAAAGAAGAAGATAAATGCGGAATTAAATGTAAGTTCGCTAAACACAAAGTAGGAATCGGTGCAACTATCTTAGGACTAGCGGTAGCTGGTGCTGCAGCGTATCTTTATACGCAACAAGATACAATCATCATAGAGTAGAACCTTAAGGTTCTACTCTATAACATCTCTTTTATTTTTTCATTTAGTTTGTCTAAATCAGGAAAGTTATACATAGTGTTACAATACTCTATAGCATTAACTTCTCCGAAGAATAGGTTAATATTTTGTTTCTTAAAAGTATCCTTAGGTATACCTTCTACATTTATTAGTTGTTTAGACGTAGTGTCTTTACTAACGTTAGCAGCCATGGTATCGCTAGGATATGATGAAACACACGTTATCTTCACCAGGTATCGCTACTACCCAGCAGTTCTCTCATGAACTTCTCTAGCTCTCACTAGAAGTCGAGACTATATCTTCACCCACTATATACATAGTTAGGGTGTCTACCATTTCGATTTAAGGGATTCTCACCCACCTGCTTAGGCCCTACTCCTGTTGCTCTTTATTACGATCGAGCCAAGGGATAGTCGTTGAACACATACCATACTGTAGTTACAGGTTAGGTACTTCGCTGCGTCGGTTGTCTCTATTAACAAGGTTTTTACTATATTCATAACTTCCATTACTGGTATGAATGTTACAGTCTATTTCTAGCTGTAAGTAGTACTTGTTACATAACGAGAGTTTCCCGCAATTAGATAGAATTCAGTTACATATTACTATGTAACAGGACTTAGCACATATATCTTTCTTTAAGTTTAAATGTGAAATAATGCTATTAAAATCCGAATCGTATATGTACGCCCTAGTATTCATATGTAAAGTAGGGTCTTCTTCTACTAGACATAATCCATTATTTTTAATTCTATGGGACGGAAGTAAAATTCTTTATATTCTGTATGTATCGCTACTACATACACGATTAGTTGCTTTATACTACTGTTAAGTAGAACTAATCAGCTAACACTTTCATGTTAGAATAGACTATATCATTTCCTGTTATATAATATAATAGGAATAAACCGTTTCGATTTAAGGGATTCTCACCCACCTGCTTAGGCCCTACTCCCATAAGGGATAGTCGTTGAACTCACACGCTCCATATAGGATAGCTCTCGCTGTTTAAGGTGCTTCGCTGCGTCGATCACCCATATATCTAATAACGTTTTTACCATGCTAGACTCTTCCATTAGTGGGTCTAGTATTACACTATGTTTCCACGTGTAAGTGGTAGTTATTAGCTTTAGGGGTTCCCCGCAATTAGGTTTATTTTCTATATTAATTGCTTAATATAGGGACATCATCTATTATTAATCATAGATTCTTTTATCCAATCATCCAATCCGAGTATCTTATTATCTTCAACTCTGGATGGTCTTACTCCTAACACTTTACCACGTTCTAATACGTAGAAGTGCATTCCGTCTACAATCTTTTTAGGGCCACTATTAAAAATACTAAAGTGTGAATAACCTGCTAACATTGGTAATACTGTAGATAAGTCTTTTGTTTTCTTATCTAGCTCAATCATTGACATACAGTCCCACATATTATAAACAGCATATTCCAGAGGCATGTTTTTAGTCATATATTGGTGCCACTCGATACCTTTATATTTATCCTCGTCACCGAACTTTAGTTTTTTCAATTTATCACCTAGCTCTTGTGCTAGTATGTTATCTAAACTGTACCCGCCAGGAGTTGTCTTACCGCCTACACGAACATATCTGTGCGAAGACATAGCATCTATAAGGTAAAAGGTTGCTGGTGTGTTAACAGTATGCCATTGTTCTTCTGGGTTAACAGGAGTATATTTACCACTTTCAGTTAGTTTACTCTTTTGTCCTTGTTTATATTCAAAGTGTCTTAACTCTTTTGGTAAACTAGGGTCAGAAAATATATCAGCTGGGTCACCTCCATATTTCTTAATAACTTCTACCATCATAGGTATATCGTAATCGATATTCCAGATAGCTACAAAGTCAGGTTGCCATTTATGTGCTACTTTAAATATGTTCTTAACTAGTTCATATTCGTCTTTAACTATTTCAATTTCAATACTAGCTTTTTTCTTTATTTCGGTATCAGGAATATATTTTTGGTAAAGGTCTTTAATCCTGTTAATAGGATCTCTTACATTAGCATCACTATTATCTAAAAACTTCTGTGTTAAAATAGTGTGTATCTTATCTTCCATTACTAAACTAACAATAGTAATTTCATTTGTTAACGTATCATTTTCAATATCTAATGTAGCTACAGTATAAGGACTAATACAATCTGGATATTTATCCATATAGAGTTTCTTAATGATAGCTACTGATTTAGTATCAATACCATAGATATAAGGAGAATCTATAACATCCCTTAATTTATAAATACCGTTATAACGAGAACCTAACCTAGTTGCTATATTCCTTCCTAAATCAGATTCTGTAGAGAAGTGTTCATTTACTCTCTCTAACTCTTCTACTTCTTTCTTGTCTTTGTGTTTCCTGTAGTGTTCTTTAGTTACCCAAAATGGTCGTTTAAAGTTTTTAATTATTTTTAAGTTGGGTCTTGTTGTTCCGTCAGAATAGTGTAGTCGTTCTTTAATAACATGAGTATCAGGTCGTTGTCCTGATATTTTAGGTAAGTGTACTACAAATTTACACTCTTTACCAATAATTTCTGCCATAATATTTCCTTATAGTTTCTTCATAGATGAAACGTATTTATGATTTTTAAACAGTAGAGAATAGTAACAACCATATTAATTGATTATATACAACTAAGGATTACTCATGCTTTATGACTTCATGGACATTGACGATACAGTAATCTCTTTAAGTAATGAGGAATATACTGAATTTTATAGAAGTGTTTTATTAAAACAAGTAGCTCAACTTACAGAGGTTATACGTAAAGACAAAAAATTAAATATTGATAACCAAGTCTATTTTACGCTAGACAGATATAAACAACATATCGATGTTATCGAAAAAGGTATTAAGAAACAATTTAAATTAAATTTTAAACTTATACCTGCCGAAGATATTGTGGTTAGTATTGAAAATAACAATAGTGACACCGTCTTAAAAGAAATTAATAAATTTATTACTGGAAAGAAAGTAGATATTAAGACTACTTTAGAGAAAGTAAAAGATAACAGTATTAAATTACACGGAAAAAAGTTTAGTGGTAAAGGTGTAGTCTATGTAGGACTTAACTTTAATAAGTTACTTTTTGAAGAAAATAAAACTGATGAAGAGATTACAGACATTATCTTAAACACAATAGAGGGACTTTATAAAAATGTAAATGATAGTAAAGAACTTCTAGATGTTGCTAACAAGATATATTCTGCTAGTAAAGAAGGAAAAGATTTAACATATGTTTACACAAATATATTGGGTGGTTCAGCTACTGATATTGAAAATACAAGTGATATTAGCAAACTACAAAAAATAAGTAACTTAATCATAGATAAAGCTACTGACAATGATGAAGATAAAGAAAAAGAGAAGTTACATATCCTAGTTAGAATAAATTATTTAATTATATTAGTAGTAGTACTTATGACACTATATGCTGCTTTTAGTATAAGTTATTTAGGAATAGCATTAGTAGCTTTATTAGTATATAATATTTTTCTTTATGTATATAAACTTGTAAGTAAAATCTTTACAGGTGAAAGAGACCCACTAAAAGAATCAGTTAGTTATTTTAAAGCTAATAATATAAATAATGTATACACTGAACTAGTAGGTGTTTTAGAAAAGAATAAAAAACATGATGAAATTAAGTCAAGCATTGAACTAGGTGTTAAACCTGAACAATTTATAAAAGGAAAATAGATGTTAGATATTATGGACGGAACAACAGTTAAGATTAACTATAATCCACATATGCTCTCTACAGAAATGATTGCATCACAACCAAATGATTGGTTGGTTCCTGCTCTTGAGAAAGAGTTCGAAGCAATTATTAGAGAAGTTAAAGTAATCGGTTATACTGATAGTAATAAATACTTTAAAGATAAAACTATAAAAAATCACTATAAACGCATAGATCAATTAGTTTTAAAACGAACAGGATTACCTGTAGTACACGGTGCCAGTGAAACTCCTTATGGTATATTTACTGCACCACCTAAAGATGTATATCATATTTTAAAGACTAACGCAATAACAGCCTATAACAATACTGTTAAAATGCTTAAACAAAATGGTTCTTCTGGTAAGAAACTAGAAGAAGTAATTGATTTTGAACAAGATATTAAAACGGTCGTAGAAGCAACAGTCAAGAGTATGTCTGAACTAAGTAAAAAACTTAATGCAGATGGTGTTCTTATTGATTTAGAAAAAGCAACTATTTCAGGTTTACCTAAAGATTATAAAGTTGCTGTTGCTACGAATATTGGTACATTAGTACACAAACTAAACTTAAATGCAAGAGAAATCACTGCACTATTATTACACGAGGTAGGTCATGCTTTTACACATATTGAATATAGTTATCGTAAATTACATGTGGATAGCGTTCTTTTAGATACGTTACATGAAAATCTTTTAGTTAAAAATAAGAGTAAGAAAGCTACTCTTAAATTAATTTATGAAGATGTGTTAGATGGTAATCCTAAAGATATTGAAAATGATAATCTAGTTATTGCTGCGGTTAAAACATTGAATAAATATACTGCTAGCACAGCATTCCATAATGACTCAGCTTATAGTCTTACAGATAGTGAAGCATTAGCAGATCAGTTTGCTACAAGATTTGGTCTTGGTGATGAGATAGTCATAGTGTTAGATAAATGGACAAAAGTATTGGGTGGTTATCCTGATTATGAAATGTTTAAATTAGGGTTATTCGTAATGGAAACATTGACTACATTATATGTAACTATCACGTTTGCAGCTATTACATTAATTACTATTGGTTCGCCTGTGGCTGCTGGTATTATGGGTGCTATAATTTTTGGTGCATTTAAATACTTAGATGGTAAGGGTAAAGTATTTGCATATAAAGTATCTACATATGATGAAGATTATGTAAGATATAAACGTATACGTAACGACATAGTCAGACAATTAAGAACTAATAGTTTCGATAAGGCTGTTACTAAAGAAATGTTATCTAGTTTAGATACTATTGATACTATCTTAAAAGAAGTACCCAAATGGAACTATGATAAATCATTCAGTGAGAAGATTTACGAGATATTTAATCCATATGTAATCAATTATGGTACATATAAACAAATAGAACAACTTATGGAAAATCTATCTGAAAATAACTTACATGCTTTAAGCTTAAAAATAAAAATGAAGGACGCCTAATGAATTTAAATAAAAACAGTATTAAACTAGCTAACGTACTTAATACTAGCGAAACATCACAACGTAAAGTAATCTATACTGCTATCGGATATATCCTAGCAGAAGATTTAGTAACAGAAGAGAGTAAAGAACTTACCACTAATAGAATCAGACTTAAGTTGGCTAATATCTTAGACCCTATTGTAGAATTAGCTATTGTAGATTATGATTTACTTAAGAAAACAATTCTTGATATGGTTTCTATTAAGATTGAAAATACTAGAAAGAATCCTAGTGTTGCATTTACAGCTAAAGAGTTTGGTGATTTATTTAAGTACCCAAATTATTTTACAACAGAAGATATAAAAAACATTAATAACAATATCTTAATCTTTAACTCAGCTGCTGCTGCATTTAATGTATGGTATGAGCAAACATATAAACAAGGAATGTAATATGTCTTTTAATATAGAAAATGAACCAAAAGATAAAACAGAGTCTTCAGTTTTAGAAGACCCTGTTAAAGTAGAACACCTTAAAGAATTTAAAGAAAAGTTAAATAATAATGGTGTTGTTAGTAAACATGAAGTATTAGCGTTAGAAGAATTCTTAGCAGATACTATTATTACAGATACTCTTTATCCTAATATGTTTTCTGAACAAGCTAGTAAAGCTGGCGTTAATGATCTTAACAAACATTTAGATAACTTACTCTCTAATATAGAATTAAAAACAGATGAAGTTATCGATATGTATACCATTAAAGAAGATTTTCATAAGGTTCTTAATGTAACTAATGAACTTATTAATAGCTTTATAAACATAGAACGACTTATGGATATTGAAAAACTAAAACGTTTAGAAGCAGATTTAAAAGTGTATAGTGAATCTAATGATTTAGTTACTATTAATGACATCAATATTATTGATTTCATACTCAATTATCGTGATGCTGATGTATTATTATCACCACAAATTAATGAAGAAATTAGAAGAGAGTTAACTGAAAAAGAGATGACTTATGAAATGGTTTTCCTTAAAACTCTTGACTTCTTAAATAACTTTGATGTAGATGATTTTAATCCGACAGCACTTATTAAAGGTGAAGTTAAATATTATACAGTAGGTGATGTTGTTGCTTTAGTTAACGATATAAGTAAACATAGACAAAATATGGAAGTATTTAAAGAAATGTTATTTTCACAATACAGATACCTAGATACTAACGAATATCTTTCTTTTAAGAATACTAAGCGTTTACATAAAATGTATACCGAATTACGAAGTATATTAGATTGTAGAATGAGTAGATTAGTATTAAACACAGTTAGTTTAGATATTAAATAACTAGTATGGACAATTGTCCATACTAGTTACTATGTTATACTTTTTGGATATTTAAAGTTAAATCATATTCTACAATTAATTCATTATTAGGATTAACAACTAAATGTTTATTCATAACTAAACGAGTAGCTTTATCATTAATAGTAAATACCTCTAAGTCTCCTATACTATCTAATCCAGTAATCTTAACACCCACTATATCATTACCTAATGCAGCAATAATTTTATCTTTAATTTCAGATAACTTAATCTCTACAGTATCTAATTGGTCGTGTACTATATTACCTACAGTAACTTTCATAGCACTTATCTCTTCTAAACTATAATCATTACGAATACTATATAGTGTTACATTTGGTGATATGCTATAATTAGTACTATATGTAACATTATTTACATTGACCTTAATAGGCAATGATGATTTATACGACTTAAATAAGATAATAGTATTTTCCAATGTATCGTTATTTAAATCTTGCATTTCTACCAATAACCAATTTTTAATAGTATCCATTAGTAGTTCTAAATAGTTCTTATGTATAAGTGTATTAGCTACTTTATACTCTGCTTCAATCATTAAGATATCTATATATCTTATAATTCCATTCATTTGGTCTATAACCGGTAAACCATCTTCACCAATAACTATGTCACCAGTTTTGTATTTATAAACAGGATTACCATCAGCATCTAATACCGGATCACCCTCAGAATGAATTTTATTATATACCAAAGTTTTCCCGTCTTCAGTTTCAACTACATCAAAGATAGCTCCAGTTTCAGGATTCTCTTCGTATATATCTTTATCGTATAGTAGTGGTACATCTTCTGTATATTTAAGATATAACCTTTCACTGTATTCGTTATGTATTTTATTCCATAAGTATTTTAATTCGTTACCTAAAGTTAAATCAGCTCTTTCTTTAGTAAGTACTACGATATCTGAATTTATACTGACTTCATTACGTAAGAATTGTAATTCATCTACAATATTAGTGTTTTCTAAGTAAAAATGAAAAATAGCTTCACTATGAATATCGATAACCCGATTACTAATATTAGAAACACCATTACTTAATGGTAAATATCCTTTTTCATTTATGTAAAAGTTAGTGTCTATATTAAAAACGATATATCCGGTAACTGTATCATAACTACCTTGAAAATAAACATATTCTTCACTATCTACAATGCTTAATCTTAACTGCATCTTTAAACTGTTTAGATCAATATCAGAAAAATTACTATCCAATATTGGTAAGATAGTTATTTTGTAACCTGTATCTACTTTTTCTAATAGATATTTATCAATATTAACACGTTGTTTAATATTAACATTTTTATCTAAGATGCGTATATTTTCCATAACAGGATTATCTAGATCGTATACTCTACTAGTAACGATATCGGATATTTTATCTAAGATATAATAAAACGGAGTATAAAAAATACGTTTATCTTTAAAATAAGTAGTTTTACCTAAGCTATCTAAACTATTAATATATGCTACTTCATTATTATCTAAAATAGTAACTACACCATTATCTTCTTTAAATAGTGTTCCTGATTTAATAATAAAAATATCGTCATCTATATAAACATTATTATTCGTTACTAGATCAGCTAAGATAACTCTTGTAGTATTATTAAATATATCTGCTCTAGCATTTACTGCGTTAGTTTGAAATGCTGTAGTGTTTTTGGAAGCAATAAATGTTCTATTAGTAATAACATCCATAGCTTTAAAAAGTTCAAATCCATTAAAAGTAGCTTTACGTTTAAGTTGGTAATCTGTTATAGGTAAATCAATATCGCCTGTACTATTATAAATAACTGCTTCACGCATATCTTCGAAAGATAATGAATCAGCACCACCATCTACAACATACCTGCTATTTGCTAGTATTGTAATATTCGGAGAAACAGCACTGGCAGTAGTTTTACCAGTATTACCTAAAACTAAATTATAATCTTCTAATACATAGTTATTAATAGGTAAATATAATTTACCTTTTGTTTCATAAACAACTATTTCAATATTACCACTTACCAATCCTGAATATAAATAAACATCAGGAATAGTTACATTAACTCCTCCGTCAATTTCTTTAATAATCGCTGTTGGTGTATAGGGATCAATATACGCATCATCATGTAATCTTTTAAGTTGCACATACTCATTATTAGTATCAGCATTTTTATACATGACATCTATATAGAAATATTGATCTGTTAAAGCGATATTTACAGAATATCCTTCAGAAGCCATAACTGTATCATTATGTACTATTCGTTTTACTTGTTTAACTTTCGTTTCAAAAAGTATCCATGAGTCACCATCTGCACCAGTAGTGATAACACCGTTTAAAATACTAATATCGTTAATACCGATATCGTTAGGACTAATTTGTTGCTCTATAAAAATAGAACCATTATCATATAGTCTTACATTAATATCGTTAAGCAATGTAAATGTGGTATTAACTACTGTTACTTCTGTAAACTCCGGTAAAACCATTTCTACATAATCTGCATCAATAGGGCGATAACCATTTTGTTTTAAATCTAAAATGTTAATGTAAAATACAATATTTGCTTCGCTAGGAACAGCGAACATATTAGCGACTACATCATCTGTTAAGTGCGGATATAAATCTTCTTTAGAAACAGATAAGTTAGGATACATTCTACGCATACCATTTTGTGTTTCAATAACAGCACTACTAGGCGTAACTACTGAAGCTTCTAATAACATTGTAAATGGATTAGTAGGATCTACTATGTCTATTGGTTCAGTTAGTGTTTGTTCTATACTGTCTAATACATAATTTTGTATGCTATTAGGGTCATATATGTATTTTGATATATCTTCTTTAGTTAACATTATATTGTTCCTCATCTTTTAATTTTAATAAATCTCTGTAAGCATTACTGCTTTTACTAATATACCAATTTAGTTCATAGGTATCAGTATTAATAATAGGATAACCTCTATGGTTGAATATGTTGAGTAAATTATGCGGTATTACTTCTAAGTTATGTACTTGTCCATTCAACATTCGTCTAACGTCACCATTAAAAATAGCACTTACTTCGTTAAACTCTTTTACGAGAATATCATCATTATACATGGCACCATTACATTTGAATCTAATATTGATATCTTTAGTTTGTAAATTGTATTTATTCTCAGAAGAGAAATCAAAGAATTTACCTACCGGAACATTAATAGGAAAACTAGCTCCAGTTGCAGCTATCTTAGTGACGTACCTTTTAGATTCATCCATTACTAATCTATATATTCTAGTATTATAGTCTATCTCATTAGCAGCAATCATATCTAAATAAGGAGACATCATTCCTTCAAATACTTTAGCCATATATAATAACCAAGTTTGCATTAACATAATAATAGGTTCATTTTTAACATTACGGAAAGTACAGTCTAAATCAAAACTATCATAAATTTCAATAGCACCATCTACAATACTCCATTGTTCTTTACGAACACCTTGTGCTGAAGTATATGTAGGTGCAACTATATCAGGCCACCCGCTCATATTTTTAATATTGTTAGTGAGTACAGGAATGAAACCGTTCATATCATCTACTAGCGGAGTCTTTAATAACTCAGGACCAATTCCTCTAGCTAATCTAGGGTCTAATGTATTTCTTACAAATCTTTGTATAGTTAAAGGATTGTTTGTTAATAACGAATACATTTGTCTAATGTTTCTTAAGTTAGGAGACGACATATTAAGTTGCGGTCTTGTAAAGAATACATATCCATAACTATCTCTGTTCTCTTGTAAAACTGATTTTGTTTGTTGGTGGTTAATACCGTATAAGTTATTTGATAAAGCTTTTTCAACACTACCAATAGGTTGTGTTAACTCTAAAAATTCATCTAAAGTATCTATATTATTAATATCTGCTATCTGTTCTGTCATAGATTATTCCTTCCTATGTTTAATCAATTAAAAATGGCTTTTAATAGATATACCATATTAATTGATATTTAAGCATATATTGTGCGACTAACATATTTTAAAAATATATTAAAGAGAAAATAGGAGAAGTAATGGCAGCAGGAACATTATTAGCTGGTATAAGTCTAGCTCTTGGAGCTATCAAAGCATACGATAACGGTGAGGATATGAAAAAACACCTCAATGACAATAAGAACAAAATCAATGTAGCACTTAGTGGCGGGTCTATGATTAAGTTCTTAAATAAATTCATAGTTGAACCAACAGCTATTATTAGTGATTCTTTAAAGAATGAAGAAGTAACTGAAAAAGTATTAGAGTTAGAAGCTGATATGTTTGCATCTTTTTACATGCAAGTATTTGACATTATGACAAATTTACACGGGTTAGAAGGTACTATGGCTATTGATTTACTCTCTACTAATAACAGTATCTTTAAAGCAGCTAACAGTTATGTGCTCAACCATGAAGATATTGAAATTGATTATGTTGGTGAATTATTTAAGTCTGATAAACTACCAACGTTAAGTACTGAAGCAAAAGATAGAACTGGTAGATCAACAAGTGTTGTTGATAATGACCTATACAAAACTATTCCTGGTGCTATTCAAAGAGAACTTAATTTAACACTTAGAGTAGTTAAAGATGGTAATTCATATACTATTACTGTTCCTGTACTTATTAAACTTAATGTAGTCTATACTCCTATTAGTAATATTATGACAGTATTAGATACACATAGTAAAGATAATGATTTTTGGGAAAGAGTAGATGAGTACAGAGCTGGAAGTATCACTTTAACAGATTTGTTATTTGCTAGTGACCTTATTAAAAAATATAAGAAGAACAAACTTAAAGATAAAGATAGTCTTTTAGAGATTATCGATAGTAAACGTTCATCTAGTAATATTACTGCAGCGACATCAGGTGCGGCTGGTTTTGAAAGATATTATAATATGCTTATCATTAGTGAAGAAGATAAAATTCTTATTGAGAAAGCATTAAGAGGTAAACTTAATAAAGATAAGTACAAAGAAGACTTGTTAGAAAGATTCTCTTCTCTTATGGTTACTGTTATAGATAGAGACTATGAGCGTGTAGCTATCTTTATTAAAGATTTACACGGGTATACTGATGTAAGTTATAAGTCACTCACAAAACGTAAAGCAAGTACTAATGATTATTCAGAAATTTTTAAAGCACTACTCTCTGGTAGACCACCAGTTATATAAGGACCATTATGTTAAAAAACTTAATAGATTATTTTGATAAATTAAATCACACTATTAAAAAAGAGGATGTAGTAACTGTTATTGACGAAACTTTAGATAGTTTAAATAATACTGTACTACCGACACTAGATGCTGTTATTAAAGATAGTACTAAAGATACTTTAGATAATAACCAAGTACTTAAACGCTTAACTATGTTGTTAGGTGTAAAAGGAACAGGAAGAGATACTTTAGTTAAAATTAAAGGTATTCTCAATAACGTAAATAAATTCTCTAAGAAAATCGAATCTTTAGTTAATGATGAACTTAATGATATTGTTACAGACAAAACGGCTACAGTTAAAGATGCTGCTATTATTAAACTAGTAAACGATATTAACATCATTACTATGTATACTAACGATATCTTATATGTTATTCTTTTAAAGGGAGATAGTACTAGTACTGATTTAACAAAAGCTAGACTTAAAGAGATTCAAGATAGTATTCCTACATACGCTAATATCTTAAAACAATTTAGTAGAGATTTCTCTAAACAATTAGATAACATTACTAAGCTCAGTGATGATTTAATTAATGTTGAACCTAAAAAGATACCATTCCTTGAGAAGTTACTTTCTAAAAAAGGAAGCACTATTGATACTGTCGATACTAACAACTTTAATGGTAATCCTATTTACCATATTAGAATGTGGTTAGTTGATAGAGATATTGCTAAGTATGAATTACTTAAAGATAAAAAGAAGTTAATTGAGCTTAAGTTATTAGAGCTTAAATTAAAACAAAAGCAAGAAGATAATCCTAAATTAGCTAAACGAATAGAATACTATGAGAACAAAATAGCTAAGATAGAATATCAGATTGCTAGATATGAAGAAGAGTAGCACGAAACTCTAGTTATAACTTCGCGGCGCCAATAGGAGCGTCGTTGGTGCTATATTGTGTATAACGATATGGAAGATAACATGTTATTAAATCCTAACTTAAAATAAACTGTGTTTCGTGCACGATACATAACACTATAAAAGGAAATACTAATGAATGGTATGAAATTATTTGATCAAGTGAATCTTTCTGTAGAGGAAGAAAAACAACCAGAAGTGGTTGCTGTTGAGTTAGACCCAACTGAACTTATCCTAGCTGAAGAAGCTATGGCTGAAATTATGGACATTGAAAACCAATACAATGTTGGACAAGAAGCAATCGCTCTTGCTGAAACTGTAGTAGACGGTCTTGGTAAACAACTTGCTGTTGAATCACAAGTTCTTGCTAAACCAGAACAAGTAACTACTGCAACTGTTATCCTTAGTATGGAAACACTTAAAACTTCTGCTGCTATCCTTGGAGCAAAAGTAGATGTAGACGGAATCTCTGTTGAAGACATCGACACTAACCCTGCTGAAGCTCTTACTATTGCTGTAGAAGCAAAAGAAAACTTTATGCAAAAAGCTATTGATACTATCAAGCTTATGTTCAAAAAGTTTGTTAACATGCTTAAGAAACTTTACACTAAAGCTGTAGTAGCTATGAATGGTTCTGCTAAGAAAGCTGAGGCTCTTGTTGCTAAACTTAAAGAAAATGAAAAAGAAGCTGAAAAAACTGTTAAGCTTGATGATAAACTTAAATCTAAAGTTGAAGGTAAAATCGGTGCTGTAGTTGTTAAAATTGGTGGCGGTAAACTAGATGCTGCATTCGCTAAACAAGTAGCTAATAATGCTGAGAATGCAACTATGGTTACTGCTATTGCTTCAAGCATTAAAGGTCTTTCTGACAGAATCAAAAAAGCTGCTGATGGATTTGGTGATGAAGTTAAAGGTAAAGAACTTGCTGACGCACTAAAAGACATCAAAGGTTTCGGTGGTACATATGTTAAATTTTCAGCTATGACTGCTAAAAAACTTGTAGTATCTGTTCCTTCTGTTGATGAAGGTAAAGATTTTACTAAAGAAGAAGCTCTTAAAGTTATCGCTAAAGTAACTTGTAAAGTTGAAACTGAAACTGTAGATGGTAAAGAATTTAAAACTGAAGAAGTTAAATATACTGATATCATCGCTATTGCTGAAGCAGTAATTAAACCTGCTAAAAATATCAAATCATTTATGGGTAAAGTAGAAGAAACAACTAAACTAGCTGAAGCTAAAGTTGAAGAAGCTGCTAAAAATGGTGAAGAAGTTTACATGCCAGTTGTTAAATTTGGTAATGTAATTGTTGGTTCTGCTGCTATGGATCTTGTTCTTGGTGCTCTTAACAATATCAATGGTATCTTAAGTGTAGCTAATACACTTGGACAAGCTGCTATGGGTGAAGAGAAAAAAGAAGGTAAAGAAGAAGACGAAGGTAAATAGTATTTACTAATCTTTTAATCTTGTCTTTTATTAACGACATATCTAGTTACAGTAGCTAATAAGCTACTGTAACTATCTTCTGTTTATTTTTTAGCATATCTTTATTGAATAAAAAAAAAAGGATTAGCTTATATCTACAGCTACAACTAAAATATTCGATATCATAGATATCGATGCGGAAAAGAAAAATAATGAATTAAGTATAGGCGTCGAAGAATTACATAAATTAGAATTAAAAGTAATAACACTGGATAATGAGATAGATAAATATTCAAATATGATAACTGAAGCTACATTAGCTAAAGAATCATTAGATAATGTATATAATAAATTAAATATCTATATTAACGGAAATGATAATATAGACCCTAACGTAATTGTTATTGGACTAGAACACATTAATTATATATATAACATAATAGGTATCGAAAATGAAACTATTTCTACTGAGGATATTGATGAAATAAAAATTTCTTTAGAAGGAATCACAGATAAATTAAAAATGATAGGAAAAGCACTTATTGAAGCTATTATTAAATTAATTAAAAAAATTAAAAAATTTTTAAAGAAAATATATAATTTGATTTTCAATAAAGCTAAAAAAGCAGATAAGACATATGAGGAAGCTAAAGAAGAAGCAAATAATAAATATAACGAATATGTTAATGATGTAGAAGAAGTAATTAATTATAGTATTAATGTTACTGAAGAAAATATTCCTCCAGAACCAGAAAAAGATACAAATACTACAGTTAATGTAACCTCGAAAATGGATGAGATAATGGAGCGTTTTGAAAAATTTGAAGCAGAAATGTATATTGATGATAATAAAAAATATGTTATCCGTAAAATTTTTGAGAATTACAAAAAAAGATTAATAGAATTATCTCCTAATGTTATAGTGGATAAGAATGGTGATGTGGATGTATTAATTATAGTTGATAGAATATACGATTCTTTAACTAAAACTATTCCAGATTTTTTAGAAATGGTACTTATTTCCGTAAAGAGAGATTATCGTACTTTAAGCGATTTTAATTATTTAAATAAAATAATTAATCATGATAAAGATGGGAATAGTGTTATAACACTAACTAACGCAATTGGTGAATATAAAATTATATTAAATGAATATAATATTGGAGATAAATCAGCTTTAGCTTTTCAAAATATAGATACCGATAATACAAGGTATATTAAAGAAGCAGAAAAATATATCGATAACATAAAATTCCCTAAATATAGCGATGTATTATTGCACGGGATTAAATTAGATTTTGAAAAAGAGACATATAAAATACAAAAAACTATAGATACTATAATAGAGTATACTGAAGCATTAGTTATATTTGATAAGTTAAAAACAATAGGTGAAACAATTGAAAAAAGAAAAAGAAAACCAGAATTATTTGACGATAGTTTAAGAAAATACTGGGAACAATATCGATTAGATGATGTATATGGTGAATATACATTTGAAAAAATAGAAACATATTACATAAATGAATCTAAATCTGCTAAAATATTGATTTTAACAATGGGTGAAGTATCTAAAGCAATTAATAAAATGTGTGATTTAGGTATTTTATTATTTGAAACAGCTACTTTAAAAAAATTAAAAGAATTTAAGAATATTAAAAACTTAAAGAAATTAAAAGAATTTAAAGTATAATTCATTGACTAAAATCAAAGGATGTCAAGATGAAAAATGTTAGCACAAAATATCTCCACCCGCATACTAATATAAGATATGTTGCTACATACAGAAAAAAGACACATAGTCCTTGAGGAGAGTGATCCTACTAGTAAGTAAGATAACCATAGTCCATAACATAACTGTAGTATAGTTGCAATTGCAACTATACTACTATGTTCTTTTCATTGATGAAATTCCTAAGAAGGATATATTATGCAAAATAAGGATACAATATGAATGATATTGCAGTAGTAGCAACAGCTAAGAATAGAGACCGTTTAGATAATAAAGATAGAACACATAGAGTTAACGAAATTATTGCTATGTTAAAAACACAAGAGTATGTAAAAGATAAAGCAGAAATGGTAGAACTAATTACTGCGTTATATAAAAGTCTTACTAATGGTAAAACTCTTTTACGTAAGCTACAAGAAAATGTTAAATTACCACATAGAAAGTATACTGGGTTAGAGAAAATTATTCTTACAGATATTTTTAATCTACTTACTAAGAATACTAAACCTACTTCAACATTTGGTATGTATATTGATTTGATAGATCCTGAAAATGACAATAATACTATCAAAACTAGATATACTGAAAAAGTTGTAGTTAGAGATGAGAGTGTACTATTAAGACCATCTGATGAACTTAATTTCTTATTCAATACATTAGGTATTGAAGAGACAGGATATCTTATACTATTACTAACAATAACGCCATATTAGGAATCTATCATGATGAAAACTAAGATAGGAATCTTCAGTGCCGAAGAAACTATCACTAGACCTGTTATTATTAAAGTAACAGAAGATATCATAAGATTCTTAGGTATGAATCACGACATCTATTATACTATGGATGAAAATGAATTAGTAGACCGTATCAAGAATCCGTTAGGTCAAATAGAGAGCTATAGTTCACCTAGAACAGAACATATACTAATTGATTACGACGAAGAAGCTAGTGATGGTTATGATATCAGCTTACAGGTAAGAAGACCTGACTACAATGCTATTTATAACGATGAAGAAATAGATGCCAGTATTATCCCTATCCATCTGAAACGAAGAATGACTATTAATTTTAAATATGTCAATAAGTCACGTAGCAAAGTAAGTGCTCTTATTAATAAGTTAAGAACACTACCTAGTAGCGATGGACAATATATAGTACACAATCTAGAATATCATTATGTTTTACCTACTATCATATTTGATTTAGTAAATGAAATTAATACTAAGAAAAATAATAAGTTAGATACCCCAGTAGAGATTACTGATTATATTAATAATACTTTTGATTTAGGAGTAACTACAGTTAATCCTGTTGACGGTGATAGTTATAAAGTTGATTTGGCTATACGTGAACAACAAGATAGTGTTATGGGATGGATAGAAGGTAATGTTGGTGATATTAAGAAAAATAAGATAGATGAAGAAAATGCGTGGTCTGTTGAGTTTAGTTATGTATTTGAATATGAAACTCCTGTAGAGTTATTAACTAAGTACCCTATAGTTATCTATAACCAACTTATAGATAAAAGATTTAGAGAAGTTATACCTAAAAACGATTTTAAGTACAAAGGAAACTTTACTTCTGGAAGTCAAGCATTGATGGACCTTAATAGTAGTATCTATGATGATACATTTAAATTAACTAATAGTTATTATTTAAGTATACCTAAAGAAGATACATATAAGTTACCTAAACCTTATCCTGACTATGCTAGATTGATGAGTATTATAACATTAGTAGACGATAATGACCTTACCGCATTATTTAATATAATGGATATTCCTGACATTACTTTTAAACAAGAAATTTTAGATTTTTGGAAAGAGAGTGATTATCCGTATGTCGGTATTCCGTATAACAGTATCTTTTATTTTGATTTATATAAAGATGGTGTTAAGGATTACAATAACCGTATTATAATGGACGAAAACTTAAATCTTAGGTCAGAGTACCCGTTAGACAATAAATCACTTTATAGAGTTTGTATAAACGCATTAACAGATTTAAACATACTTAAGTATAGTGATTATAATAGGATAAATGAATATGTCAAAAGCAAATATCCTATAGGTGAAGTTCCGTCGTTAGTGGAATATTACGCAGGTATTTTTAACATACCTAGTAGTATATTACCAACACATAACAATGACATAAGTGTCTTATTAAAAATAACAGACAACAGTTGGGTTAAGTTTTATACTCAACAAGAATACGTTACACTAACAAGTGTATTAGAACCAAAATAAGGAAATATAATGGAAAAAACAATTAAAATATTTGATATGGTAGAACCTGAAGTATCTCAAGAAGAAACATTTGAAGGTGAACTACTTTCTGAAACAGAATATAAATTAATCGCTTTAGAGGTATCTCAAGAAGAGAAGACTGTAGAAACTTATTTACAAAACTATGAAGATGGTCTTAAAACGTTAAATAAGCTATCTACAACTCTTGATCTTGAATCACTTAGTGTAGAAGACGAAGAAGTTAAAAAAGCTCTCTATAAGCTTGATAGCGATAGAATGAAAACAGCATTAACCATTGTTGGTGTCGAGTTACCAGATGATGCTGTTCTTAGTAAAGAAGAAGTAGAAGGTTATGTTGAGAAAATCTTTAAAGCACTTAAAGCTGTAATTGAGAAGATTGTTAAATCTATTAAGAAACTTTATGTTAAACTTGTTATGTTGTTTAATAGTAATGTTAAAAGAGCTAAAGCTATCAAAGATAGTTTAAAGGGTGAAGAGTTTGTATCGTATCCTTTTGATAAACTAAATGAGGAAGATATCACTAGTATTAGTAACATGACAATGGCAATCAATACGGTGTTCCATTTAAATGGAGAAATTAATCCTGAATTAATTAGAGACTTATTAGTCTCAGTACAAATTGCACCGTTACAAGGAGCTATTGCTAAAAATACTGAAGATATCGAATATGTCGCAAAAACTACTGATACATTAGATGATATAGAAACAAGATTACAAATATTTCCAGAGAATATTTTAGACATGTTAACTAAAGAAAGAATACATAAACCTAATTTACAAGGAAACGTATTTTTAGGAGACAGTAATGACGTAGATAAAATATTAGAATATGGTATTCTTGTTAGTACTGGTTTAGATAATGCTACATTTAGTGTTCTTGAATTTAAAGAAGATAAAGAAGTAATAGACCGCTTAAGCAAAAGAGAGTTTATTAATAAAACACTATATCTTAATCCTGTAGCAGTAGAACAAATGAATCTTATGGCTTATCCTTCTAAACAAAAAATGTTTGATGTTTTAGATGTTATCATTAATAATGGAAGTAAACTTAAAAAGATTTTTAACCAAACACATTCTAATATTGACGACAATGCTGGAGTTATTAATGGTTTAATCTATAGAGATATTCGTGAAGATGTTACTTTATGTCTGCGTAATTCATACGCTCTACATTCTAAACTAGTAGATCTATATGGTATTAAACGTGTAGTTTATGCTATTAACGTAATGAAGAAATATGTTGATTTAGCAGAACTACAAATTAAAATTTTAAAAGAAAACAGAGACTAAACAGTAGTTAGGAGAATTCTCCTAACTGCTCTCTTTTTCATTGATTATATAAGGAGACAATATGCCTATATTGGACACAAATGAAGCTATCACTAATGTTGATACAATAACCCCTGATAGAAAGTTATATACTAGACCAGATTTTAAAACATCAACACTATTTGCAGATGACCATGAGCTAGATACTATTATACAATATGTAGAAGGTAGCAAATGGACCGTTGATTACTTTAAACAAATTAGAGAGATTAATGATGAAGCATTGATGCCGGATATCAATGTATCTTCAACTACTCTTAAATACGATAGAATAAATAAACTTATTATCTTTTTAAGTTCAGCTATTAATCAAGATGATCCAGATAATATTACTGGTGAAGCAACCATTAATGCTGGGTTCTTACCTAGTTATGGTGATCCATTTATAGCTACATTAGCAGGAAGTAGAGAAGCTATCTTTGTAGTTACTTCTGTTAATAAAAAGATGTACAGTCTACATGATGTTTATGAAATAGAATTTAAACTATTTGCTTTCTTAGACAGGGACTCTTTACTCTATAGAGACCTCTTAGCTAAAACAATGAAAGAATACATCTATGACAAAGATTACGTAGAAAGTAAATCTTCACCTATAATTTTAGCACAGGACTACAAAGAGAAACTTAATTACAAACAAGTATTTGAAACAGTAAGAGATTACTATTTTACTAATATGTTTAATAAAGAGAAAAGAGTTATTTCTTTACCTACTATAACAGGAGTAACCTATCTCGACCAATATATTATGGAGTTTCTTTATAAGATAGTAGGTTATAGTGGATACCCTAATAGTAATCTTATTAATAGATTCAATATTACATTAGATATAAACAGAACTATATGGGATTTATTATTAGAAAGAAACAAAACTGATTTACCTTTTATTAAAAGAGATATTGATTTTGTAGATATTCCATACAGTACGAGTAATCCTACTATGAGACATATGGGTTGGTTAGGTATCGATTTTATAACAGGTGAAATTAATCCAGATTATGTAGTTGACTACAGTATAGATATTAAAGAGAATGATATACCTATTCCAGCTGATTTCCAAGACCCTATAATCGCTGATGAAACAGATTACATATTTAGTCCTGCATTCTACGTGGAAGATGTTGATAACTGTGGTATTTTAGAAAAAGCAGTATTACAATACTTACGTAATGAAGTAATCGATGATGAAGTTATGAATACCCTAATAGCACAATATCGATATTGGTCTACATTAGATCAATTTAGATTAATACCAGTACTCATGCTTTTAATTAAAGATAAAATAAATAACACATTTAGTCCGATATAATATTTAAATATCAGAGTTATATGACAAGGATAATATGATGAGTTATTTTGAAAAAACAACTAAGTTACCTAATAGATTATTTAAAGTTAGAGTACCTATTATAGCTACGTATACTGAAGAAGAAATGAAGGTATATGGGTTACCTGTAGATATTACAGAAGGTAAGCCTAATAAAGAAACATTTAAAGAGATGACTGTTGCTATGTTTAATTTAGATAAGATAATCGATATGTATATTAATGGTTATCCTATTTATATAGTTAACCCTAATGACAGTAAAGAAATCTTTAAAATATTAGAAGAGTACATTGCTATACAAAATAATAAAGTTTCACATTCTTTAAATACTCCTACGTATGAAGAGAAACGGTTACATGAAATAGATAAGTTTGTTAGTGAAATGTTTGGCTATAATAAAAACACTATTGTACAAGACATTATTAAACCTACTAATGGTTATGCTATCGACTTTGGGCTAATGCACACACCTGGAACAATCACCAATAATCCATTCGGTGTACATGATTTAGTAGCGGTTGAAAAGGAGCAAGAAGATGGTTATCGTAAGGTAACAGAATATGTTCCTAGGTCGCAACAAAATCAACATGGATACCAACAACCTAACTTACCTAATATAGATATGTCTACTATAGAAAGACAATCTGCAGTTAAACCAGGTTTTGGTAATAACAACTTCGGTAATAGTAATTTTACCTTAGAAGACTTAAACAAATTAAACAAGGAATTTAAATAATGAAAAGATTAACAAAAGACGTTAGTGAAGAACTAAATGAGTTAGTAGAGGAAGCTACTGAGTTATTGCCAGTAAGTATCTTAATGGTACAATTTAAAAAAGACCCTATTAAAGCATTTAAGAACTATGTAGAGTATCTTAAATCTACTGAAGAATTAGAAGAAGATACTGTTAAAGAAGTTAACTCTATTATAGAAGGTTTAAGCGGAGAGCTTACAAGAGAGAAAGCTTTAGTTATCGCTAAAGAATTCATTAAGAACAGATACAAACATGAACTTAATGAAATTACAGATGAAAAACAAGATATTGTTAATGGTATTAAAGATTATATCGATACATTAAAATCTAATCTTAAAATTGTAGAAGTCACTGACCAACTTAAAGATAATATCTCTAAGTTTAACGATATTAGCACATTAAGAATTAAATTTATTAGTTCTGTATTAGAGAACCACACAGGATCATTGTTTGCTAGTGATATTAGTGTACAAAAAACACCTACTAAACTCATAACTGATTATAGATACCTTTTAGAAAATCTAAAAACAGATACTACTAAAGTAGAAGATGGTTTTAAACGTTTAACTAATGATTTACTTTATGTTACTGCTAAAGGAATGATTGAGAAATCAGAGAACTTAGAAGATATTTATAAGTTACTTAATGTAGAAGAAGTTACTCCATTATTACCGAATGACGATATTAATTTAAAAGAAGCAGTATTGTCTATTAGTAACGAAATAGAAAATAAAGATATCTTTAATACATTTAAAGAAACTAATTCGATTATCTTAGCACAAGTAACTAACTTAAAAGATACGGTAAAGGCATTTGAATCACTTATGAATAAATATGTCCTTGAATCAGATAGTTTTGGTAAATACCTTGATGATTACCAAGAACTACTTTTAAAAGAAGTAGAAACATACTTAGAAGAAGGTACTGACAATGCTAAACCAGAATCATTAGTTTACTTATTAGCTTATATTATTAATAATACTATTATCGTTAATAATAACATTACTGAATTAGCTACAAATATCAATAGTAGACTTATTCTAGTAAGTGAAAGTATTGACCTTAACAATAAATTATTAGGTTATTGCTTTAAAGGATAAACATGAAACCTATAGAACAGACACCAATAGGTAAAGATATTCTTAAAATAACAAGTAATGTTAAAAGTGGTGTTAACCATGTAAAACATAAAGTAATTTTACATACTGAAAAGTATGATATCAACATACCTTTAGTCGAATCTATAGAGATACTAAGTGACTTTAACTCTAATACCAGCGATTATATAGTTGCCTCATTCCTTATGGGGATGGGTGACTTTATTAAAGATATTTATCCATATAGAGATAATCTTAATCTTACAATAACTAGAATAATTGGTAAAGTAAAGTCAACGTATACCTATAGATTTGTTTTATTAAACAATAACGGAAATATTAGTGGTACTAGATATAACCAAAGTAGTAGAGATGAACTTAACAAATTAGAACAAGTTAGAGTTATCGGTCAATGTGTTGATAGAATATCAGAAACATTACGATTACAATTTGTTAGTGGTATATATAGAGATGTTACTGTTGAAGATATGTTAAAGAGTATGTTGCTGAGTAACATTAGAACTGCTAAAAGTGTATTAGGTAATATTAAAATACAGTACCATTTAGTTAAACCAGACAACAATAAGGTTTACAATCACATTAAGGTACCTACAGGGACTAATATACTCCAACTACCAACATATCTACAGAATAATGATTACGGTGTGTATAACGGAAATATAGGCACTTATGTAAAAATACATGAGAAATGGAATCAAGATAAGTATAATACATTAAATAACATATACGTATATCCTCTATACGATAGTAAGATATTTGATAATAGTAAACGTAAGTTAATTATATACGGAGTTAGTTCTGCTAAATTTAACCATGTTGAAAATACATACTTACAAGATGGTGATGTATTGAGTATTATTGCTGGTGTTGGTACTACTAGTTATGATGATGCTGAAAATAAACTAATGGATAAAGGAGTAGGGTTTACAACAAGTAATCCTGAAGCATTATTAACTTCTAATAATATCACTAACGATAATAGTAGTTATGTAGATGCTGAATCTCTTAATCAAACTACATTAGATAAAGATAGAAAAGACAAACTTAACACAACACAATATATTGGTCCTGACGCAAATCATTTTAAATATAGGTCAGATATAGTTAAAAATACTATGATGCCGTATACTATACAATGGAACTTTTGTGACCCTGATTTAATATATCCAGGAATGCCGGTTATGTTTGTTTTTAAGGATGGTGAACATGGTATTGTTAAATTAAAAGGAACAGTACAGTCTTTATACACGTTATACACTGAAGGAATGAATAGTGTATCTGCTTTAGTTAATATTATGGTAGAGAAACCGTATTATAGAAGATAGAAGGAAAGAAATGTTTGAGAAGGTAAATAACACACATTACATATGTAAAGATGTAAATAAAATAGATTCTTTTATTAAAGAACAAATAAATAAAATAAGTTTAGGCAAGATGGATGATTATAATGAAGTATTAAATAAGATGCTTTATGAACAACTATTATCTAGATATGTGAGTTCAATATTTTTAGAAGAGATAGGTGAACTTAATGACCAACACCATACTAGTATAACTATTAGTATAAATAATACAAACTACAATATTACTGTTGGTACGTTCAATATGAAAGACCAACTTAAATATTTAAATGGAATAATAGAACTATGATACTACTAAGAGCAATAGCTCTTAGTAGTATTTAACTTTATTAGTCGTAATCAATCATAGTATCTAAAGATGTATTTATTTTTATTTTGGGAACACTGTCAATATGTTCTTCTTGTTCAATATATCTATTAAAGATAGATAACCATCTTTCGGTATATATATTTTTATTATCAGCTTTAATATTTTTACCTACGTTATTGAGTTGTGTATTAATATAATTAGCACCTAAAGCAGCTATATTATTTTTCTTTAACTGATAAGTAGCCATAATGTTATTGAAATCCATATTCTCAACAGCTTCATCAATATTAGGACGCGCCATAATAGGAGGTACACTATAAATAATATTTCCATTATCGTCAACGATATCTACTTCATTAAACGGTGACCCTGCTAACTCAATCCATTTAAGTGTTAATGCACTATGTATATCATTTTGTCCACTTTTAAAATGGTCTAGAAAGTATTCTACGAATACTGATTCTAATAGTTTAGCATTTTCAACAAGAAGTAACTCATTAGCTACTTCGTTTATTTGTTCTTTAACGGCTTCTGTTTTAATAGTTGTTAATTTTTCTGAATATTCTTTAAGAGCACTCATCTTATTCCCTTATACCGGACATTAATTCGTCCATATTTTTAATATTGTTATCTGTAACCATAATACTTTTATCTAAACGATAAGTATTGTCGTTCTCATCTATAACTACAATGTTAACATAATATTCAACACTATTGCCATTTTCGTTAATATCTACAGTGATATCAACATTAGTAAAATAACGTTCGTACATGTTATAAAGTGATTTAGAAATATCTTCTTTTATCTCTTGTACTTCCGTAGCATTTTGTAAAATGTATTTTAAACTAGCAATGTTACCAAAATATATATTTGTTTGTGAATATTCTGAAGTTAAGAAATACTCAAAGAGTTTCAATAACTTCTGTTCACTATTCTTTATCCATCCTTCAACAGATAGGTGTGGTATACTACCGGCCATCTAAACTCCTTATATCTATAATATTAAGTTGTAATGAAACTTTATTATTAAAATTATTTAAACTTACTTTGTAAGCGACTAATACAGTATCTCCATTTCTGACATACTTATCCAATTCTTCTTTTGTATATGTGCTATGTTTATTAAAGAAATACATAGATTTAATTTCTCTACCATCTCTCGTAATAAATGTAAACATGCATATATTAGAATAAATACTATAATATTTTATTCTTAATACTGAAACAAATACTGGAAAATCCCAATCTTTACCATATGGTTCTAACCTACTAATTTCTAATGGTAATGCTGGTGTTAAGTCTACGCTGTCTACATAGTCATCTACATAAAGAGTATTATCAACAGGGTTGTTCTTAGTTTGTTTTTCAACATACTTATCAAACAATTCACGGAATTTGTCAATATGTTCGTATTTGATAGAACAACCGGCTGCTTGTTTATGTCCACCGAATTTAACAAAGATACTGTTATCTTCATTATGTATATCGTTAAATACTTCTACAAGATTAACATTATTAACTATTCCTCTAGCACTACCTGTAGCTTCTCCGTTTTCTCCTTTAATAAAACAAACAGTAGGCTTATTATAAGTTTCACCTATTTGTCCAGATATGATTCCTCCTACTGATAAATCAGATTCTAATAAAAGCACTACTGAGTTTTTATACGGTAGATTAGCTATTTGTGCTACAGATTTTCTATTAAGTTTTTTCTGTTCTAACTTACGTACTTTGCTCTCTTTCTGTAAACGTTTAATGTTTCTACGAATATCTTCTTCTTTAGTAGCTGTTAGTAAATTATAAGCTACATCTTCACACCCTACTCTTGAAGCAGTGTTGATTAAAGGAGCTAATTTAAAAGAAATTTCTGTACTGTTAATATTAGTAAAAATACCCATCTCTCTTCTTAAAACTTGCCACAATAATCTTCTTCCTGAATTCATCTCATTAAGACCGAATTGAACCATAGCTCTGTTAATTACTTCGTCTAAAGGCATTACGTCAGATATAGTAGTTAATCCTACAAATGGTAATAGAAAATTAAATTTATCCATATCTATATGGTTATAATATTTATCATAAGTAGCCACCATAGTAAGAAACGCTACAAAACAACCTGATACTTTATTACTGTACGTACTATCTTCTCTTTGATTATTAACAAATACTGTAGCTGATTTAGGATAATTATCTTTAGGTATTTCATGGTGGTCTGTTAAACAGAAATCAATATTTCTTTCTATAAACAACGGTATTACTTTTTCATCTGAGGAACCATGGTCTGCTGTTATAATTAAATCTATTTTCTTAGTGTTAGCATCATAATCTAAAATACGATCACATAATGTTTTGTTAAAACCATTGCCATCTGAACGTCTATTAACAAAAACTACAAAATCTTTATTTTCTTTTAAACCAAATATTTCTGACATAGTTAAGGATAGTATTACTGCTGAATTAATTCCCGTAATGTTCGATATGTATCGCTACTACACATCCGTGGTCTTACCACTGCTCTAGCTCTCACTAGAGACCAGACTATATCTTCACCCACTATATGCATAGCTAGGGTGTCTATCATTTCCACTCTGCTTAGAGTGTACTCTCCCGCCGGAGATAGTCGTTGAACACATACCATACTGTAGTTACAGGTTAGGTACTTCGCTGCGTCGGTTGCCCAATCTCTATAGGTTTTTACTATGCTCCTTACCACTATTACGGCCGGAGTATTACAGTCTATTTCTAGCTGTAAGTAGTACTATAGAGCTCTAAGGGGTTTCCCGCAATTAGATAGATATTAAATTGATTATTACTAATCAACCAGGACAATTATATATTATTTATCCGCGTCATAGTCTGTAATTAAAGCTATGTGTTTATTTTCTTTTATATGTTTAGCTATTAACTCTCCCGCTTTATCTACGTCTTTTAACTTATATAAATCTTCTTCAATATTTAATCTAGGTATAACATATGGTAAAGGATCATTATCGGTTCTATTTACAAGTATATTAGTTTGTAATTCTGTTAAATTTCTTATTCTTTGTTTCTGTTGTGTTTTTATTTTTATATTAAAATTATGTAATTTTTCTTTCATGGTTAACCTTTCACTCATATTCTCTTAGTACAAAAACTATTTACAAACTACTTAATGATTGAAATTAATCGAAGGAATTGTATATGAAAATTAAGAAGTTAACGTGGACAGGTATTGAGCCAATGAAGGCACAGGCATTTTATAACAATAAGGGAGATAGATTATTCTTCAATGTTAAACACGGTACTGAAGGTAAGTTATTTGGATATTGGTTAGGCAGAGTATCTCCTAAGATAGCTAAACCTAAAGATATATCTGACACATATGTATTTGAAAAGAATAACTATGTATTAATACCAAATAGAGATAAAGTAAATGGAAATATTAATAAAGATAAATTAGGAAACAATATTTATTCTATAGGTATCGATTATAGTACTATACATCAAAATGATATTATTTTATTTTGGGAAATACCTAATAAGAACTATAAAGATGTTAATTTTGAAATCAATGGTGATGCTAATATGATAGGTATTGCTTATAATGGTAAAGATAGAGGCGATGATAACTTACATATATCCCCAGCTCCTGTTGTTGAGATATATGGTAATTGTACATTAACATGGACTGCTATCAATATTAATGGTGATAAAATCTATCAAACAGCAACATATAATTATAATAATGAAGTATGGGACATTAGTCCTGTTCTCTTAAATGACGAGACCAATTAAAGGAATATTATGGAATTAGAACCACAAGTAACTGGTACTGGTATGCAGATTAAGATAAAAGAACCTCCTAAAAAAATAGAAGTCAATTTAACTAAAACAGAAAAAGATAAAGAACCTTCTATAGCTGAAAATGTTTCAAAACAGTTAAATAAAACATACGGAAAGAAATAATGTATAAAGATATAAAGGATGTATTCGCTAAGCATTTAGCGGGTACAAAATATGATAATGAACTTTATAAGAAAATTAAAATATTTAGAATCAATTGGTCTACTAAAAGTGATGAATATATCGAATTCTTAGGAGGTAACTTATTAGGGTTACATGATATTAGATTTAGTAGTCGTGATGAAGATATTTTCTTTAACGATATATTAGGTATTGACCAAAACGAATTACGTTCAGATATACACAGTGTTAAAGGAATTAACCCTAGTTGGAAAGTTAGTAGTAATCCACTATACCAAACCATAGTATATTTAATGCATTCATTTTTAACTAAAGGTACTGTAGGTAAAAATACTGAAGATGCTTTAAGAGAACTATACTATATTTTTGCATATAAAGCTATTAGTAGTTTAATCAGTAATGGTTTTAAGCACAAAGTAAAAGAATCAGTAGCTAAAGCAACATATGAAAGATTGAGTAATAGATTCTTACTTAAAAAGTTAGGAAGTTGGAATGCGGTATTCGAATATAGAGCCTTAGATGTATTACCTCCTAACGGATTACATGTTAAAGAACTCAAACGTTTAAATACTGATAATAGTATTCTCATAACTAATGATGTACAAGGTAGAGTTAGAGATATCTTTAAAAATGTATATGGTGTTATGATGGAAGTCATTAATGAAGATACTGGGATATTATCAACTAGCCTTAACCAAACTGATAGTGAAGGAGATACTAGCATTAGAGACATAACAGATAGACCAGATAGTTATGTTAAATATTTAATGGATGTTATCGATAAACCTAATGACTTAATTAAAGATGACGTACTAACTTTAGTAAGTACTGTATTGCCTAATTTAGATAAAGAGATACTTAAAACCACATTATACAATTTAAGTAATGATTTAGATGGTATTAAGAAAATTAAAGATGACATCAGTTATTCTATTACAGTTAATCTAGAATACCTTAATAGTAAAGGTTACCAAAATAATTATATGGATGATATCTTAGATATATTATCTATGATTAAAAATTATTGGAATAATTCTAAGAATAAGAATAAAAAGATATTGCGTATTAAAAAAGATTTTAATAAGGTAGCTAAAAAATATAGTAACAAGAAAACAAGCTGGATACTAGTTACTTTAGTTTCAGGACTAATACTCTATTTCTTTTTAAGAGCTATAGTTAAAAAACAAAATTAATATATACTACTAAGAGCTATAGCTCTTAGTAGTATAGTCATTTCAATATTATTAGTCAGGAACAACAGTTAAAGTAGCACCAGCTAACGTAGTAATTGTGTCATATTTAGCAGCTTCAGATTCTGTTAAAGTTCTATCATGTGGAACTAATAGATCTTTATATCTGAACTCAAGAATAGTTTCGCCATCTAACCATTGTAACACACCAGTATCTGTATCACTAGTACCTAAGACATCTACAGTATCGTAGAGGTATGGGTTAGTTATAGTAATAGTTTCACCAGCATTAACAACTAGGTTAGTAACTCTATCTACACTATCATTACTAGCAATGATAATTTCATCTGCTCTAGTAGCAGGATATAGGTATACTAATTGTGGATCAGTAGTTCTACTTGAAATACGTAAAACATCACCTTTACGTAGTCTTACAGTATTACGATAAGCCATAGAATCAAACATATCGATATTTTGTACAATAAATGTTTGTTCTGAAACATCATAAATATATGTATCTTGATTCCCTAAACTAGCACCACTATAAACTCCATTTACAAACATAATATCATAATTACGCAACACATATGATTGTAAACAGAATAAAGAAGTATCCATTGCTGGTAATGTTGTTAGTTCAATATATGTACCAGTATTGATATCATATAACCAAACTATATCATTTACTCTATCAGCAGTAATAGGATTATTATCTACTTGGTAAGGTAAAGTAGCACCGCCTGTAATCATTAATTGTGTAGGACTATAGTATGCTAAGTTGGCATATGCTTTAATATTCTCATCAGGAAGAACTTCTTTAGTAGTGATTGTTAAATCATTAATATTTACAGTTCTAATACTTAATGTACTACCGTCACTATACATAGCGGGAATATAGTAAATATAATCACCCATAACTTCATATGAGTTAGCTACAGAAGTAGTATACTCTTCATCTTCCCTAATAACTTCTTGTTCTTTAGTTAAAATATGGTTAACAGGGTCATAAGAAAATAAAGCAAATCTAGGAGCATATTTAATAATATTCTCACCATCATCAACGATAGTTACTGTGCTATCTGTGTCACCACTAATGATGTCATTATATAACGGACTACCGCTATGTACTTCACTAACAGCATAATAATCGATTATGAATTTACCATTACTTAGAGGAATAAAGTTTAAGTATTGTTCGTCCATTAAATCAGAGTAACCATTAAGAGAACCAACTATTCCTCTTTCTACTAATGTATCAGCGTACATAGTATAGTAATAGATGTTATTATCATGGTGTTTAGTTAAAAGAATATCACCATTCACTAACTCTATACTAGATTGTACAGTATATCCTTTTAGTAAGAACTCCTGTGTAAAAGTATATTCGTTAATATATGTAGCATTAGGATCTTTAGGTAAGATTACATTATCTACTAATGACCCGCACCATACTTTATAATACGGGCTAACTACGTTATTGGTAAAACGCATGCGTGTTAAGATACAGTAATCTTCACCTATACTTAATCCGTTAGTACTAATAACAGGAGTTAATGTAGTTTGTCCTAAATTACTTGCTACAGTTAAACCATTCAGGTCTTGAATAATTACATCCATACTATAGAAATCTGAAACAAAAGGAATTACTTCTAAATATACGTCAGATTCTAATTTAGGAGTATTAACTAACTTGACATCATAAACATTATTATTAGTAATATCGGTATCTAGTAAATATGTACCATAATTACTCTCAACATTTACATCAGTATGATACTTAACTCTAACAACAAATACTTTGTCATCTTTAAAAAAATCATAATTTAAAGTTAAACTAGTTAAATTTTCTTTGTCCTCTTCTCTAGAAAAAACAACATTACCGTTACCATCTTCGATAAGATAAGAAGTAGCAATATGTTCACCTACACCAGCGTATAATTTCATAGGAGAAGATTCTATCTTAACTTCTTTAGTTCTATTTGTTATAAGAACTTTAGCATCTACTTTAGGTGTGAGTACTACAGTAGAAGATACTTTAAATCCAACTTGTCCTGATTTAATAGGTATAGTTCTTGACCATTCAGAAGATAATCCGTTATTATAATTATATCTAACGATTACATAAAGTGCAGTATCTAATTCGTCGTTATAATATAGTGTAGTTAAATTTTCTGTATCTGCTAATGATTCATAAACAAGATACTCCGTTCTTGTAAAATCAGGATATCTAGAAATTCTCCAATCTGTCGATTCATGCACTAACCCACTACCATCTGGTAATATTGGTGCGTCTATGCTTATTTTAATATTTGCCATTCTATTTCCTATTAATTAAAATTGTCTTCAATACTGTCGTACTCTGTTAAAGTACCATCTAATTCAGTTACTATAATTTTTTGTTTGTTTTGATTTTTAGGTTCCATTATAAACCATTCTGAAACAGAGTTATCTATATGTACTTTTGCTCTAGCATATAGATTATCTAGATCAGCGTAATAACCACTACCATCTATTTTAGGTAACATAGTGTGCCATGTTTGTACATTTACTTTATCTTCAATAGATTCATCTATGATTTGTGTAAAGTCAGGATCTAATGCTACCTGCCATGTTGTGGCGTTATGATAACCTTTACAGTTAATGTCTATATAATCTATGATGCTTAACATCGCCATAAGTAATACCTCCGTTAAATATTCAAAGAAATGTGAAAGAACAAAAAAGAACTAATTAATGAAGACCACTATTTCTTGATTAAATATATTATAAGGTTAATACAATGGAAAAAGAATTATCGTTAGAGACAATAGTAGACCCATATGAAACATCTATAGGTAGCATGATTAATACAAGTAAAATTACTGACGCGATTAGTAAATATCTTGTAGAAGCTGATGACAACAATCTTAATTACGAATATGAAAATGGTACAGATACTAAGTTAGTATTTATTACTGGTAAAAATGATGAAGAACAAAAGTTGCCGTTATGGGAACATCCTTTAGCATTTCAAGATGTTAGAAACAATAATATCTTAGCAGTTGATTTACGTAAATTTGTAAATCCTAAAAAAGGTGATTTCACTAATCTAAAAGATATCATTAGAGATGGTGGTGGATTTGAGTTTACCATAGTTAGAACATTACTAACACTAGATTTCTTAGAAGAGAACTATGGTGTATTAAGAAATGTTCAAAAGAATTATGCTGCTGGTTTTGCTTTCTGGGTAAGTACTAGTTTAACAAGCGCGTTAATGTTAAGTCCTGTAGAGAAATTGAATGTTGAAATTGCTTCACTATTTTATTTCTATATGATGCATGTTAACGGAACTCCTGATATGAGCGATGTGGCTACTGTTAAAAATAAGATTTTAAATACTAAGTTATCTTTACCTATTAACAAGAATGTAGTTGAATCTATTGTTAATAAATTAGATATCACTACATTAGAATTAGATGGTTTAGTGGAAAACATTAAGATAGCTGTAGGTGAAGCTAAATCTGGTTTAATTAATACTAATGTAGTTATTAATATCATTAGTAATAGTTGGTATGGTCCTGGTGCCAGTGAAACTATCTTAATGGGTACTGAACATATCCCTACATGGATCGCTATGATGTTTAGTGCTAGTAACAATAAAACATATAAGAAAACAAGACTAGCTAACATTTTAGACACTAACAAAACTAAATTAAAACTGAAAGAATTCATTAGTGCTGTAGAGCATTACGTTAACGAAAAGAGTTACTAATGAAAAAATACACGTACTACATCATCATCACACTAACATCTCTATTGGTTAAGCTATTAAATCCGATTATGATTTATTTAGTTTATCCATATAGAGAAAAGGCAAGGAATGTTGTTTATTCATATTTTAAGCGCAAAAATATAGAGGTAGCTTTCTTTAATAAAGATAAGGTATTACCTAAACAAACTTTTAAAAATAAGTTACTAGACTGGTTAGAATACCAATGGTATAAATGGACTATATGGATATGGTTAGATGATACTGTAGACAATGATATTGTTGATGCCAATACTATATGGAACTTCAGAGTAGACCATGTTTATCCTGATAACGTATTGGATAACTATGTTACTTATTTAATAGATAAATATTTTAAATTAGAAACGGTTAATAAACCATTAATTAGTTCAAATACTATGCATCCTAAGATAAATAAAAACATTATTCCGTTATTATACATACAACAATATGTTAGTGATATGAATAACTTTAATTTGTTTTATGGATACAAACATTACAATAATGAATTAGTTTTTGTTAGTGGTATTTTAAAATGGATACCAGTTAAAAAAAGTATTTATTATAAAATAAAACACATATAAGATATAGTATAGCTATTAGCTATACTATATCTTATTAACTAATTGTAATAACTGTTTCATTATTTGTGTGCTTATCTAATAACTCTTTAATAAAACTTCTCACTTTCTCTAAAGTAGATAATCTCTCTATAGCTTCCTTACTATACTTAGTTAAATCAGTATTAGATATATCCTTTAATGCTACAAATGTTTCTTTTTCATATAGTCTATCTAAAAAAATATGTGAATGCTTATTAAGATTAAGATTGGTTATTTCGTCAAGTATCATTTTGTTAATGACTTTATCATATAACTCCTCGTCTAATATTTCTAACGTTTCTTTAAGTACCTTAGGATAAAGGTCTATAGCTAAATCTACATCTGATGATTTAACATCAACATTAAATACAGTATAGTTATTGTTATAACCATTACGCATACTGCCAATACTGGCACCATATGTAATTCCGTGTTTTTCTCTATAATAATATTTAAAACTAGTATCTGGAGATATTTTGTTTAATAGATCAAAAGCTATTCCTCTAACTCTATCATTAGTTGTACTGTCTGTAGTGATGTGTATGATGCTATTTTCTTCTCTTACTTTTTCATCCGTAAGAATATATTTACCTGGTTCTTTTAAAGTGTTTTCTGGATTATTATAAACATAATCAATATGTCTATATTCTTCTTTTATACCCATTGTAATTATTTCTATATCTTTTTCGATAGCATTCATAAGGTGTTCGATATCTAAATCAGTACTACTATCATAAGTTAATGAAACAGTTATCTTATTATGTGTTAATAACATAGCTTTTAGTCTTTGTAAATCTTCTAAAGTAATATTTTCAACAGTTTCTAATGTACCCATAAGATTATTACCTACACCATTATGTAATACCTTATCCACATAATTAAAATAAGTGGTAGTGTTTCTGTCATTAAGATATCTTCTTAACTCATTAAGTACTACGCCTTTCTCTGTTTCAAATTCTTCCTCATTTACTTTATTAAGTGTATTATAAGCAATATTAGTTATTACTCTAGCTATTAGGTTACTGTACTCTGTAGATGTAGTAGCAAAGAATCTTAAGTTACTAAACCCAGTAGTTGCATTATGTTTTGAATAATTACGTAACAGAGACTCTACTTCCTTAGTATCATAATCTAATGTACTTTTAAAAGACATATGCTCCAATAGATGTGTTGCTCCGAATATCTCTTTACCATAAATCTTTTTATAATCTTCTTCTACTTTAGTACTTGTACAAAAAGATATATCTATACTAAAATAATCACTGTTAGGTAAATCTAGTAATTCAAATGTAACGATATCTCTTTTTACAACATTATGTTTTATAGTTGGTATATTCATATTTTGCCTTTTGTGTTGTTGTTTCTATTGAAGTAATTTGTTACAAATATTTAATCATATATTATTTAAATAGAACACATAACATAAGAGGAGAATAAAATGAAATGTCCAGAAAATAAAAGAGAGTTATATCAATTACTGTATGATCAGAAATACATAGAACAAAGACTAAATGGGTTATCTGAAGATAAAGCATCTAGAGAAGCTAACATTTGGGTTATAAAAAATATAGATACTTATTATTTTAATAACTTATATATTGTACCAGTTGTTATTAAAGAACCACTTAATTCTTTAGCATACAGTTATAAAGGTAATTACAATATGGAATCATTTATTAGTTATACTACTAATGTTGTGGCTAAAATGATACTTACTGAAAGAAACAAAAATGTAATACTGTATACACTCTTACAGAAATTTAAACGAGACGATATTTTAACTTATCTAAATGAGTTAATTACCAAGAAAGAACTTCGTGCAACTAATGGAGTAATTACTGAAAGTAAAGATGATGTATAAATGGGCTAGAAGAGTTAAAAAAGGTGAACCATACTATGAGGTTAGCAGTAAAGGAGATAAACGCTGTAGCTCACTTATAGCTCGTTTAAAGAATGGTTATACTATTGAAGAGATGTACCAACTTAAAGTTAAAGGTTATGATAAGATTTCTTTTGATTGGCGGGTAGGTAAAGGTAAACCACCACTCAATAATCTTAACCCTGATGATCTTTGGATGAAGTACTTAGAACTATGGAGAATCTATTTTAAAGAGAATCCTAAACTCTTTAAGGAACTACAAGAAAAATGTAAAAATGTAACTATTACAGATATGTTTGCTACAAGTGAAATAAATCAAGCACATGCTATCTGTGAGTTACTTAATGAAACAATACAAACTAAGGATAAGAATGAATCATAAAGTAGAAGCACTGTTGTCTAAAAAACAATCAGAAAGACTAAACAAAGGTATAGAGGGAACAGCTATTAAACTAGCTATGAATTTATTTAATATAGATTTAGAAGAATATAGTTATGATATTATTATATCTGGTAAATTTAATGGAATATGTTACGCTACCGTATCAGTTTATACTGAAGAACATAAATGCCATATCTTGGTAAGGAGAGAAATGACTAAACGTATCACACTTAATCATCTGTTGGAACAACCGCCTGTAGATCTACACAAAGCAAAAATAGTACCTACCGATGATTATGTTCTGCCTAAAAACATAATAAAGCGTTTAAAAAAGTTGCGTGAAGAAGACCCAATTAGTCATGCTGACAAACGTTTTAATAAAACTTCTAAATATGTTATCTTTGCTAAACAAAAGTTAGATACTTTAGATATTAAAGACTTAACAGAAGTACTTTTAAAACAATGGTCACAAGATGACGTTAAATGGTTATTAAAACTATTAGGATATTCTATTGATGCTGAAAATGGATTAGCGGGGTATCGTGTTTATGAAATCACTTACTAATTTACTATTACTAGACATAGATGGAACTATCTTACCTGAATTAGGTACCGACCCTGAAAACTTTGATGATGCATTAACTATCTTAGAGTTAAACTGTAAGTACTTAGCTAAGTTATGTCTTCATTACCAAGTAGAGATACAAATCATCTCTTCTTGGTGTACTGATACTATTTGGATGGAAAACGGTCACATTGCTTATGATGAATATAAGTTAACTCTAGATAAACGTTACTACGAATTTGAATATAATGCTTTTCGTATTATTAAGAATCACTTAGACCCATATATTAAAAGTCTCTCTTGTGGTAACAAAAGAAAAGATATCAAGTTAGCTAGACAAAACAAAACTGTAGGTAATATTATAGTTTTTGAAGATTCAGATTATTCAGACACTGTTAACCCTAATGATAGATCTTTCTACATAAAATCGGAAGGTTATTTTACGCCTCACATTCGTGCCAAGATGCAAGAAATCTATAACTACTAGGTTAATCCTAGTAGTTATAGTATGTTGTTTGTGTTGCTTGTTTTTTTGCTTTCTCTAACTCTATAGTTTCTAATACACTATCTATATTAACTGGCTGCACATAACTAGTATCTATGTCTTTATATAAGTGTTTAATCTTATTAGTCAACATATGCGATCTAACTGGATCTTTTATTTTACGTAACTCTTCTAACAGATTATCTATATATTCTTTAAGAGCTACTTGATACCTCTGCATTTCTATCTTCTCTTTATTATTATCTTTCTCTAACACGTTGTTAATAACTGTACTCAACACTATGTTATTAGGTATACCGTAATACTCTTTATTTCTAGCGCTAGTTAAGAACCAATAACCCAATGTCCATGAAATAACTAAGTCATCTTTACTACCAGTTTTGTGGTCTATTCTACCGTTTTTAACAGTTAACCCTGCTATTTGGTCTACTAAGTTTTTATCATGTGCTGCGTTACCAGTGTACTTAATCGCACTCAATATAGTATTTCCGTATAATGCATCCCTACTAGCTCTACCACCACTTGATGTAGCATACCCAAAATGTTTTCTGTACTTAACGTACAAAGAAGGATCTCTCTGTTCTAAGTTTCTTCTAAACACTTCCTCTACTCTAGCTGGGTACTCTAATGCTTCGTCTACTATCCAATTAAACAACCTTCTAAACGGGTCCATACCTTTAGCAGGTAGGATTTTAAGTAAGTTGTCTATAATGGCTACTCCGGAACTTCTTCTCTCTATTATCATAGTTAAGTTAGGAAATCGTTCTAACCAAGAGACTAACCATTCTGAAAAGGTAATAAGGTTAGTTTCGTTATACTGTCCTGCTGCTAACGTAGCACCTGTTTTATCATCTCTTAGAGTCATAGCTATATCATCCCTACCAACAGCATCTGATGTATCTAAAGAGATAGTCATATATCTGTCTTTAAGTAAGGTTTCTATCTCTTCTTCTGTTTTATACCAACGAGTAACATAACCGTAAGAGGAGATTTCTACATAGGGTTCTTTCTGTATTGAATCAAAAAGTATTTTAAGTAGGTTTTTAGGTATAGCAGAAGACTCTGAACCTTCTGGCCATATGTTAAGGAAGTCAGCTAATACTGCGTCTCCTTCAGCCATAGCGTCTTCAATCTTTTGACGCATCCATTCATCGGTATATCCTAGTTGTCTATGGTTGAATTCAAGAAGAACCATAACTTTTTTACCAGGAGAGTTTTTACGAATAACATCTACTAACTCTTCTTCATTTTTACAGTCATAAAGTTTTTCTGTCCACGGCATGGCTTTCTTGTATATTTCCTCATATACATATTTACCTTCTTTAGAATTAAGATAACCTGCTGTAGTGGTTAAGATATTACCATAAGGTTCCCCTGCGGCTTTAGCGTTATCCCTAGCTGCACCAGTAGCAGCTAATAGTGCCGGTAAAGTAATATCAATGTTCTTAATAAAGGCCGCCTCATCAATATGCACATTTTGAATCGTAGCGCCGCGTCCTAATTTCAGTGCACCTTTAGTCGAGGGCTGAGCCACCGAAGTAGTATATACGTTATTAAGTGCGTTGATTGTTATTTTTTCTGTATTATTTGTATCTGTTCGATCTTTTAGTTGTAAAAAATCTGGCAATTCTTTATATATGTCTTTAAGCCTAGTAACATTACCTACTCTAAGGCTATCATCTTTTGTAAGTAGCATCATTTTTGTATTGACGGTCATAAAGGACATTAAAATTGTCATGAGTACATCTGATGCTACTGATTTACCAGTTTGTCTTGGCGCTATACCTAAAGTAGTGACATGATTAAAATACAACCACATTTGCGCTACATTAAATCTATTTAATCTATAACGCAACGGTTCAGTACCGGACGATGCAGGTAGCCTTATTACTTCCCTTATGGCATACCACGGATTGTGTCTACATTCATGTGCTATTTTTACTTTTTGTTCCATTGTTAAATCAGGACTAAACGGATTTACTCCTTGTAAATCAGGATCATGTAATGCTAAAATAAATAAATGGTTCTTTATTCCCATGCGTTTTAACAACATCGATAATTCTAATGCAGATTTATTAGTTGTTTTTAAATCAACTATAGCTTCTGGATATTTTTTCCAGTCTTCTAAAAATAAAATGATAATTTATCCTTTAATTAATACTACATACTATATTATTATAAACATATATCATTAATATAGGATAAATACAATAATTAAATAAAGGAAAAACATGAAAGATAAAAGACAAATTTGGTTAGATAAAGCAATAGCTAAACACGGTAATAAATTTAACTACGACAATACTGATTTTAAAAGTATGCATAAGCATGTAGAGATTATGTGTCCGTTACATGGTAAATTTAAACAAACACCATATAAGCATTTAATATCCAAAAATGGTTGCCCTAAGTGCGGCATAGAAGCTATGCGTGCTTCTAAAAGAGGAACTAAGGAATCTTTTATAGAAAAAGCTATAGCTAAACACGGTAACAAATACCTATATGATAATGTAAAATATGTTGATGATAAAAGTAAAGTAGATGTTACTTGCCCTAAACATGGAGATTTTAGTATTAGACCTAGTTCACATACTAGCGGTAATGGTTGTTCTAAGTGTGGCAAAGAATCTACTGATTTAAAAAACACCAAAACTACTGAAGAGTTTATCAAAGAATCGAAAGCTAAACACGGTGATAAGTTTGATTATTCTGTAACAGAATATACTGGAGCATTTAATAAAATAAAAATTATTTGTCCTATACATGGAACACAACTAATGTACCCTAATTCACATTTAAATTCAACAACAGGATGTACTAAGTGTGGTCAAGAACTCAATCGTTTAAACCAAACACCCACAAAAGAAGATTTTATAAAGAAATCAAGACTAGTACATGGTAATAAATATAATTATGATAAAGTTAATTATATTAATAACAAATAATAACAAAATACCAGTAACAATAACTTGCCTTATACATGGTGATTTTGAACAAATACCAACAGATCACACTAGTCATCGTAATGGTTGTCCAGTATGTAAGTCTTCTAAAGGAGAGAAAAGAATAAAGACCTATTTAGATACCGCAAACATAAAATATGTGAGACAATATAGTTTACCAGGAAGTAGATACAAGTATGATTTCTATTTACCAGAACTCAATATACTTATAGAGTATGATGGCGAGCAACATTTTAAACCTGTAAAGATATTTGGTGGAGAAAAAACTTTTAAACGTATAAAAGAAAGAGATAAAGAAAAGGATACTTTAGCATACATACACGGAATTCCGTTAATTCGTATTAAGTATGATAAATTTTCTAAGTTGGAAGATTACTTAGAACACGAAATTTCTAAGATCTACAAATACAGAGTTGGTAATAAATGGTATCGTAATTTCTTAGAGTTGTGTAGAGGTGAAAGCTTGTCACCGAACACCAAACCAAAAGATGTTGAAAAATATCTAACATATAATGGAGAAAATAATGAACAAAATAAAAGTATGGACTAAAACAGATAATGGTTGGGAATTGGTTAATTTAGAAGATTGTAAAAGTGGTTTAGCTATAGCTGATGATGAATTAGCAGTATTTAAGAAAGCTTTTATCGACGGGTATATTGTAAAGCGTAGATTAGCTAACGGTGATATGATTCCATATACTAATAAAGAGTATTTCCCAACTATGAGTCATTTTTGGAATGGTGTTCCTGCACATTACTTCACAATTACAGATAAGAAAATAACTTCTAACCATAACCAAGATAATACAACACAAGAAGTACTATCGGAGTTATGTAGTTTATTAAAAATAACAGATAACGATAATTGGACTGTTATTAAGAAGTTGTTAGAAGTGGAAACTACAAATAGTGATATTAGAGATGGATTAGTTTTATTTCATCTTAAAAATATCATAGATGATGTGTATTGGAAATATTCGGCAAAAATAAATAAGATCCCTTTAGATAAGAAAGAAAAATGCATGAGGGATTTAGAAGAAAAAATAGGAGATAGGGATGAATAAAATATTTATTAGTTTAAGTACTAATTATAAATACCCTGAGTTTATAAAGAAAGTTGATTACATATTGAATGTAAAAAATAATCTAAAAGAAGACATCTATTTAACTACCTTTACAATGTATAGGTATGAAATATTACAAAAGGCTAAAAAAAGATGGATAGAAAATTTTCCTGAAACAGAAAGAAAGTTATATGGTAATTTAAAAAATTACATACAATTTTTTAGAACCAGGTTAGACGATCTTTTTGGAGATAAGACTATCTTAGATTCTAAAAAAGATTTGGAAAAATTCTTAGAGTCCGATACCTGTATACTTGAATTTAATAAAGGACGACAAACTGGTAATTTTGTTTATTTGGGCATGTGTATTGTTAGTAATAAAAATATTATCATTGTTGGAAAACAGGAATATCTTGTTAACAAAACACAATACCATAATCACCCCACAATAAAATATGTCGACGACATAGACGAAGCTTTAAAATTAGCTATCGCAATGAGTGATATGCGTTAAATAATGAAATAATAGGAGCTTAACAATGAGCAGTAATAATGAAACTATAATGTTATACCATAAAAGCTTACCGTCAAATAGAGAATCTATTCTTGAAAATGGATTAGTGCCACAAATAGGTCCTATTTATAATACGTTTTATGGTGAAAACAATATGGGTCCTGTGGTATTTGTATGTGATCATAATAATTATGATACAACATATGATGACGATATATATTTAATCACACTAACTAAAGAGGAGTATCTGGAGTTAGAGTTTAAAGAAGACATGTATGTTATAGGTGGTTGGTATACTGAAAAACAAATAGATGCTAAAAATATAGAAATAGTATATTATGGTACAGGAAATAGTACTTTTTAAAGGAGTAACAAATGATAGAATTTGAAGATGATAGAATAAAAACATTAATGAGCGAAACAAAGAAGTTACCGGGTAAGCTTAGCATAAAAGGTAAACATTTTTATGTTCAAACTTTCATTAAGATAGTAGATAATATTCTTGAATTTAAAATAAAAAGAAGAGTAAACGGAGAAACCATACGGTATACCCTAAATGACATTCGTTTTTTACCAGAATCAATAGGTGAAAGATATGAAGGTATAAAATTGATACTTATCGCAAGTGACCGATTTAAAATATCACTAAAAAATAATTCAGGGATAGTTAGAGATATTGTTTTTGATCTACCTGAACTATCTGACCATTTTGAAGTAGAGGAATATTATATTTACGAATGGGTTCCTGTGCTTGGGTTTTGGAATAATCTTCTTAAATATTTAACATTAGAAAAAAGACATAAAGTAGTAATTGATACTATTCCTGTTTTAGAGTTAACAAGAGAATCTAATTTAAATACATTAACTAACGATATTGAAATAGCATTTAATCGTATAAAGAAAAAGTGTGAGGAGTTAGTATCTCTAGTGGAAAAAGATAATATGAGAATACAAGAAGAACAAGAGTTATTGCAGCAGATAAATGGTGAAGAAATCACTATTAGCTTAGACTTAAAGGAAATATAATGTCAATATATTATGAATGTTATTTAGATATTAAGTTAGATTTAAGAACTAGACCAGATATCATGAAGTGGATAGAAGAGTCAAAATATAATTTTGAACATGATGAAAAAGAATATAAGGAGATAACTAAAGTACCAAAAGGGATAGACGCAAATAGTAGATGTAATAATCTATTTTATAACTATTTTGGTTATGCTTTTGATTTTGACGAAAAAGAAGAAACAGTAATAGATACTAGTGACCCAGCTAATGTACATATAAAATATGTATTAGGTAATAAAAACAAAGATTACAATATCGAAAAGATGTTAGTTGTTTTATTACCGTATATGACAGAAGATAGTATGGTCATATTGTGGGGTGAATCACAGTATGCGAAATTAGATGTCGATAAAGCAAAGAAAGACATTATGGCTGATACCACTAACGGAATTATTGATGACGAGAAAGTAGAGGAACTATTTTATATCTACGGTAACGAATATTATGATAGTAATATTTGTAACAAAGTTCCAGATAACTATTTTGAAAAGACATATTGATAGCATACTAGATAACCTATGGTTATCTAGTATATCTTATTTTTTTTTATTCCTCTATATCTTGTGGTAAAAATTCACTAGGGTTAAGTTTCGCTGGATTAATATCAGTTTGTCCAGGAACTACTTCTATTTCAATTACTTCATCAGGTAACTCAGAAGGTCTATCTATATTAACATTAACATTAGTATCTTTCTTAGCCATAATAGCAGCTACTATCATTTCAGCATTAGCTTTATTGTTTTGTGTGTCTTGCATTTTAAGTCTATTAGTAGCCGTATCATTAATTACTTTATCTAATGATGATGATAACTCAACTAGTACTCTGATGTCTCCTGATCTTTCAGGTACTCCTTGTTCTACCATTTTCTTAAGAGTATCAACTCTTACTTTTTTAGTTAACTCTAAAATTTCTTGTTCTTCAGGTGTAAACATTCCTGTATCTTGATTCTTAATATCAGTACTCATAGATTATTCCTTCTATTTTAATTATTCAACCAATATAGTATATGTACAGGTTATATAGTGTTCCAAATAATTATAAACATATATAATAAAAGTAGATTACATAAGGAGAAAGTAATGTTAAAAAAAGTATTAATACTAATGTTCTTAATATCTAGTAGTGTTTATGCTGGAGGTGAAATAATCATTATTAAAGAATCTCATAATGTCAAATTTAGTAGCAAATACATTAGTATCACTAAAATTAATCCTGGATTCTTAAGTGGTTCTACTACAGAAGAAATTAGTTACGATGATTATTTTACAGATATTTGTTATGGTTCAGATTATATCGTATTAGCTGCCAATATAGGCGTTTATAATATGTATGATAATTTTGTAATACAGTGTAAGGATGAAGAATGAATGTATGTGAAGAGATAGATTGGTTAGAAAAATTAACCTATAAAGATGATATTGAGTTAGCCTATAACCCTAGATTAAATAAAATTACTGGGTTATATGTTCTTAATGAGGATAGTGACAATGTTAGTTTAGATAGTTTAATCGCCAAACTAATAGTTACACTAAACAAGATTGATTTTGTACAAACTGAATACTGTTGTAGCGGTCACGAAAATGATTCAGATTGTTATATCTCCTTTAAATATAACAAAAGAACTTCGGATTTAGCAACTAAACTACTAAGAGAATGCTACTATAACGGTGTCGAAATTTTAAACATACCTCGTAATAGATTGTTCCAAGCTCTTACTGTAGAAACCAAATTAGAAATAACTGTTGACTACAACGAAGCATATGGTACAGATAATGATTTAAAAATAAACTTCCGAATTAATAGTAACTATATTACCAGAAAAGAACGAAGTAAGTTATTTGAATTCATGATTGACTCACTTATTGCTGAATATAATTAAAAGAAACTAACACTAAGAACAATGGTTCTTAGTGTTATTGTTTGCTTTTATTTTTTTCTTTCGTATAATTTATTAACATACATGAGTACTACGTCATCTATTGTATATACATCTTTATATAAATTAATAAGAGAAACAGTTACTGCTTCGTTAAATCTAGCCAATAAAAACCTTTTTTTCTTATCTATGTTTTCATCTAGTAAAGCCATAGTACTATCTCGAGTAATGATTTTAATAGTTCTATTTAAATCACCATTTACTTTATCTAGTTGTTTACCTACAGATAATGCTGTTTGTAATAATTTAATAGTTTGTGAGTTATTAGCTGTGCCTATTTTAGGTATATTAGTTAATACGTATTTCTCAGTGCTTAACTTAACACCTCCTTCACGTCTACCATATAACATAACTATAGTTACTGTACTACTAAACCATTTGTTCATAATAGACATTCTAAAATCAGTGATAGTACGTTTTCTAACTACAGTACTCTTAACGCCATGTATGTTCTTCTTAATATTTAAGATACCATTTAATCTAGGCACATCTCCTGAAGTTTTTAACTTCTCGTTAAAGTCCATGAGTCCTTTAATAAATCTTCCTGAGCGATTAGTTAAGTCAACTATATTACTAATATAATTACTTAAGTCATTAGCACCTGATGATAAACTATAGCCGGTAGCATAAAAAGGAGCTAACTTGTTATTAAGAGAAGTTAGTTTACTTTGTTCTAATGTTTCTTTAGGAACAAGAGTACCATCCTCAATATCACTAATAGCTTTCTCTATAAGTTGTTGTTTATACTCTTTAGACTTAGATGTTAACGGAGTGAACCTTTTAAATGTTCTAAAAATATAACTATTAATATCTTTATAGACTTGATTAAGTTTCTCTTTAAAAGTACTTACATCATCTTTATCTTCAGTGCTTACTTCGAAACCAGTAATCTCTTGTATTGATTCAGGAATAGTTTCGGATTCGGTATCTAACATAAGTGAAATCACTAAATCTAAATTATGTAATTGTTCCTCTAACGCTATCTCTGTCTCTTTTAGTTCTTCTTGGTTAACAGTGTAATCTATAGTAGTTATGATGCTCATAATGTATCCTTTTATATTTTCAGTTAAATGTGATTTATTATGTATTATTTTTTAAACATATATCATTAAGATAGACAAATAATAACAGGAGTTAAATAATGGATGAACATAAAACTAAAAAGTTACTTAACGATATGAGTAAACGGATTAAAGAAACAGAAAGAAATAGTCACGAGTCGTATATCAAAAATAATAGGTTACAAACAAGTATATCTATTCGTAGTAAATACACTGACTACGCCTGGATTGCTTTACATTCAGAGAATTTTAAAATCTTAGCAGAAATCTTGAAAGATGAGGAAGTTTTAGAAATAAACGCAGGAACAGGAATTATTGGTTTTTATTTAAATAATAAATATAACACTAACATACATATGACTACACTTAAGGATGATCCATGGTATGAGAGAGTTATGTCTGATTTAAGTATAGATAATTTAGAAAACTTAGATGCTGTAAGTGCGATAAATAAATATCCAGATAAAAAGACAATATTGTCAATATGGCCTCCGTACTGCGATAACTTTATGGTAGATGTCTTACGTGATTTAAAAGGCCGTAGATTGGTACTAATTTCCGAAGGAGATGGTGGGTGTGTTAGTTCTAAAGAGTTTTGGGATGAACTATATAAGAATAGTGATAAGTATATTGTTAAAGAAGATCATAATTGGGTGCCATATGATGGTCTTAATGATTTCGTAATGATTATAGAAGAGAAAAGGGTAAATAATGGAAGTAACCATAATTAAAATAAAGATATGTAAAGATGGTGTGGTTTATTATAACACTAACCCAAATACAGATGTTTGGTATAGTGATTTAGGTGCGTTATTAAAAGAAATATCTGGTGGTGGTTGTGATATAAATATAGCCATGGGATTTAATCTGATAGATGCATTAGGTATATCTATAACTATCAATGGTAAATATGATAAATATATATCGATACCAGGGAATCGCTATTTTAGAATAAATAGTGATCTTATAAAAACAAAATTAAAGAAATCTTTATTCGATAAAATTAAAGATTTTTTTACTATGTTGTTTACTACTAAAGAAGTAATAACTTATAACTTTGTAAAGATACATAATTTGGAACTAATTAATAACGATATAAATTCAAAAGATAATGATATTTGTGATATACATAATTATATCGGTAATGTAATAGCAAAAATAACTGAACAGAGCATGGTATATTGTATGCAGCTTAAAAATATTAACTCTCATGAATGGTTAATAACTATGGACTTTGATGGAGTGTGTGATGAACAATAAAGAACAGATTCAAGATTGGGTATACGTAGATACTAAACCGCATGAGTTTGGTTTTCTTATAAGTAGTTTAAGAGGAATAGATATAGATGAACCCTATATTAACACTAATTGTAAAAAGATAACTAAAATGATTAGATATCTTATTACTAATCCATATAAGGAAGGAACAGGTTATTGTGATGATAAAATATTACCAGAGATAGACGTAGCAGGTATTATGATTGAAACGCGAGAGTATAGTGAACATTGGTACGAACATACATTGTTAGCTATGAAAATAATAAAAAATAAACATCCTAATCCATATGTTAGAAAATATTGGTATACTGTATTAGGAATGATAAAATAAAGGAAACTAAATGAGTAAAGGTGTAGATAATTTAGTCATAATTGAATCTCCTGGTAAACGTAATACTATAGAGAAAATATTAGGAAGAGACTTTGTTGTAAAGGCTAGTTTCGGACATGTCACCGACTTACCGAAAAACAAGTTAGGATTTGATCCTGAAAATAACTTTGAACCAGAATTCAATGTTACTAAAGATAAGTTTAAAGTTGTTAGAGAATTAAAATCTCTTATAGGACCTAATACTACAGTGTGGCTAGCTACAGATGATGACCGTGAGGGTGAATCAATAGCAATGCACTTAGAGAAGGTTCTTAAACTTAAAGATTATAAACGTATAGTCTTTCACGAGATTACTAAATCAGCTATCTTAGAAGCAATGAAACATCCTAGAAAGATAGATTATAATTTAGCTGATGCTGCTACTGCTCGTAGAGTCCTAGATAGAATAGTTGGTTATATTTTATCACCATTATTATGGACTAAAATTAAATATGGTTTAAGTGCTGGTAGAGTACAATCTGCTGCTGTTAGAATCATAGCTGATAGAGATAAAGAGATAAATGCTTTCATTCCTGAAGAATACTGGAAGTTAAAACTAGCTATCTTATCTAAACCAGAGTTTAATGCTGAGTTAGCAAAAGTAAATGGTAAAAAAGCTAATGTTAGAAACGAACAAGAAGCTACTCTTATTAAGAAAGATTGTGATAGTAGTGATTATGTTTTAGACGATATTGTAGAGAAAGAAACTAAGAGAACGCCTCCGCCTCCTTTCATTACATCATCACTACAACAAGCTGCTTCTTCTAATCTCAATATGTCTCCCAAAGTCACTATGTCGACTGCACAGAAACTCTATGAGGGACAAATGAGAATACCCGGACATACTGGTGGTTTAATTACATATATGCGTACAGACAGCACTAACTTATCTAATACAGCATTACAAGCTGCTAAAGAATTTATTCTTAAAACTTTTGGTAATGATTATGTTTTACAAGAACCACGCAGATACGGTAAGAAAGCTAAAGGAGCACAGGAAGCCCATGAAGCTATTCGTCCTTCTAACATAGGTCTTACTCCAGATATGGTTAAACCATACCTTGATGCTTATGAATTTAAGTTATATGACCTCATATGGAAACGTACTGTAGCTACACAGATGCAACAAGCTAAAGTAGCTAATACTACTTATAAAATCTTAGGTGGTAAAGATAAGAACTATGAATTTGTAGCTAAAGGAACTAAAATCTTATTTCCTGGTTATCTTAAAGTCTATAATAGTGGTTCAGATGATGGTACTGGTAATAATAACCAAGATAAGTTTTTACCTAATGTATCTAAAGGAACTATCTTTAAAGAGACAAACTTAGTTACAGAACAACACTTTACTAAACCCCCTAGTAGATATAACGAAGCTACACTTATTAAGAAGTTAGAAACTGAAGGTATCGGTAGACCATCTACATATGCTACCACTATTACATCGATTATGAATAGAGGTTATGTAGAAAAGACTGATGATAAAAAATTAGCTACTACCGGTATCGGTATGGTTGTTAATGATTACTTAGTAGAAAACTTTCCTAAAATAGTTGACTTAAAATTTACTGCTAAGATTGAGGAAGAGTTTGACGAAGTAGCTGAAGGTAAAAAGAAATGGCAAGAAGTTATTAAAGACTTTTATACTGGTTTCATAACTACAGTAAATGAGAAATCTGATGGTGAAAGAGTAAATTATTCTGAACACAAAGAAGTTGGAGTAGACCCTAATACAGGAATCACTATTTATCGTAGAATGGGTAGATTTGGAGAATATGTGCAACTTGGTAAGAAAGAAGAGGATAGTAAAGAGAAGCTACCTGTTGCTAGTATTCCTAAAGGTATGAGAGCTGAAGACATAACTATTGACCAAGCACTTAAACTTTTAGCATACCCTAAACTATTAGGTACAACTAAAGAGGGTTATGAAGTTAAGGTTAATAAAGGTAGATTTGGTCCGCATATTGTTTGTAATGGTAAGTATTATTCCTTAGGTAAAGACGATACCGATATTGAAGAGATTCAATTGCAAGAAGCTTTAGAGATAATCAAACGCATAGAAGAGAAAAGAGCTAAAGCTATAGTGCAACGATTTGACAAAGATAACATTACGGTATTGGAAGGACCATGGGGATATTACATTAAACAAGATAAGAAGAACTATAAGATTCCTAAAAACTTAACTAGAGAAGACTTAGAGAAGTTATCTTTAGAAGAAGTTAAGGAACTTATGAAGAATGCTCCTGTTAAAGGAAAAAACAATGGAAAGAGACGAAAGAAATAGGATAGTAGACGTAAAGTCTACTCCTATTAATAAATTAGTTAGTCATTATCTCATGTCTAGTTATTTGTATTATGAATTAGATGTAAACGTTTATGATGATTTTTTGTTTAACGAAATATGTAGTCATTTAGCTGATAACTTCGATACAATAACTCATCCACACAAACATCTTTTAGATTTAACAGCGTTAAAAGCTAGTACAGGATTTGATATAATATATCCTTGTTTAGTAAAACATGCTAGTGTCATGTGGTATGAAGAAGTAACTGGATATAAGATATCTGAAATAGATTTAGTAAGAGCAAAATACAATTGTAAATAGTATAGAGCTTATTGCTCTATACTATAACATTATTTTTTTTTTTAATATCTATTACCGCTATTTACATTAGGTAAGTTTATATTAGTATCATCTACTTTATATTCAAAGTGAGCACCCAATACTATAATCAAGGCACCATAAACTGAGCCTAATATAACAGACATTGGTGTGTCTTTAATGTCCTTAACAGATTCTAACCATTCAATGCTTGTAACATATGTTATTAAATACATCATATAGAATAAAATAAGGTACCTAGAAGCAATCTTTATATCTTTCGTGATAATTATATTGTCTTCATCTTTATCGTCTTTATTTGGACCGTATTTAAAGTGTGCTTTTAATACTAATCCTAATGCACCATAAACAGAACCAACCAATACTGATAATGCTGTTCCTGATAAATAGTCTACAGAATTTAACCATTCAGGTTGTATAATTTTAGTTGCTAAATATAATAAATACATTATAACTAAATAACGTATAATGAGTTTAATATCAGTTCTTGACATTTTCATAATATTTCCTTAAATAATATATCATCTAAAATATAAAAAAAATATACACATATAGTATGGAGCTAATTTAGCTCCATACTATAACATTATAACATAACTTAAGAAACTAGAAGAAAGAAAAAGTTTTCCTCCCCCACAGAGGGGCTAGCGCCCCTCTCCCCCTCCTTTCAAAAAGAAAGAAGAGAATAGGTTTTATTTTTAATACGCAGTAATTAGCTTGTCTGGTTGCCAGCTTCTACATTCTCCGAGAATGCTGTCTCGGTCATCAGTAGGAAACTATATATTAACAATTATATGTACTAGATTAATATAGTTTCATATAATAGCAAATAGAAAAATATAAATAGCAAAATATGCTGTAATAGAATTGTATTCTTTTAATTAAATTAATTCTTTTAATCGCTGTAATAATATTAATAGAAGAATAAATTGAAATATAGAAAAATAACTACCCAAATAGAATAACAAGCAGTAATCGTTAGCTCCGGGGTCGGGTCTGTTTTGTTTTTATATAGATTGGACATTAATGATGATTCAAGGAGCAATAATGAAACCTATTAGATATTTAGTATTATCAGATATACACTTAGGACACGATAAAAACCCTACTGAGAATATAGTAGCTAACTTAAGAACCTATTTTGAAGACAACCATAAAATATTTAAACATTTGGATATTATATTTATAGCTGGAGATATATTCGATAAGTTATTAGTAAACGGAAGTAAAGCATTTCTATTAGCATTAGAGTGGCTAACTACATTAGCTATGTATTGTAAACACAATAATATTAAGTTAAGAATATTAGAAGGAACACCAGGACATGATTGGCGCCAAGCGTCAGTACTTAATACAGTATTAAAAGAAACTAATTTAGATTTAGATTTTAAATACATAGATACATTAGCTATTGAGAAGATGGAAGATTTAGGTTTAACTATTTTATATGTTCCTGACGAGTATAAACATAAAGCTAGTGAAACATATGAAGATGTTAAGAAGTTATTGGAAGAAGAACATTTAACACAAGTAGATATAGCTATTATGCATGGTCAGTTTCATTATCAGTTACCTATGATAGTTTTAGAAAGTAGCCATAACGAAAATGATTATTTAGATATAGTTAAATATTATATTAGTATAGGACATATACACATACATAGTGTTAATGGTAGAATATTGGCACAAGGTAGTTTTGATAGATTAACACATAACGAAGAAGAAGACAAAGGTGGTATGGTCATCACTATTGATAAAGAACATAACGATATGGAATATATTTTTATACCGAATAAAAATAGTATGATATTTAAAACACTTAATTATTCCGGAATAGATGATGACACAGTATATAAGTTATTAGACGAGGATATACGTAAGATAAAAGAACATAGTTATGTAAGGATATTAGTTAACAAAGATAGTTCTCTTAAAAAGAGTAAAGATGCTGTTAAGCATAAGTATCCTAATTATTATATTAAGATAGAAAGTAAAGAAAAGAAAGATACTAAGCTAGACCAAGATAAGTTATTAGACATGCCTAAAATAGATAGTTTCCAAATAACACCAGATAATATAAGAGAACTAATGAGCGATGAAATGAGTAAACATAACCTTACTGTGAATGAGTTAAAAATATTTGAAGAAGAATTATCTCTAGTTATGTAATCCCAAATAGTTATGAACATATATAATAAAAGTAGATTAAACATACAATAACAGGAGTAAATCATGAGTTATAACAAAATTACAGTAGATGGTGTGGAGAAATTAGTAGAAGTAAATGAAGCAGGCACGTTAGCAAGAGAAGTAGGTCCTTTAAGTAAGAAACCTACTGGACATATGTATGGTGTAGAAAATGGTTCAGTTACTATTTGGAGTAACGATAAATGCAGCAACGTTCAAGTTGATTTAGAAAAAGTAAAAATATAAGGAGGATTAAGATGTATTTTAAATTAGCCGTATACGGATTAATAGGATACTTCTTTATATCTATGTTTTCAAAAGGAGCCGTATTATTTGGCTCCATAATAGGATAGGAGTAGTTATGGTTAGCGATATAGAATTAATAGTAAATGAGTTAACATATGATGATATTGTTATTTATAAAAATAGAATACAATATATTTTAACTCACAAAGATAATATCATGTTGGTTAGCAGAAGAACAGTAGAAGAGGAATGGATAATTGTGGATGATATAGAAATAGAAATTATGTCTACAGAACCTGGTAAAATATATAAGTTTAAAGGAAAAGATAATGCGTAATAAAAGAGAAGAATTAACAGAGTACATAGATAGTTGTTTAGAAAACGATATACCTATGAATGTATTCACTTATGGTTGGTTTAGATTAACTAGAGGTTTAATCTTAAGAGATTACATCATGAACTTTCATCGTAGATTAGTTAGAGGAGTATAATATGTTAAAAATTATTATACTTCTTTTTTTAATAGTAAATACAAGTTATGCAGTAGTCACAGAACAAGAGAAACTTGCTCAAGAATGGAAAGCTATGTCTACTGAAGAAAAGAACTCTATTATTAAGAGTTATGTAGCAGGATTACCATATAACCTACAATTAACACTAGCAGCTATTAACTGGCAAGAGTCTATGGGTGGTAGATGGCAAATATCTACAGACCATAATGATGTGGGTATTTATCATGTTAACTTACACTGGTACTTTAAAGAGATGAAGATTAAAGATACCATATGGAATAGAAGTAAATATACGACCATGCTTATTACTAAGCCAAAAGTATGTGAAATATATGTTATTAGCAAGTTACAAAATTTACTTTTAGCAAATAACAATAACTACTATAAAACATGGTGGCGTTACAATGGAAGTGAAGAATATGCTAAGCATATTTTAGAAAAAGTACACTTCCTACAACATTTACTTAATACCGGGAAAGTAAAAGTAAAAGGAACATCATACGATAATTAAAATTATAATATACCTATCATCAACTGGGTATGTACTATTAGCAATAATTACTATTGCTTTAGTATGTATCTACATTAAAGATAGTTGGCGAGATACATAATTACCGCTATCTTTTTTTTTTTTCATTTATTTTTAATCATATATTATTTAAATAATAAGATAAGGAGGTAATTATGGATAAAGTAATTACAGTATTAATATTGGTGATAGTTGGATGGTTTATGTATGTTGGTGTAATATATAGATTGATGCATCCAGATTTGACAGAAACACAATTACAGTTAAAAGTATTTAGTTTCGGGGTTTATGACCCATATGAAAACAATGAAAAAAGATGTGATGTGAGTAGATAATATGGTAGATACAAATATAGCGAATATGTCTATAATCTTAATAGGTATATTGATAACATTCTCGATATATCATACTGAAATGACTAATGATGATTAATATAAGAAAATGGTTATATTCTAAATATGTAGTGATAAAAGGTTGCCATATTAATAACAGAGCAGTTATGACTCTTATTAAAGTTGATTATAATTATAAAGGCGTATTTATTCGTGATTTAATAACTGGAAAAAGATTTAGTCCTAGCG